AACAGGTATTTCATCTCCATACTGAAGTCGATTCCATATTGCCCGGCGGGATTCTTCACTCAGGCGACTGATGATATCCTTATATTCTGTTAACCTCAGTATCCGATACTTTCGAGCATCTCCCAGTGCCCGTCCAATAGGCGTCTGACGAAGTTCGCCTTCACGTATCTCCCGTAACCAGTCTACAGCTTCGAAGAGATCTTCGATATTATCGATCTGTTCCGGCAGGCTTCCCTTCTTCAGCAGCTTTATGGACTGCTGTATCCAGGCCATGGCTTCCGCAACTGGCATCTTCTGTGTCTTCTGGGACACGTAGGATATACCCAGCCGGCTATCCAGATAGGAGAGCATCTCCAGTGCTTCCGCAGCGGAACCACCGGCCAGCTTCATGGAATTGAGAATACCTTCTTCAAACAATGTGTAGAAGTACGGCTTAAAACGCGTATGACCCAGCGGTACACCGTAGCGGCTTTCAATCAGTTCATTAATATCTTTATCCACATAGTCCAGTAGATCCTGCATAACCTGCAGAGAGTCAATGGCTCGAAAACCCATAACCGGCAACAGACGGTCACCAATCTTGTTCAGTTCGATATCAAACAGTGCCGGCTTGTCCTTCTGGCCCAGGTCCGTGCGAATCTTGCGATAGAACTGCAGCTCTTTCTCCAGGGTGCGCATCTCTTCACCGGAAGTGGTACTGTTAACCCGCTTCTGCAGATCGATAATATGCTGATCCAGCTTCTTGCGATATTCATCAATGGTCTTATTGTAGAGCTCCAGCGCCCGCTGTCGATTCAATCCCATTTGCCGAGCCTGTTTCTGAAAAGACTCCTCCACAAAGCTCCAGGTTATCCCGGTCTTATAAAGTGATTCCAGCAACCGGTCGGGACTGATCATTTCATATAGCTGCATGGATTGAATGGATGGCAGGCGCACTTCCAGATAGTACTGACCAGGTACTCCGGGCAGCTGACGGGCGACAATGTTCTGAGTACCAGATTCGCCCAGAAAGGGACGCAGCGCTTCCCGTGCGGCACGCACCAGGTGGTGTGGATTGCGGTTATAAGTGGGATCATTGTTGAGCTTTAACAGTATACGGCCAATCTGTACGGAATAGAATGAACCGATTTCGTTTCGACTGCCACCGAACTTGGATCCGACAACCATTGCCACCTGACTGGCAGAAAAGTCCAGTGCCTGATTCCGACCACCAAATGTCTGAAAGACCACGGACTTGGCATTCTTGGTAGTTCCGATAGTATACTTCGTGCCCGGTCCGCCTTCCGTAATCGTATCCAGCATAATCTGCAGCTTACCGCTCTCCTTATCGATCCGTACATCAACCACTACCGCATCATGACTGCCATCGAACTTCACCGGGCGAGAACTGTGCAGCCGACGTGCCAGCCAGATATCGTCTTCCTTATCGGCAAATAACATGTATCGGTGCAATACCGGATCGCTCATTCGCTCTTCCGGCTTCAGCCGATAGTAGCGATCCATGATTGCTGCCACTTCATGTCTGGAAATCGTGGCGTCGGCATTCACAAAAGCATTCCAGTCCGGTCTGCCGGACAGAAGGTTCAGTCGCCGTTCCAGTGCCTGGCGGATGGGTTTACCCAGATCACGGCCAATCTCCTGATATATCTGCTGGGGAGATAACATCTCCCATTTCTTGGGTAGGTCGATCTCTATAGTGGTAATGCTGCCGGCACCACGGAAGTAGCGCGTAATCTTCCGTGCCGCTTCATGCATAACTGCCTGACTCTCCCAGACCAGCTGATGCCCCTCCGGTGCGTAGAATACCGGCAGCTGCAGGCTAGTATGCAGGCCGCCTCGTTCCAGATCCCGCTGGCCGCGGGCGAAGATATTGCGGAAGGAGTCATAGAGCGCAGCCCCGTGCGTTGTGGAGAGTACGTTACCAGGCATGTATTGAAATGGGCCTTTGGTGATTTCACTCAGCAGTTCTTTGGTTGGCGGAGCAAACTGCCAGCCCATGAAGGCCTGATACTTCTGACGCATCAGGTTATTGAGCAGACCAAAGGGAATCAGATGATGCATCTGAAACAGAGAACCGATTAGCTTGGCAGCCTGCTGTTGGGAGCTGGAGAACAGGGAGATATTGAAGAGACTCTCTTCGTCATCCAGAGCCGTAAAGACGTTGGGCCGGTAGAGATCCATGGCTTCGAATGTTCGGAACCAGGCGGTGTTTCCATGCTGCAGAACTTCTCGGGCAACTTCGTGCAGGTGCCAGTACTTGTCAAAGTTATAGGGGAGTTTGCGCAGGTTCTGCTGCTGATACATCAGGACAATTGTATTCAAGGCCACGTCCACACCACCGGCATGGGCGCCTTTCAGAATACTGTCCGTGGCGGTCAATTTCATGCGGCGCACTTTACGGAACAGTTCCAGAACTCTCTGATAGGGAACGTCATTCTCTTCGGCAATGCGCTTTAGTGCCGCTTCAGGTATCTCTTCGGCTTTGCTGACCTGCGCCTGTTGCAGAATGGCACCGAATGCCGTATCATCCAGGCCGGTATAAGCCTTGAACTGCGCTTCCAGACTGAGTCCCTGGTTTAACTCACCCAACCCATAGATTCCGGCAATGGCGAAAGAGTCGATGATACCATCCGTACCGTGCCAGGGATCCATCTTCAGGAAGCGCATCATCTGCGGTTTCAGGGCTTCATAGGTATCCCGTTCGAACTGATTACCATATTGTAGTTGCTCGAAGAGTGTTTTCAGCAGGACAATATCCGCCCCGGCAATATTATGACCGGCCCGCACCCGTAACGCATTATACGGCTCCGCAAAGTCAATCAGATCGCGAATGGCTTCGGCAAAGTTCTTCCGGCGCAGTCGGTTTGGTCCGATCTCGCCGGATGGACCCCGCAGTTCGTTATTGATAAAGTGTTCGACGTCTTTAGGATCAACACCCTTATTAATATAGAACTGCTTGATATAGTCATACCATTCGGCCTTTCCAGGGTCGATCAGAATATCAATGCTACCCACTTCTTCCCAGGTAGCCGTGTTGATAATCTTGGCACTGATGTTATAGACTTTGGTGCGCGGATCACGGATGACTTTCTGCGGACCAACACCCTTCTGAGCCAGATCAGGGTGCGTAAACTCCAGGTCGAATACCAGCATATGCTCGTTACCAGCACCCAGTTTGGAAAGCTCGTCCAGAGACGGCACACCACGGATGAGTCGTCGGTAATCGCGATAACTTCCCTTACCGATGGCCAGATTCAGATCTTCAAAGATGACAGACTGCTGACGGATGATATCCCTGATGGTTCCACTGATTGGAGAGGATTGACCGAAGACACGATCCAGTGTTGACTGGACCACGTTTAAAGCTCTTAATGGGACACCTGAATCCGCAATATCATTGACGATCTTGTCCGCTACTGCCCGGTACATCTGAGCAACCCGAGAAGTTGGGTCCAGTATGTTATCCGATCCGAAGGGCGCATAACGGGGAGATACGGTGGGCAACGCATGAGCCCCGCGAGACATGAATGGACCAGTTTCGACCGGGATTCTTAACCGCAGCGGCTGATAATGAGTAGCATTACGGTTGACAACTTCGATAATGACGCTTTTATGGGTGAACCCGCCGAAACGTTCATATTGTAGCTTCAGCTGAACATCCAGACCGTCGATGGCATCCATCGCCCGAGAGAACTTCTTAACCTGATCCCGCTCTACTGCTTCCCGAAGCAAATCCATGAAGAAGCGGTCCTGACGGTTCTTCAACTCCTGAATCTTGTTGCGCAGTTCATTATAAAGTTGAGTTATCTCCCGTGCCTGTTGATCAACGTTTGAGCGGGACGTATTGGGTAGGCCCATCAATTTCTGCCAGGCGGACTGGGTGGGTTCCGGTAGATCGGCATCCAGAAGAAACTCCCGAACAGTTCTTTCAATGGAGAGATAGCTTTCCTGTCCGGTTGGTGTAAGGTTGCTAATACGAATGGTTCCTGGTTGATGGGTTGCCAGTTCCGGATAGGGTTTCTGTTCCGGTATTCGACCATATACATCAATGACCAGTTCCCGGTAGAAACGCTGTTCCTGCTCGGCTCGTTTCAGGAGACGAATGTAGGACTGACGCAGCTTGGTGTTGCCGGGATCTTTGGATAAGTTATCAAATAGCGTGGCATAGCGATCCAGTAGCTCGAAGGTGATCTGTGACTCGAAGGCATCTTCCAGACGGAGACCGTATTGCTCTTTATAGGCAAGAAACTTCAGGTATTTGATGATTCGTTCCCGGGCTGGCTGTTGACGCGCCACATCCATGAGCGAATGAAACTGTCGCCGGCGGAACTTCTCTTCCAGCAGCAGGATGTTCTCGGCCGAAGTCTTCTCCATCTGCTCCTGAGCCAGTCTGGCAGCCACGGCCTGCTCCCGACGGATAAACTCCAGTGTCTGATTGGTACGCTGCTGCCGGGCATTAGTAATGATATCACTACCCTTTCGGGTGAATGCACGCCGGGTACTCTCACCGCTACCTTCTATGGTGATTGACTGGCTGGTGCGGATAATGTCTTCAACAATGGGCGTCTGCCCGAAGACCTTTTCGATGACACTGCCCAGTTTATCAACTCCCCTACCCGCCCACTTCAGAACTTCCGGGTGGAACTTTACTACACCCAGGGCAGTGGGAGTTAAAAGAAGAACGGATTGCAGCTGATCACGGTGGGTCTTCTCTTTGGTAGCCATCTACCTATTCTCCAAACAATCGAATGGTGTTGGCTCTTGTCACATTGGTTCGCTCACGCTGAATATCGATATTCAGATGAATGCTATTAGACGAAGTGCTCGGTATACTTCGTATCTGTATGATTGCATTCTGAACACCAAAGGATGCCAGAGCCCCTTCTATTATTGCTTTAATGGTCGCCGAATCCATGTCGGTCGCAACTGGTTCCGGAGAAGGTCCATTGATATCAATCGCCTGCAGATTGAAAGGTGAATTCCGTATCCGTTGCTCCTGACTCATCCAGCCCAGACCGAAGTCGTGGGCATCAAATCCGGCCTGTTCGGCGGTTAACATCTGCACATCATCCACGTTGACAGCCGGATTCATCACCGGCTCCATCATGGATGGCAGGTAGTGGTCCTGGAAGTAGCGAGTCAAATCCAGTTCCTTTTTAGATATGTCACGACGCCGATTCCAGGCCATGTTTAATACCATGCGCATCTGGGCATCGACCATCTGAAGAATGTTGTCCTGTTCATCGGGTGGAGTGGATAGAAATGGGAACAGGAACGGCCGATCCCAGTACGGCAGCGCACGAATGGCCTGACCCATTCGCTGACCATAGGTATCCTGTGGATCCTGATTCTCATTCGATTGTCCACCAACCAGGGCCAGGTTATGATTTACTCCCTGCCAGGGAGAACCAAAACCGCGGTCCACCCCGAGCCCCTGGGCTTCAGCAGTATGCAACCGGCGCATCAGAGGTTGCATTGTATCCTCCGAACGATTCAACTTGATACGATTAAACTGAATTGCCATATCACCCCAGCGTACCGAATCGGTGAAACTACCGGCCAGTTTATCCAGTTCTTCATCCGGTAGCTTAGGAAAGAGTCGCTTGAAAGATGCACGTATATCTTCATAACTGCTGCGCAGAAGTCGAGCCCGATTATACTCGAACTCGTGAGCAATCATCTCTGATACAAACTCGTAATCATTCTTCGTATTATATCCACGCTGTTTCAGGAAACCGGCAACCCGCTTTTCCAGTGCGGGAGTCATTCCGGTTTTGCGATAGAATCCGGGTGGATCTAATTCCATCAAGGCAGTATGGAAGTACTGGTGGGAACGTTCATGACGAATCAACTGCTTTATACGAGAGAGTTTGGCATTTATATTGTTAGCGATCAGAATCATTGGAGAGTCATCGAACTCTTCTATCCATTGACGCAGGGCCTGGCGCTCTTTGTCCAGCAGACGAATCTGACCCACTTCACCATTCAGTAGTTTAACGATCCGGTCACGATAGGTGGCATTCAGGATCGGAATAAAAGTACCTATCGCTTCCGCATTGATTTCCCCCTTTGCAATGAAGTTCAGTGCTTTCCTGGATACTCCAATAATACCGCGCCATGGCGATCCGAATCCCTGGTCCTTACCGATACCCTGTGCTGCCGGGTTATGCTGTTTGCGGGAACGCGATGCCATCCCGCGTTCCGACATTGCCGAGATCGTCCAACCAACGGTAGTGCGCTGCATCTCTTTCAGAAACTCCGGGTTCCTGGTAGCCAGATACATCATCTGAGCCTTGTAGAATCGCACCCGGTCAAAATACTGGGACATCTCACTCATCTCTTCAAAGCGATCCGGAATGTACCGGGTTCCGGTTATGCCACGATAGATACCATGCATAATTCCATAGGCAACACCCAGTGGCGCAGTTATGGAAGCCAGTACCGGACCGCCGAATAACCAGCCACCGATTCCATAAGAGATAGCCCCCTGGATGGGATCGTCTACCGATCGCAGCCCGCGGCTATAGGGTTCGATCCAGTGCTGATAGGGCTTTGCCCAGTTCTTAAACTCCCGACCATACAGAACAAATCGCTCGTATTGTTCTTCCGGCGAGTAGAGACCGAATAGCTTGGAATGCAGCGGACTGCGCAGGTGGGTAAACTTCTCCCAGATACTACCCATAATTCGCTCGGGCAGGGTGTACTCAGCGGCAGCTTTAATGTTCTCATTCAGAGAGAAGTTCTGATATTCCGTATCGGGCGATAGGATCTGAGAGAACTTAAACCGATACGGATACATTTCCCATTTCCACATCATGGCCCGACGTTGGCGCTGTAGCTTGTTCAGTTCTCTGATCTCGGCTTCCCCCAGTACACCGGCTTCTTTCTGCTGTTGCAGGATCTGCCAGGTATCTCGAAACTCCTGACTGAAAGGAGCCGCATTGATGAGTACCTTTGCCCGATCCAGAAAGCTATAAGCCTGTGCCGGATTCCCATACCCCTGAGCCAGATATTGAGCCGCCAGCTGTCGAGCCGTTTCCAGACGGTTCATCGTCTCTTCGTAAAGACGGGGATCGTAACGTACCTGGAAAGTACGTATCTGAGTGGGGTCATCACGGTTTACGTATAGCAGGATACCCTTACTCTCGTTGAGAATGTTCAGGTAGACATTGAGCTGGGTAATATGTTTGGATTTGGGCCAGTGGAGTCTCTTAAATCCCTGTGCTCCGATAGTCTTGATTTCTATCGGCATGTACCCATGACGGGTGTTCTTACTCTGGATCAATATGTCCACATAGCCCTTAATATTATGATAGGGATCGTATATCAGTGTTTCCGCCTTGGTATTCTTGTTCAGCCGGGTTAGCATCTCCTGTATGATACGGTGAGTTCGGGTCCCGGCATCCAGGATATCTTCTTCCATCTCTGTCAGCTCATCCCGGATACCAATCATTCGCAGTGCCTGCTCATAGGCGGAGTAACCCAGCTGAGAGGGACCAGCGGGAAAGGTCAGGCGGACATTTCTGGCAGTTTCATACCCTTCTCCAGGCAGCAGCAGTTCACCGAAGGGAACCTTTGTATTATGAGTACAGGCACCCGGCACACAGAATGAATCATCTGTATCCACTTCATATCCGTACACTGGACCCCGATAGTGCGCTCTGCGTATGTATTCGATCTCCAGTCGCAACCATTCGTACTCGGTAAACCTGGTGTTCCATTCATATTCATACCAGCTGGTCGGGTCTCCGGGCAGGCCATTTATGTCCATACCACAGAGCATTGCCAGTTCACGAGCTGCTCGACGGCTGTAGTAAATGCGTCTGTCTTCAATCCATCCCACATAACCATGTTGCACCAGAATGTTCCAGGCCTGATAGGTGATGGCTTCCGTGGGCAGCTCAAAGTACAAATACTCGTCTGTTTCATCCCGATGGGCAAAAACTGCCATGAATTGGATAAAGACTGTCAGATCCAATCCATAGAAGTTCAGTGGCAATCCTTCTTCAATGATACGTACCAGCAGCTTCCGCAGTGGCTCCACCTTATAAATGCCGGAGCTGGGCTGGACATCAAATAGATCCGCCAGTAGTCGGCGCGCTTCTGGCGCGCATGGCCCGGATAAGGTGAAATGCTGACTGTTCAAACGATCTATGGAAGACAGTAGTAGAGCGATCAACCGCACTATCCTACCGGTAAGCGGTACGTCGTCATTGACCGTTCCCCGCACCTTTTTCAGATGTAGTACATCGGGCATACTGATCTTTAACAGTGGATAAGTAACCCGCATATCTTCTGTCAGATCCCGGGCCTTTACCCACTGTTTATCAATCCAGAAGGGATGTTCTTCGGTAACCTTAATCTCCCAGGGCAGACCCCTAATCTTGATGACGTATATCTCTTCATCTACTTCCCGGATGGCTACTGCCTTTACCGGATAGAAGCGTCCCTTGACGGTACGGATCAGGTCACCTGGCTTAACGGCATCGGCTCGTACCAGACTACCGTTTACTTCTACCATTGAGTCAGGTGTCAGACAGTACGGATCGGAGTGTTTAAACTCATCTGGCATCCAGGAAGGCATTTCGTTCCGTATCAGACCCACCTTTTCGTAATCCGTTCGGGGACGCGGAAAGAGTCGGCGGAAGCCCTCGTTGATTAGCAACATATCCCCCAGGTTCTCATCCCAGTAGAAGCGACGGAAGCTATCCATTTCATCGGCTGAAGCAAACACCGGCTGCTCGCCGGCATAAGGCTCGTTACCGCCCCACATAGCAGCGGAGGTGATGAATCCCATTAAACCAGCAGGTTCAATGAATCCCCGATAAACCTGTTCGGCTATCAGCTGACGTGTATCCCATGGAGTGGTAATTTCACCGTGATAGGGAGACATGGTGCCGGATACGAATTGACCAAACTGCTGACTACCTTCCAGGCCCAATGCCGGAGCCCCGGCATAGATCGGACCATAACCCCACAGCTTTCTCTGATTTTCACTCACACCGTCAGCAGTCAATACAGCACGTGCCTCTTCCACATGCATGGGTTTGTTTGAAGCAAACGGATGCAGCAGGTTATACAGCCGACCCACTGTTACACCCAGCAATGGCCCGACAATGGGCACTTCTGAAAACGGCGTGCTGGGTATAACATAGGGTCGGTCCCGATAGTGTTTCTTTTCCAGATACTGTGGCGCAATAATATCACCCAGGCTGAAGTCCAGGAAAGGCAGGTCTTTAAAGATGAACTCTTCTATCTTGGATCCATATAGTGATGGCGACGCTTTGTACTGGGACTTAAGCCGTACATACCAGTTCGGCACCCAGGCACGGATACGACCACCTTCTATGGGAGTTGTTCCGGTTGTCCAGCCGGCGCCCCTACGATAGGGTACCTCTTCTTCACCCGAGTATATCTTACGGAGCTCATCATAGGATTTGGTCAGATCAGCAACGAATGGAGCCACCGGCGGTAGTATAGCCAGTGCCGATAATGGACCACCTGAGAGCTGAGCCTGGGTATATCGGTTAATGGCCGCCCCTGCCAGCATACCTGGCAGACCACCCATCATAAAGCCCACTGCTGCACCGGGTATAATACTGGTGGATTTGGGCATCAGCCCTTCCATGTACTTGGCAAAGTTGGTAATGCCGGCAATATCATAAATGCGGGCTGCCAGTAGTCGTGCGTTAACCGCCTGATCGGCAATGGCTACCGTAAGACCTTCATCCAGCGCCGTACCATCGAACATGGGATTGACATCAAAGAAAGTATCCAGGGCATTATAGGCAGTCATCACCCCACTGAAGAAGAGCGCCCGCTTGGCCATCAGACCGGCAACACCACCCCGCCATTTACCATCTACCTTTTTAGGCAGGAAATGGGAATAACGCGCCCGGTTGAAGCCCAACCCCATGAAGTCCAGCGCCTGACCAAAGGTATCGTAAACATAGTCCATGGCCAGACTGAACAGCTCACCTTTATCCTTATGCAGTAGCAGGTATGGATCCGTATCGTATGTCTTTTGAACAATACCATAGATCTGTTCCCGATAGTTATCCGGTGGGCTATATTTAGCCGTCCAGCTTACCTCTTTGGAGAACGCTTCTAATACTCCGGCGTCGTCAGCCTGCTTCAGTACACCCAGTAACTGGGAAAGCTTCTCATAGTTTTGTTCTACCTCAGCGATCTGACGAATGGTATCCTGGCTGGTAATATTACGAAAGCGTGCCTGAGTAAAAAGCATCTGAACGAAAGCCTTATCCCGTCTGGTAGCTGTAGAGCCAACCAGATTACCAACGGCGTTGATCAGACGGGTTGCCAGTGCACGATCATTTGCCACATCATAGGTGAGTTCCTGAGGAACATTGCTGGCGATGGACGTCAGTCGATAGTTAACCAGGAAACGCCGGAAACGGTCAGCCAGTGGTTCACCGATCGGATTGTAGAGCTCGTTCCGCAGACCACCCAGTTCCTTGGACTGCAATTCATTAATAGCTCGGGCAATAGAGCGGAACTCGGGCGTGGCTTCGGCAATCTTAAGACTACCTTTATCGAGTGTTTTGAAGAGCAGTTTTACGGCCTCATAGGCATCTTCGGCATTGGCGAGTATGTCAGCATGCTTGCCCTGGATGGCTTCAATGAATTTGATATCCGGATCGCTTTTGGTCAGCTGAAGCGGTTTGAATAACTCCTTGAACACTTCCGGACGCAAAATAACCTTGGCTTCTTTGTTGATGGTATACAGTGCTGCATCTACATGCTCGAGGTAGGTACTCAGATCGTTAATTAGACCATTGCGCTGATAGAAATCGAAGTCGTAGCCATACTTGCGAGCAAAACTGCGTTGCCCGAACAGTCGTCGCATATTGTACGGGCCAATTCGTGTCTTCAGATGTTCCCAGGCACTGGGAGACGCCGTGTCAGCACCAAACAGATCAAGCTGCTCATAAAGATAACGACGTATCTTCCCAATGATACCCTTTGATCTTTTGATCTCCGGAGGCGTACCAATATCAAGTAACTGGTCGTATTTCTTGGCAAGGATGGAGTAGAGCTTGCTCTGTCCTTCCAGTGGTATGGCTGTTAGACGATGATCGGTAATGGGAATATAACGGCCAGCATTGCGATCGAGAACAAACAACTGATGGCCTTTGTGTTTGGGACTGTAGACCAGAACACCCACACCCGGCACATCAGCCCCCTTATACTCAGATCCCATTCCCTTACTGCCACGGAATCGAAAGAGCGGTCCTTTAAAACGGTATTCTTCATTGGTGATTGCAGAGGTGGGAATGATCTTATGTCCACTCAGAATGGTTACTTTGGGCTGCTGGTGTTCTAGTAGCTGGAATTGAAACAGGCCAAGTGTATCAAAACGTCTGCCAAAGGAAAGCATTCGCCGCGTCCAGTAAATAGCCCGTCCCAGAACTTCTCGTGGAGATATACCACTCAGATTGACCAGTTTCTTACGGATTGGATCATAGTATATATTCTCACCATACAGAAAGTTCAGATGATCCGTCTTGTTACGACCCAGTATTAGCTGAGTCGCTGATCGGCGTATGTGACGTGCTTCCCTCCCGGCAAACCGACGGTTGTACTCCCTGGCGGTAGCAAGTAGCTGGTCATATATCTGATCGTATAAGTCTTTATTGACTTCCTTAACGTGTCGTAATCGTGCCGGAACCAGCCCTAACAATCTGGGCAGAAAGCCCTGCTGCTTTGGTTTTACGGCAACCCGATAGAGATTCTCTGTCAGTTCACTGCCCAGTTTCTGATGTTGTTGGTCTATACTGCTCAGTACTTGAAATAAAGGAGCTGACTCGTAACCTTCGGTACCCTGGATGAACTGGCGATGAACGGTACTAATGGGCAGGTTACGGCGAATATCCCTGCGTGCTGCCCGATAACGATCCCGGAAGAGACGGTAGCGAGCAACCAGGGTTTCAACCGGATTCTTGTTCAGTCGGTATTTGGACAGACGTTGATTATCACGGATCAGAAACACACCGTACCCGGACTCCCCGCCGGTCTGACGCCAGGCGTATTTATAGGCACTGCCGACACGATGGAGAAATGCTTCCCCACGATCCATGTACATAGCAGCCCTTTGCAGTGCCGTCTGGATGAATTCGCCGGTGGGTGAAGCCTTCAGAGCACCTCTGGTTTTCAACTGAAACAGTTCCCGGGCAGCTGGTGCAAAGTGTATGGCCAGTCGGCCGGGAATATCAAAGGCCATATAAGAAGGCAGCCACTTGGCAAAACGGATGGCGTGTCCGGGCAGGTTCCACCAGGCCGGTCGTTCATCTTTCTGCCGTTCGCGTGGATCACGATTGAAGATACCAATTGCCTGTTCACCGATATAGAATAGAGGTGCTTCATAGGCCAAAGACTTACCATATTCGGCAAAAGCACTCTTCAACAGGTTAACTCTGTCGGGTTGATCCATGCGCCGGAAATCACGGATCATTGCCAGAGTACGGAACCGGCGATCTTTATAGTGGGACATGAACTCCTGCGCCGGTCGGGATGCTTCCTCCCAGCGACGGGCAAGCCGGCTGATGGATCCAACATTGGTTTCCTGAAGTAACTGCCAGAGACCTTTTTCCGGTGCTTTAACAGATGCCTTGCGTAACGTTTGCAGGGCAACGGACTTGATTTCAGAAGACTCGCGCAGTGTCTTCAGGGCAAAAGACTCCAACCGGCGTAGACCGGCAGTGGCCAGACCATGATAAGCACCCCAGGCAATAAACGATAGCGCTACGCTACCGACTAGCTTCTTCAGTGTATCATGACCCTGTCCTTCAACACCACCGTGATACTGCTGGATCAGTTCGTCCCTATCTGCCATTATTGTTTCATCCTCAGACGTCGCTTTTCAGCTTCGATTGCAGCTCTCAGTTGCTCACCATGCGGATCGGCGGCTGCCGTACCGGGAGTAAAGACGTTCTGGCCAATGATGATTTCAATCAACGCCGCCAGTCGCATCAGTTTCTCCATGGGTGTGTGAAGTAGCTGCATCAAATCAATAGACTGATAGTGATTGGCAATTGCTACAGCCAGTGCAAAAGCAGCATTCTCCCTGGATACTTTCTGCGCCCACTGACGGTATTCATCCATCTGAAAGTTACCCTGTGCATCTATGGGCAGACTGGCTTCCATAATAGCATTTCCCAGGGCAAATTCAGTACCGGCCAGCTCAAACCGGGGATTCTCCGGATGGAGTACGGCCTTCCGACAGATTGCATGATACCAGTCCTTCTCCGGTAGAGCTTTCTCCAGTTCCTGAAAGGCCTGAATCTCCCATGGCGTAAGACTGCGAAAGTACACCATCTGTCCTTCCAGTTCCAGGGAGTGTATGGTCCCGTAAACCTCTTTCCAGTCTAACAGTTGTTTCTCGCTTGGTTGTGTCATGGTTATCTACTCGTTCTTAATACAGAAAAGGCGGAGCCCCTCAAACGGATTCCGCCTTCGATGATACTGAAAGTTATGACCCACAGGTGAGGGTCTCCGGATTACAATTTGACCGGATTGCTGGATGCAATAAATCCAGAAAAGCGCATAATGAACTGTGACAGTGTGGGAATTACACCGGCACCTTTGCCATCCCAATCCACACTGTCAAACTCAGGCCATACCAGAAAACGCTTCACAATCTCCTCATCCGCATCCTCTGCCTTTTCCAGAATCTGGTCCTGAATCATTAGCCGATGCTCTGGACGGGTAATGCGTCGGTAGATGTAGATATCACCGCCAACCTCTACCATCTCCAGATCACCGAACTTATCCTTCAGGGCTGTGATCTCCTGGTCACTGGGTAATCCTGCCAGTGCGGGAGATACTTCTTCTTCCTGGGTTTGTGGCTGCTCAACAACCTCTTCGGGTTTCATGACTTCTTCGTTCATAGAAACACTCCTTTCATTTGGTTCATTATAGTTATGTCAATGTCTAGGATGGACGTTGCTGGTAGTTTACTTCACCCTGCAGAAGTACATTGTCTTTTACCTGTCGAGCAATGAATTCATATACTTCACTGACCGGTTCACCGGATGGTGTTACTGCGTGGCTACTACCGGTAAAGTAAACGTCTTCAAGCAGATAGGTGGCTGTATACTTCTCCCTGTCACTAAAGTCCAATATGAACTGAACCTGTAAGTCGACCGGAATCGGCATTCCTGACCCGTCATGAGTCAGTTGATACAGGTAGAGTGCCTGCTGCAGATCCATACTGATACCTCCCTGGACCAGGTAGTTTCCGGTCATGAGCGTATCCCATTGCTTATTGTTGAAGCTATAGACCGGATTATGAGCATGAGATGCCTGCCATTGTATAGTGTTAACATCCAGCGGCAACGGCTCAAACCAGTCATCGCGAAGCAGGTAGACTTCGGCATTGCTACCGCAGAAATAGGTATCTCGCAGTACCGGTCGGACCTTCTCTTCCGTATCTGATTCAGCTGAGCCAGTACCCGTATTCTTATTAGTGCTCGATAGAGACGGATCCGGCAGGATTACCGTAATGGCATAGGGACCGTTATCTATATTGAATCCGGAGCCATATCCGGGTATGTTGATGATATAGTCGGTCCAGGTATCGGGAATAATGAAATAGCCGTCTTTATCGACGTTGATGTAACGGCGTTCGGTGGTGGACTGACGGGAAACATCCAGTACCATATTACCCAGACCAATCGGATTAGACCGGGTAGCATCATCACTGCTGTAGTATATAACGCGTCCCTGCATTAGCCGGTGAACAGATACTTTAGGATTACACTGGATACCTGGAACACGGTCGATCGGAAACTCCGGGAGACCATGTTGCGAATAATCAACGGATCGGTACTAATGCCATTATTGACAGCCATGAAAGGTTCCAGATCCAGCACGTCCGTATCGGGAATTACCACATGAATGCCGATGTTCTGAAAGATACGCCGATAACGGGATGGATCGGTGGGACTTTTTAACACCTGCTCCTCAAAGTTACGCTGCCGTACGGCATGCGTCTTCTGAGTGTTATCACTGTTTATGGCGCTGGCAATGACCGGTATGGCAAATCGCTCTTTATAGATTCCTGATACCCGATACTCTTCCATGGCTGGATTCAACTTTACTTCCCCCAGATCGGTCAGATTAAGCGATTTATAGCTGGGAGTATACTGAATCTCACTCTGTACCAATCGCGGATACTGCTGCTTTATGGTAGAAGAAACAGCATTCGGATCGATAGTAAAGATTATCGGATAGGAGTGGATATAATAGATGATGTCATAGTATTCTTTCATTGTTCCTCACGAAGTGTTGATATGGGCTCCAGCTGACGGGCCAGGAATGTATAGCTCTCCCCTACCGGCTCTCCGGTTGATGTTACAACCTGACCCATTTCGATAATCTGCGCAGAGCGAATCCGATAGCCGGTATTCACACTGTAGGGATCACTGAAGTCTATGCTATAGAGCAATTCGATATCTATGCGAATTGGTGGAATTGCCTTCTGATACATGAGATTCATATTATCCGGCGCATAGCTGATGAACTGCCCGTTCCTGTACTGCATGTTATGATGGTCAAACATATAGCTGAAACCGGACTGTAGACCTTTCTCTATGAACTTCTTCAGAACGAATGAATCCTGCATATTCAGGGTAAAGCTACCCTGAACCAGTACCGAACCGATAGCAATGCCGTCCATATATACCGATTTGTAGCCGTATAGTGGCAGTTTGGGATACTGGTAGGTGAAGTTAATGGTAATGATGTCCAGCTCGACCAGTTGCTGACCACCTGGTTTTCCGATCACATATACACGCGCATTAGCACCGCTAAAGAGTGGATCCCGGGTAACCGGCGATGTCTGCTCATCAGGTGATTCATCGTTATCGGAACTTGTACCCGGTGTGGTATCTTTCTCGGCAACAGGTAAGGTTATATCATATGTATAGGTGGTGAGTGACGGATCCGGGCTTAAATAGACTGTCATGTCCTGATAACTTGGATGTCTGAATGACATCAGGATCGATGCAGACAGATCCACATTGTAGAGATTATACCTGCCGGAGCTATTGGTTACGGAAGAGACACTCTGGCTACCGTTCAGAAATTGACAGGTTACCAGTACATTAGCAATCCCATTTCCATCGGTATTCAATACCTGTCCGGATACAGTTGCCATATTACTTGGTGGTTAGTTTATCACTCGGGTTTTCATGATAGGGCCAGTACCGCTCTGTCTCCCGACCTTTCGAGATAAAGTCTCGTATGAGCTTACTGCCCAGTGTAAGTACCATCTTATCATTGGGTACTTCCATATAGAAGTCTCCCGTCTCGGGATCCGGTCGCAACTCCACGGGCTGCATCAGCGATATATCCCGTGCCAGGTACTGCATGGTGGTTTCCGGATAGGCTTCATTAACACCCAGTACACCGCCTTCGTCAACAATCTCCACACCGATCAGTTTCATGACTGACATCCGACCGGCTTCATTCATGAACAGTAGTATCAAGTCGAACGGAGGTAACTGGTCGGTTAAAATAGAGTATGCCGGCAATGCTGCATCCTGGCTGTCATACTGGAAATGCTTGAACAACTCAGCCAGTGCTGCCGCCTGGAAGTTCACGAATACCAGACTACCAGCAATAGTTCGTGACCCGCGTGTATACCCGGCCGCATAGGTTCTTCCCAGCCGTCGCACGGGAAACTTCTCCCGGTGAATGGAATAACTTAAGGTATGTGCATTTCCAATATGAATATACTCCGGACCATAGATGGCAATAACCATGATATCCGATCCGGAATAAACACTCTGTTCGGCAAATGTCTGACCTTTTTGGAACTGCCGTGAACCGACATTCAGTGCATTGATCATACCGGTGCCTCCGTTAGAAACCGGGCAGGGGTATTACTGTACCCCTACCCTGCTGTATGGCTTAAGTAGTAATGTTGCCGAGACCCTGAAACAGACCATTGTCTTCCAGGTTGATTCCGCGACCTCCCAGCAGATCAGACCGTCCTTCTTCAGTGTCAGTGAGAGGTTTCCACCATTCGACACCCTGGGCGACAAAGGTGAATTGCGCTTCGGCCACGTTGTCGTCAACGGACATACCGGTACCTTCACTGACCAGGTGTACGCCGTAAATACGCATGACCATGGCATTGCCGAATTCGTTCTTGGCTACCAGAGTAATGGTGAAGGGCGGCAGCTGATCGCTGTAGTTGGGATGGCGTAGCTCGGCATTGATCTCTTCGATCAGGTTGCTATCCTGGGTTACGTCTTCTTTCTTGGCCGCAAAGAGTGCCTGACGTTTGATATCAAAGAGCGCATCCCGATCCAGGATGGTCATGATTAAACTACCGGCGACACCTCGTTTACCACGGGAGTAGGATAGTACATCCACCCGGCCCATGACGAAAACGGGTCGCACTTCACGGTTTACGGATAAGGAAATACCCTGCAGGTTTCCTATCTCAACGTTCTCAAAGTAGGCCTTGATGTCGCACCCGGAGAACGTGGTCATGGTGCGGGCCAATTCGTTAGACTGAACATTAAATGCTTGTTGAGGCATAACGAACACTCCTATAAAAGTGTATTACCAGACCCTCATGGGATTCCAGTATAGATATGTCAAAGTAGTCCGTGCGTGTCGTCTCGATATTATAAAAAGGCCCCCGGGAGGTGCGGGGGCCATTGAGGTTATGTGGCAGGGCATTGATGAGGAAGGATACTGTTAGAACTGTGCCAGGGCACTTTCATCCGCCTTGAGGATCACCGGTACCTTGATGTCGCGGATCTCGAATACCGGTACCAACACCAGCAGGATCTCCAGCTGACCCAACACACGCTGTTTGGGACTGGATTTGATCTTGAAGGTGAAGGCCTGCAGTCGATTCGGCACCATATTGTTCAGCTCGTGTTTCAGGCGGGTCTCCAGTGCCTGCAGGATTTCCAGACTGGCGGGTCGTCCCAGATAATCACCAGCCACTTTCCGGGTGATGCCCATCGCTTCTTTGACAATCCATAAGGTTGTCAGGCGTTCATAATCGGATCCGGGCTTGGCCAGTGTCGGTCCATCAGTCAGGCGCACGCCGGATGCAGTTTGAATGGCTGCAATGATGCGCATATCGCCCAGGGCATCCAGCTGACTGCGGCCATCCTTGACTTTATCCGAATAGGCGTAGCGCAGTCCAATGGCACCGGGAATCTCGTTCAGGTAGATAGATTCATTCGATTGCAACGTTGCCAAATGTCCGGCCACCCAGGCTTCACCGGTCGTGGTGTAGGGCGAACCGCTGGCGATGAAGATGGGTTCCACATCCACTGCAATCATGAACTTATTGTCAAAGGGATTCAGGAAGTTGGCTGCTCGCAGCGGATCGCTCAAATCCACTTCAGTCAACTTCTCAACCCGACTGGCAACATCCAGGCGAGTAATCGAACCATTGATTCCCGTTCCTTTGAGCGGTTTGAAGCCGATGATACCGACCGCCTCACCGTTGTAGCTGTTCAGGAAGTTGCTCATCAACAGATGAAACTCGGCGTTGACTTCCTGCGGCAGACCGGTGATTTCGTTGTAGCCGGTCTTGGTGCTATCCAGGTAGGCACCGGGAACCACAACGATGTCGAATTTGTAGGCATCGAGTCGGTTGTAGGCTTCTACCAGCTCGTCGTAGAGCTGATTGTTGCTCAGGCTAATGCCGTTAGTACCGCCGGAGAGAGATTTCGCAATGGTTAGCGTAAACATATCCGGTGTTATGGTATACTTAAGGCCGATGATGACGTCATTGATGTTGTCAACTTTACCACCGGCTGCTCCGGGCTGAATACCAGAACCGATCAGCTTGAGTTTCGGTGCAGTTGCATCCACAATCTCCAGAGTGCTACCTAACTCGTAGTAGCGTACGGTTGCATGTCGGAACACCAGGTTAGCAGGAGCCGGCGCACCCAACAGGATTTCATTGCCCCGTACGAAGTAATCGGAGAACTGAGCACTGGTATTCTGCAGTGACGTTAGAGTGGACTTTTCATTCATTACTCCCACGACCGAGTCGAAGGAAATCCGCAGGTCACCGCCGTTGGCAAAGTTGAACAGGTCAGTCACCGGCGTGTTGGTTGTTCCGTCCGTTAAGGTAATGGTAAGCGTACCGTTGGACCAGGCTAGACTGAAGTTGCCATCGGATTTACTGATGGGCACTTCCTGCCAATCATTGGCTGCTGCACCTGCCCGACGATATTCCAGCTTGAAGGGCTTTTCAGTGTCGAAGACCCATCCTTCCGCAGCGTCTTTTGCGGTTGCTACTGGAGCAACTGCTTTCAAGAGCGCCGGCCCGTCTCCAGCCAGATCGGCTCGAATCGCCTCAACAATCGGTAAGTCATTCGCTGCCGCCCAGCTTGTACCCTCATGAGCAATACCCCAGGGGGCGTCAACGTTAATCACGTAACTGGCAGGTGGAGTGGAGCCTTGAATATCCACCTTACCCAGATCGACGTTGCGGTGACGCAGATAGGCCTCACTACCGACCGTACCGGCTGCGGTGTTGGCCAGCTGAGACAGAGTCCCGGATGCATCAGTTGCGTTCAGTATGGTACTGAAACGGGAATCCTGCTTCCCATCCAGGGGTAGTTCATCGGTGACAATCTTGGTCAAGCCAGCAACTTCATACTCCTTGACTCCGGATTCACTGATAGCATAGACTTTATCGATTGCCACAACTGTTTTGCTCAGGTCCGTGGTATCCGAAAGGTTTGCTGCTCCATCCAGGTAGCGGTTTCCGGTAACCAGATCTGCTGCCAGAGCGGCACTGAGATCAATGGTGGTCTGGTTATCATCGGCACTTTCAATAACGGCATCCACCGCGTTGGCTTCGATTTCAAAGTGCAGCTCTTTCTCAATGGCATCGGCGACCAGGATTTCATTGAGATTGGGATCGGCGTTAATAGCGTCTGCCAGCTCCACCACATTGTGTACATCGACCAGCGAGTTGCTGGCATTGGAATCATAAGTGAAGATGGAAAAGGCTTCGGTTTTGGGATTATAGATCTTGATTTCGCTGCCGTCCATGGCGATGGAGATATCGTTGTATATATCACCAGGGTATAAAGCCTGCAGGGTTAACACCTTATTGGAATTGGTGTCAAACAGATCCAGATAGGCTTTTTGAGCGAACTTCTCGCCAATACGGACAGCAGAGATCTGGGGCGCACCGCCAGAACCGGCCTGGGCGTCGATGGCTTCTTTAATGGCGCGTACCAGCGATCCCTGACCAAAACGACCGAATACTTCCTGAGCATGAGTCAGGTCACGGATCTTCACCGGCTCATACACGGGCCCATCTTCAGCCGTTCCAATGATCAGGATGTGGCGATTGAGGGACTGATTGCCAGTCGGACGCTCCAAGTTCCCATCAAGGAATTGTCTTGTAATTCGTGGTAATGCCATACCGGTATTCTCCTATTAAGTTTAAGATGTCGTACTATCCACTTTCTGAATACGCGTCGCTATCCGTTGGATCAGATCAACGGGCTTGACGGTATTCTCCTGTAACTGTACGTAGTACACCAGACTACGAGTCTGGAGTCGGTTGTTAATCTTCAGAAGCTCGAGATCACGAACTCGTTCATAGAAACGAACGTGTGGGCTTCCCAGTACATGTCCATAGTGAGCCATGAAATCCAGCTGAAACCAGTAGGCAATCCGCTCGGCTTCCTCGCCGGTCAGTGCCCAGATATCGAATTTGATGAAAGCCTGGAACAGCTGACTCAATAGCTCATACTGTGTGCCATCATTGTAGATAACTTCTCTGCGCAAACGGGGCTTTACTTCTCGGGTTCCGGTATCCGGATTAGGCCGTGCTTTACCACCCAGCTGATGGGGTGACATGTGTTGAACATCCCAGGTAATGGTTGTTCGAAAACGGTCCGCTTTATCCTCATAAAAGAGAACGGTCTCCGGATACGCCGGATAGAAGTCTATATCAGGAGCGAGAATCTCCAGCGCCTGGCTCAGGTTTCCGATAAAGTCCAGTAAAGACACACTCGGATAGTTCTCCGGAATGTTGGCTACCGGATGCCGGACAATCTCACTCGGTGATTTAAACTGAAACAGTTCCATTAGTAATAACCGTAATCAGGTCTTACATATAAAGTATAGAAGATGACCTTACCATCTTCCCCGCGTTTGGTGTCAATATCCCGTATGCGAAATACCTGCCGGTGCGGGCTTGATTTGATAACATCATCGCTCACCGCAGGACCATTGTTGCCATTTACTTCAATGATTATATCATGAACCTTGGGATTTGCATCCGCAGGTAGATAGTAAATCATCCGTCCTTCGTATGCACCTTTTGATCCTCTTACCGATGTAGCACTGTATCGGCACAATATCACCTCATCGGTATAGGTCCAACGTTCCCCACCCACACCCTCACGGGTTATCGGACTGTAGTATTCGCTCTTCTGTCCTGTATGATAGCGTCGATAGATGGCCTTGTGGCCATATGTCTTCAATATGTCCTCAAATTGTGCCTTCAGATCAATCATTAATCTATCTCGGGTCCGGGTGTGCGACGTTTAGGTGCCACGTAATCCAGATCTCGCTTGAAATCCGGATTATATGTCGGATCGGGACGTCCGATAGAAGGAACCAATCCGATGACTCCATAATTGTGCTCACTGGCCATCAAGCTGTAAGCGGGTTGATGAATGGGTACATCCCGGGTATCCCCCTTTCGGAGCAGTTCACCGTAGATGTATTCCAGCTGATTAAGCTCTTCTAGATCCGCCTGTAAATCCTGCTGTTGCTGGACTTTTGCCGGATCGGACAGGGCAACTTTTAAGTCTCCCAGCATGATGCTCTGCGGGGCACCAATAGTCAGATCTCTTCGCTGACGCATATCGAATGCGTCTTTAACCAACCGTACCATAACAAACTGCTGAGCATAATAAGGGACTTTGTCAGTGGGAAACTGATTCCCATTACCTGTCCACAGCTGATAGGCCCGCTTACTTTCTAAATAGATCATTACCGCCAGCTCATCATCTGATGTGAAGACGGCTGATAGACCTTTCAACGTGTACTTGGCTTCTTCTACGGTTATGAACGATGGTGCCATGTAAGGCAGAAAGGTTAAAGACAGTGTCCCTTCACCGGGAATATTCACCTGAATGGTGTATTCCATGTTTACCGCAAAGTCAAGTGTGGCAGTTATATCGCTTGCATTTACCATATAGCTCAGAACCGGAATGCTGTCTTCCATCAGCAGCTGCTCGCTTTTCTTTAACAGTCGATCCTGTATGGTCAGTGGTAGAGTAACGGACGTCGCATCAATAGTAATCTGGGACCCATTGATGACAGGCTGTGCATTGCTGCCCCAGTAATCATCAACTCCCAGATAACCCAATGGATGTCGACTGGTGATGGTTACCGTGGGAGTAGAAGATGGCGTATCGGATAGATTAATAGTTACCACTCCGTCTTCTGCCGTCCAGGACGCAATGGATATCTGCGATGTCAGTGTAGACAGAGAAATACCACTGATCGGTTGTTCGGCTGGCTGCTGGCCTGAAGGATCAGCCAGAGTTGTAAAGTAATACAGATAATCCGTACCCAGCGTGCGTCCACTGCTGGATCGGACACCAAAACTGCCACCAGTGACCACCACAATGTATCGAGTCTGGTAGTCCAGCGGATTATCGGGCACAAAGCGTATGGTAGTGGAGTCTTTCAGATCCACAGAACCCGTCAGAGCATCAAATGGAGACGAGTCTGCCACCCCCACACTGAGAACAAGATCCGTTACAGTAGACGGATCCAGGTCCTCATTGAACCCGATCAGTATTTCAGTAATATTGATATCGACATCGACGGCGTTGGTCGATGGCGTTGTCGAGATTACCTGAAACATCTATCATGCACCTTAAATAGCAAATCGTGCTTTCACATTGGGATCGGAGTCTTCATCCTCCATGCTGATGACTCCGGTTAACATGGCGCGTTTTACGCCCAACTTCACCAGTTCCTCATTCAGCGCATCAACCACCTGTCGGCGGGGTCCCATCGCCGGATTCAATCCCCGGGTCTCAATAGCCAGCGCTTCCCGGAGAAACTCGATGGCCCGTTGCTCATCCAATCCGGATAAATACCCGGGCAGACGTTCCAGGACCTGGTGGGCTTGCAGCTTCAGTAATTTGAATGCCTTGGAGTTCTTATCCACATACTCCATTGTACCAGAAGAGAACTGCGGAGCTTTGGGAATCTGGCGGTTGTTCTTCACGTCTTCCCGGTTTAACTCTCTCCACACATAGCGTGGCGTCTTGCGCCCACCTTCAGGAGCGTTGACTGGCGGCTGATAGTTCTCCGGATCATCAGTGAAGTCCAGTACGCCCAACTCCACAGCTTTCATCACACGATCTTTCACAGCCTTTTTAAGATTGTTGAAGGCAGCGTAGGGTTTTGCGCCTTTGCGGGTGTGACTTAAAACGAAACTGATATCTTCCTCATCGATTTCCCAGTGATTGATGTTTTTCAGTATAACATACTTTCCGGGTTTGACCTTCTGAGAATCGCTTTTGCTGTTTTGATCTTTGGCATTGGTTTTGGTTGTTTGTTTATTGCTCATGGCTTTCCTCCGTTTTTAAACCAGGGGCGCCCCTTTGAAGGCGCCCCGGTATATAAGCCTCAGGTCAGTTCAGGTTAGGATAAGGTAACCTGATTGACGTTTTCGAATACGTAGTTGCGATCGATGGTGATGTTGCGAGCCACAGCCACGCCTTTTCCTTGCTCGAATAACGCCATACCCCAGCGTTCCTTGATCTTCATGGCGCGGATGTCGCGTTCCGGATCGTTCCACTGGTCGAGACTGACGCCTTCCTTGGTAATCAGGATACCGCAGCGATCGGAGTCGGCCATGATGATGTCGGATTTGGGTTTGGGCCCGTCAGCATTGAAAGGAACGTGCGGGCTGACGATGACTTTCATCGGCGTTGGTAAGTAGCGCGGTTCGATGTAGAAGGTGGCTCCCAACGGATTCAGAGTGGTCACAAACGGGTTGTTACCGGCAACCTTGTTGGGATCGTCGAAAGCGATACCGGTAGCCGTGGTTCGCAGACCCATTCCCTGATGTCCGGTACCGAAACCAGGAGAGTAAGAGCCATTCGGTAAGCGATTGGTAGCCAGGGTCGCGCCCTTCAACACGATTTCCCGGGTCTCCGGATCAGTCATGAACATCTTCCAGGCCAAGGGGTTCATGAGCAACGTATCAGGAGTGAACCCACGCAGGAATAACCAGGCATACATCTCGAAGATGTCATCCACGGTCATGGTGTTGTTCTTGGCACCGTCAATGCCGCGTCCGTTGGTAGCACCCAGCTGGGAGCTGGCAGGATCATCATTGTTGAAGATGTCATAACCGAAGTCGTTGATCAACTTGATACCGTACTGCTCTTTGTGTCGGGCCAATGCGCGGCCGGCCATCCGTAACCACAAACCGAACACGTCGAACAGGTTGTCGGTGATGACTTCTTCAGTAACCCGCATTTTCAAACCGTGTTTCTCGATCCCGACCTGGATCATATCGCCTTCACCGAAGTTGAATTCGGTTTCCGGATATTCGGCGCCTTCCGGTACGGTGGCTGCATGGAATGCTCCAATAGAGCCGATTTCCACCGAACGACCCGGACCTTCGTAGCGCACTTCCTGGAACAGGTTGGGCACTACCACCAGGTTGGGCTCTAACGCTTCTCGAATCACCCGGGATACGGAAGTTTCGATGAAGCGGGTTAAGTCTTTGGTCGTAACAGTGTCTTTTAACTCATCGACTTCTTTGAACGCCTTGGGCAGATCAAAGATGTCGTTAAACTCCAACTTCACGATGTGTTTGTCTTCAGTGGGAAGACCGACCACACCGTTGTTGGTGAACGCATCATAGAGGATCTGTTCCAGATGATTGAGCGTCGAGTTGTTTTGACCGATTACCTTCATTAGTAATGTCTCCTATAAGTCAGGTTTCCCTTTCAGGGTTTACAATGCGTATGTAAAGTGGGGACGCAAAAAGCGACCCCACATTCTGTTATCGTGCTGTTAACTGGATGTAGGCGAAACCAAACGCACCTTCCTGTACCAGTTCTTTAGCAGCTTTAGCGGCATCCACTCCGTTGAAGCTGTATCCGCCAGCTGTTAACACATCGTTGATGAAGTTGAACAGGCTTTCCGGCAATCCTTCGGTTCCGGTTCCGGCAACCCGATGTCCGTAAGGCACTTCCACGGTTTCCAATAAGTCTTTGGGGAACCGGGTGTCAACACCGAGCAAGCGGCCAACAGTCTGGGCAGTACGATTGGCATTCAGGCTGATGTTGTTGGAGTTGGCTACATCGGCTCCGGCAGGTACCCAGTTACCGAACAGGTCGGATTGTAACAGCTGACCGGATAATCCGGCGACGGCATTCTGCTCGGAATCGAAATACAGGAAGCTGTACTTCTTCTCAACAGCAATGTATCCGGCATCATTGGTGGCGTCCATGGTAGCCGCACCGACTTTGTATCCGGATTTGGTGGAACCGGCGTCTTCATCTACGAACTTCACATTGGTTCCCAATGCCCGCAGTAAACCGAAGTCCACAAACGGAATGCGGATGAACTGCTCGGCCAGAATACCATAGGATTTGTAGAGTTCGTAATTCAAGAAGGCACCACGGATATCCTGATAGATGTCGTACATGGCTACACCGATAGGAGCGTTGGCGGGAATGGTGTAGGTTTCCCCGACAGCCACCACTGCTTTGGCTCCGGAAGCATCCGGCACTAAAGCCGCCACGTCATCGGCATCGTAGGTGATCACCCGGGCAGTTCCGCCATTGGCGGGGACCAGCAATCCCATGATGTCACGGGTATATCCGTAGTAGCTTCCATCCGCACCGATATACAGAGCGGTGGTGTTATCGATCTGATCCACAACACCAACATAGATGTTGGACTGCGGTTTGTACTGATAGTCTACCGTGATACCAGCGCCGTTGGCAGGAGCAGCGTTAAAGGTCACGGAGATTGCTCCGGTGCTGTAGTTGATGGTACCAGAACCACCGGCACTACCGGTTAAGTTACCAGCGCCATCGTCACTGAAGGTTTCTGTTCCATCGGTGACTTTCACGGAACCTGCGATCACAGGAGTGTTGGCTAAGGTTCCGGAGAAGTTGACAGCAACACCATCACCGGTTCCCAGGCTTTCGCCGACAACGGCGACTTTGGAACCCAGCATCAGGGGTTCACCGATCACGTCATTCTGAACGGTTACGGCAGAAACGATTCGCCCTTTGGGGATAACGACCCACTGTTCGGTAGCAATGTCTTTGAACTTGACATCCAAATACCGAAGCGGAATCAGAGGGAAAGCCGGCCGGATACCGTCGGATACTTCGATGTTGGGACGGATGGGGCTTTCTTTATACTTATCAGGCATCGGCTTGATGGGTCGTCTCCGGGCAGTCTGGGCAGTGAAATTCAATTTGGCCATAACTTATTACTCCTCTCAAGTTTTAGTTATGTTTGCGGCTGATGACTTTCAAGAAGGAGGCCATATCCTTCAATTCGATTTCATCGCCATCAGACTCCTCTTCAGAAGAGTCCTGTGGGTCTTCAGTTGTTTGTTTGGCACCATCCTTCGTCTGGACGTCTTTGTCTACCGTCTCGGATGGTTCATTTTGAAAAGCAGCGTGCAGCTCGGCTCTTAATTCGTCGTGGAGTTTCCGGAGTTCGTCGGTTTCCTTCTCACTAAGAGACTCTTTGTAAGCTTTTAAAGAGTCTTCGACCGCCTCCAGGTTGATCTCCGACTTTCGTAACGCCAGGGCCAGATCGGCAATCTGATCTACCAACATGGTTTTCACCTCGGCTTCCAGATCGGATTTGGTACCCTGTGCTTTCTTGAGCTCTTCGTTGTCAGCTTTCAGCTGCTGAACATTCTGGTTGGCATCGTCGAGAGAAGTCTGGAGTTCATCGACCTTTCTCTGCAGTTCAGCCGTTTTCTCAGCTACCACAGAATCGATATACTCCTTCATCCCTTCGACCTGGAGCGCATCCTTTAAGTTGTCTGGCATTTTCGGCTCTCCTATTGATTTAATGGCTTCGCGGAATGCGTCCTTGACTTCGTCAGACACATCCGATTTCTCGATAATGAGTAAAGCCCGTTTACGCGCATGAGGATTGTCTAGCAACCCGTCAAGTATGATTTGTGCGTCTTTGGGTAGTTTGAACTTCATAGCACACATCTCCCCTTGCATAGGTAGTTATGTCAAAGTTGCCCCACGAATCAGACGGGTTTATGCAAATTCCTCGATCACAGCCAGGAGTTGATAGAGTTGTTCAAGTTCGTCTTTAAAGGGGCAGCCCATTTCCTTGGCTCGACGGCGAATACAGGAAGCAATACGCTTCTTATCACCCGGGCCTTTATACTTGGGTAACAGGCGCATCGCAAAGCGTGCCTGTTTGCAACTGGTTACTGGAAAGGAACGACGTCCTTTGCGTTTGTCCATGGGACCGCAGAACTTGTCGGGGTGTTTCTTTGACAGCTCTTTCTTGGTCTTTTCCTTCATGGGCTTATCGAAAAGCTCCATATCCTCGCTGTCATCGAAGACCTCTTCGGTCATTTTGTGGGTGTGTCCCTTGACCTTCTTGCCATCTTCACTGTACATTCGTGCCGGTTGAATCTTACCATCCACAATATCATGCCAGTGATCCAGTACATAATCAGTCGACCCATTGCCAGCTTCATTCATGCGACAGACATGACGATGACGCTTCACGTTCTCATCCTTGGCATAGTCTGTTATCATCTTCTTTTCCTTGTCCGTCATGGCTTCAATTTGGTCCGTCAACCAGTCCAGAAGCTGTAAATCGTCCTCGGTGGGTACCCACACGTCGGCAGCGTCGATATCACCCGTAAAGCCACCACCGTCATTCACATAGGCTTTAATATGATCCAATGGATCTTCCGCCTGAATGGCATCCCACAGACTCGGATTGGCAATGATTTCGGCACCCTCGGCGAGCAAGAAGGCGACCTTCTGATAATCCTCGTTACTCTGAGGCATCCACAGTTTGTTGTCCATGAGTATGATTCCTCTGTGCTCTTTGGTATCTTTGACATTGATAGGAACCTCGCCCTCTGCGTCGGCAAACTTCCAGCCGGTTACCACAGCGGCGTGTTCTTTGGAGGCATCAGCAGGTACGTTGACGAAGGAGACTTCTTTGTAGTCCAGCATCCCTACTTCCCAGTAGCAGACCTTCTTGATGCCATCTTCGGTCTCATAAACACTTCCACGCCGGTGACCGCAAAACTCATCGGCTTCCAGAAGGTTTGTTTTACATATACTGCAACGTACGAACTCGACCGGTGTGCCAGAGGTTGAAACCGTCAGATAACGACCATCCATGATCTTTTCGACGGCACTCTGGTCTGTAATCAGTACGTCCAGCTGAATGAAACCGAACTGATCGTCACCCACATAACGGGCGGCTTTAACCCGACCCAGTGGGTCAGTCTCTTTGTTATGATTCCGCAGTACGGGTTTGGGGAAAGGCTCCAGCCAGCTCTTCGTGGCTTTGGCCATGGAAGTGGGAACATAATAGTAATAGTTTCGATTGATAAAGCCACCATGGGTGGCATCTATGGTGACCAACAGGCCCTTCTCAGTAGACTCTACGTGGCCATCCCGTAGATCCCACTTTACCTGAAAGTCGTCATAGAGAGGTTTTGTATCCGAAGACGTCTTAATCGCCATCGCTATTTCTCCTTTGATTGGATAACCAGTGCTTTACCGGTTTGCGGATCGGTTTCGATCAGTGCTTTGCATCGTGAACACTTCACCTGAATGTGGGTCCCGGGTAGTATCCTGGCCAGTAACTTATTGCATTTTACCGGCTTGCCCGCTTTCTCACTCTTACGTGGATCAACGTTAGGGCAGCGTAGCTCTTCCAGATTGAGACTGATTACGCTACCACGATAGTTGATGTTGTGACAGGTCCGTCGGGTACATTTGATTTCGAAAGCGTAGTTCTCAGACGGCTTATACTTACAGAGCAGCTTGTTACACGGTGGCGTACAGCGATACTCAATCCACTTCTCATTCGTCATCTCACATAAAGCCCTATCACGATTCAGTAGTAGTTATGTCAAAGTTGCTCTCTGCATTCTGTGTATCATACCAGAATATCTGCTGACGCAGTTCTTCATAGAAGCGATCAAACTCTTCATCCTTGGCAATCTTGGGTTTTGCCTCCTGTTTGCCATGCTGGTTGACCGGCTGATCTTTATTGGCAGCCAGTTTCTGCTGAGCGATGAATTGCGATTGTGCTTTATTCTGCATCTTGGACAGTTTTGCCTGTATCATAAAGGCAAAGAGCCGCTTCTCTTCTTTCGGACTCAGTGTATCCCGGCCGATTTCATTGCGGGCTTCGTCAAAGGTCAGCAGGTTGGACAGGAAGAGATTAAGTACATGGTTTTCCTTCTTGATCTTATTCTCCAGATCGATTTCCGGTATATGCAGATAAACCATGTTTTCATCGGTGAGTGTCTCTTCAGTATAGCCCAGCTCCAGCAGCAGCTCCCGGATCATATGGTTTTCAATGGCATCCTTGATGATCTGCTGGAACTTGATAGTTGTATTCTGCATTTCAGCCGCCATAACCTGGGCTGTGTTTCGATTGGCAGTATTACCCTGTCCAAATCCAACCCGGCTCATACCCAGACCGGCTAGAATGCGGTTCCACCAGTATTCCAGATACTTATCCAGATCCATGACCTGATCGCCGGAGGCAATGTTTTCGATATTAACCCGACTGGATGTTACGATGACTGCATCAGATGGTAGACTGTCCAGATAAGATGCAGTACCGTCGATCTCCGGCTGCACTGCCGGACGGTCTCGTTCCCCTACCCTGGCGTGATAGCGGGGAATGGCAAACTTAATAGCCTGCAGAATGGCCAGCTCTTCAGTTTCCCGCAGAGCCTTGATATCCGGTATGACCGGGATGGCCATGGGCATGGCAAAGAAGTACTGGCTATCGGTAGCGGTGTTATCTTTAAAGAAGATGACATTATCCGGATTCCATTCCGGTGTGTCGTAGGAGAACAGAGTGCTGGGTTTCTGCTTCCAGCGGCGAACGTTACCAAACTCGTCCTTGTCCACAATAACACTGGTCGGAGAGACCACAAAGTAGGCAGCCACTGGTAACAATTCCTTTCCGTCAAAGGTCTGACGGAGACGACCTCCAGAAGCTTTCAGGCTGCGGCGTTTTACTACAACCACGTTAGCATAGGCCACCAGCGAGAAGGCGATCTGTTGAAACAGCTGAAGGGTGGTAATACCCGATACCTGGGCAATCTGACGAAACCGTTTGCGGATATACTTGACGGTATTGGGGTTTCGTCCCACAAACTCAAAACCATTCTTCCATATCTGCTCTACATACTTCTCAATAGCTCTGCGCAGCAGGGACTCCTTTTGAATGGCTCGATCCACCTCATTGAAGTCCCATTCCGGATCTTCGTAGTTGTTGCGATATATCTGTGAAACGAACTTGGCAACAGTCTTGCGAATACGCTTGACAACACGAGAAGAGCTAATTCGCAGGGGCCGGACATTGGTAGCCGGCGCGTCCTGAAGACCCAGTTCGCTTCGATAGACCTCCCAGCGCAATCGAATGTTCTGTAGCTCTTCTTGGATGTTTAAGGGTTTGGGTTTTCGGCGCCAAAAACGTAAGTCCATATTCTATATCCCCAGATTGTTTAGGATTTCCCGCACTCGTTGACTTTCTTCGGCGGACAGACGATCCATGCAGTTGCCGGAGTGACTTGCCTGAACAGCAGCCCGTGCCTCACTCTGCGGTACATTCAGATAGACCGTCAGGAATCGCTCTAGCTCTGTCGGGCTCGGTCCGTTAAATAACTGTGTTGCATCCACGATCGGCACCCCATATGAAACTCGATCTGCGGAAACAGAGATGGTTTCGAATCCAGGAAGTGTGACGCTTTCGTCATGCCGGGTACGCTTCCGGCGATCTTCATCATCATCCGTTTCCCGCTCATTAGTTATGTCAAAGTTGTTATGTTTGGCAGACTGATTGGACGTTTTCCTGGGTGCACAGAATTCATAGGTATCTATAGCCACGATAAGACTATTGACAACTGTAATCATTATGTCCAGCCATTTGAGCCAGGACAAATAGGTTGTCTGTTGAATCGTATCGGCCAGCTCTTTGCGCTGACGCAAAAGTAGTGAATATATGACAGAGCGTAGTTTCCAGAAGAAGCCACTCTGTCCAAACAGGTTACGAATGAACACATCCAGCAGGTTCAGCAGTCCGAAACAGTTTAACCAGCTGCCACCATATCGTCTCAATTCACTGGTGATCTTGCTTATCAGGTTGAAGCGTAGGTTGGATACGACCACAAAGAACAGACCGGCAAACATGGTGAATATGCCGTCCAGGGCAGACTTTATGAAGTTAAAGCTGATCTCCAGCGTATAGGATTTCAACCCCTGTCGGGCTATATTGCGCATGGTTTCCAGCATCACTTTCATGACCACCAGTATCCGCCGGTTTGCCAGCAGTCCTTCCCGTGCCTGTCGGGATAGTTTTAACTGATCCACCTGATCGATCTGTGCCAGGGAGTTGATCAGACAGCAGGCCAGACTCTGCACATCCATGCGCGAACGCAGAATAGATAATGCTTCCCGGGTGAAGCTACGAGTTGATTGCAGAGCGAATTGTGTCGTTTTGATCATCAACGACTGCGGATCACGGTTATCTTCCTCAGCCGTCTCCTGCAGGTTGGTTTTACGAAAAGACGCTTCCAGCACATCCAGCTTCTTCAACGCTTCACCAGTCATCCAAGTAAACAGGTTTGGTGTCGTCTGAACCGGTTGACGGGCAATGCTTTCAAGGAGCGCTTCGATGCTGTCGTTTAGGTACTGTGCTCCGGGTACGGCACTTTTAAGACGTTGTTTAATATTGTCTGGCATTAGAGTCCTCTACTCCCTCTCTTGCTGAAGCGTGAGCTGCGCGGTTGATGACCGAAACTTGGCAGCAGTCCGACGCCTGAGTCTTCATCGAAGTTATCCGGTGGCTCACCACGGCCAGGCCAGTTTCCATAATCCCGCACCAGTATTCCGTTTTTGGTATAACGGAATCCCATTGGGGCATTATGTTCACGTGTTATTAGACGGTTGTGAGCAATGGCGGGCGTTATGTGATCTCCAGCCAGCTGAGGCTGCAGATTAAAGTTATAGCGCAGGAACTGGTCATGCTCTTTCCCGTAGGCGTACAGAGCCAGCATGAAAGCATCCAGCCGGTGATCTCCGGAAGGACCAGGTTCATATATCTCTCCCTGCTGACCATAGCGAGCAATATTGTAGTCTCGCATCTGTGGTACCAGGGCACGCTCGTTGTCTTCAACAGGAGTACCCTTTTCATCGATGGCCGGAATCATGATCATTCCGTTTTCCAGAACGGCAGAAGTCAACTTGACAATGAAGTTCTTGGCCTTATGTTTCTGTTTGGTCTGTGTGTAAGGATCGATGGTCTCTATGCGACTGCCAAAGTCCAACACATCCATGCGTTCCAGCAGGTGCTTCATGCCGGGGCACTTCTTCCCGGTAGACGTTTCGCCTCGCATCAGTGCCAGACGCAACAGCTCCCAGTTTGTATGACCATGTCCGTGATCGAATATTGCATAGTTGGGTGGAAAGTGTTTCATCACTTCAATGACTTCATCCACGGCCCGGGTATTGGTGTATTCCACAGCATCAATCTCCCAGACCCCGAATATGCGGAACTTCTTCTTAACCACGATTCGGTTCTTAAGGCTCCAATCTCCCTGGTTGTAGGGTATGGCCTCAGCGGGTTCATTCAGAAACTCCACCAGAACAATCTGCACACCATTCTTGGCTTCATTCCAGTCCACGCCCAGTGTATAGTAGTTGTTGGGATTGTATTTCAGGTCCCGATAGTCGTAGACATACAGGCTCCTGTCGATATCAGCGTGACGGAATACACCTTCGGCCATCTCTCCGAACTCGGCCAGGTACTCGTGTTCATACTGAGTACGGCTGGTGATGGCTTTTACCAGTGCTTCTTGCTCCGATGTCCATTCGGGAGACATGGTAGAAGGAATGTGATACTCATGAAAGTTGAATTCCGGTTTATGCTTATTGACGCTTATCTTCCAGAAGAACTCGCGACGCCCGGACGGTGTGGAAGAGAAGATCACCGTGGTATGCTTATATGTAGTGGCGATAGGCCAGATGTCAGCCAGCAGTACATCCTGGGGTATATAATCCCCTTCGTCGATGATCAGATCATCGGCTGAGTTGTGCACCAGGATACCCCCATTTGATAAACCCGATATGGTAAACCCCGATTCTTCCACGTTGGTGGGATAGAAGGCAATGAAATGATGATAATCTGCTACTTCAATATCATAAGTGGGCATCTTGCCAACTGGGTGGATGCTGGCTACCCGGGCCCAATTCAGCTGACCAATGGCATCCACTATGGCTATAAAGTGAGCATCGCGCCCATACTCTTCTTTAGTCTTAATCTCTGATACTGGCGTCCAGCCATTTGCAAATACAAATAGCGGATGGTTGGCGGTAGCAATCAGTCGTCTGGCGGTTGTGGTACGCAGTTCGTAAACCGGCTTTACACCGTTTTCATAGAACTGAACCACTTTTCCCTTCTCCGGGATAGTGGTCCGGGGATTAAGCGTAATGACTTCCTCACCCGGTCGGACTTTCTCAATTGGTTTCCAGCTACCATCGGCCATCCATACCATGGTGCCGGCAATCAGGCACTTACCACGAATGGATGCATTGGCAACCAGACCCCGTATAACCGAGCCATTATTAAACCATAGTTCATAGGGTTTCTTGCGGAAACCGGAAATGGAGTCCTTTATGGCTGGTGAGTCAAATGCCATTCGGCGAATTATATCAAACAGACCATCGATCTGTGTCTCGTATGCAGCTGTCAGAAGTACCTGTCGGTGGGCATAAGTAAAGGCTTTCCAGAGCGCTTCGATGGCCAGATAGACCGATTTCCCGGTACGTCTTCCCCACCTGAGCAGTTTGCGATAATGACGATCCCGCAGACACTTTCGCTGGTAGCGACGCAGTTCCAGGGGTGCATCCGGGTTCATGGGATTGCGTAGGTGCGTCTCCGCCCACAGATCAGGATTGGCAATAATGTGTGCTTCGATGAGTTCTTCTTTGGTCAATCCAGTCGGCTTTGTCGCCATATGAATAATCCATCACAGATGTTGTCCGCTTCTGTCTCAACCACGACCGTCTCCATCAGACCGCGTGGATAGTGGACCCATATCCAGTCCTTCATAGTTGTGTCAATCTTCAATGCCCGCGACCTGTAGAATCCCAGTATATTGGCCATTATCTCCTTGGACAGATTGTCGCGTATCTGCAAAGACTGATACTCATTGCGACGCACCCGGACACCGAATCTGGCCAGCAAGTGGGTTAGCAGCCGCCGACTGCGTTCTTCTATACGAGTCAGTCGTATGGTTTTGGTCTTCTTGATAAACCCGCCCTTATGGATCCGGATATTCGGATATGCTGATACGAGTATCTGGCGCAACGTCTCCTGTAACGCATCCTGATTCAGGTGTACCAGGAAATCCGGTATGACCAGTTGTTGCTCGATTATTGCACTCCGGGCGATAGCCTCAATCCAGTCCGCTTCCGGTGCGGTTTCTCCGAAGATAGGTATATGACGGGGAACAATGATCTGGTTATGTTTTAGTACATGGTGAGTGGACAGTTTCTTATCCGTATAGAAGGTACGAATGTCACGCCATCGGTTTTGATCCAGTAGTTCAATGGGAGAAGCCGGCGATATATAGCGGTAGGAGCCGCTGCGATAGGTGGATATATGTTTCGGCTGACCGAATGTGATGAGAGCCTTCACGGGAACAAACTGCCCCGAATTGAAAGCAATCAGCTCCCGCTCACCTATCAGTTTCTCCGCTGGAGCCCAGTTCCCATTGGACTCCAGCAGAAAGTTATCTCTGGCCAGCTCGACACGCATAGCTCATCAATCTCTTCCAGACTATCGTTTTCGGCGGAGCCTTTTCCGCCGTCTTCTGGCACTTGGTTTCTCATACTCCAGCGTTTCTTTATACCGTTCAATGATCCTCTTCCTGTTTATCTGACGGGAGAAACGCTTGATAAGCTTTTCAGCAGGTTCACCGTCACGCAGTTTTAAGAACAGGTTGGTTGCCATGTAGTCCTCCAGTTGTTTTATTGCACCATTTTGCCACTGCTGCCGCAGGTCGTCGACCATGTCGTATAGGGTCGATAGGGACAAATGATAGTACCATCCCACGGGTAGGGTTGCCATGGAACGTAGGGATATGGATAGTGATCACCTGCCGGTTCTGTCTCGACACTATCACTATCGTCTTCCGAGTCTTCATTAACAATCTTCACCTTAATCCCATCATCCAGGATCTCAATCTGGATAGCGTCACCCAGCTCTCTGAGCTTTTGTAATAGCTGGGACAGTGTGTCGATCTGTTTGTCGTTCAACTTCATACTGTTACCTCCTTATCTGTGATAATATGCTGCTTCATTACCGTACAGACGGCTGGAAGGATTCACCCGGGCTGCATAGATAGCCTGAACAGCACGCTGCCGCTCGGTTGCAGCATAGTAGTTTTGAAAACTGGGACCCAGATATCCACGTCCCATTTGAAATTGCCTTTGTTCAGCCAGAAACTGCTTGATCAATCCAGCCGCATTTGTTGCTCTTTGTAGGGCGTAATTGATTAGTGGAGTGGCGGCCATGTTAGCCAGCTCGAACCATGAATAAGCTGTCAGCAGTGTTCCGGTGAACGCCCATTTAGTTCCCTTCAGGAGAAAGCCACCTTCGGCACTGAACTTGGGAAAGATATGCTCTACCACTTCATCACCCTTCTTGTAGGGAACCCGAATCCATTTTGATACGTCTTCGCCCAACCCACCTACAAACCGAAAGAACTTGGGATCTTTCTCCAGCTTGATAATGTCCTCTGTTACTTCCCAAAAGTTGGGCCTCAGGGAGTTCAAGATTGCACCTTTGTTGCCTGCCAGCGGGGTTATTTCTGCCCCCTGAAGTATAGACTTGCCGCGACCAAAGTATCCTGCCAGACCCAGCTCCCGGGCATTCTTCGCCCAGGCGGTGAATACATTCCGGTAACCTTTCTCCCAGGCACGTTGTCCAATCGATTCGATGGCGCTCAGTGTAGCATGCCCCAGCGTAAAACGGGACCAGCCGGTTACCCGTCCGGAGAATAGAGTTCTGTATCCCCAGGCCCCGGAGAAATGAAGTCCTCCTCGATGTATGAGTCCTGCACTGGTAATAATACCTGTATACAATGAATGATACACCGGCGGTGTCAGGGTACTGATAACCGGAATACCTGCCATCTGTGCACCAACGGCCACACCAAGTGGCAGGGCGGAAGGTCTGTTGAGACGTTCTCTTATGTCACCTAAAGTCGCCATTTAGCTAACATCCTTAAAACATAGATCGATGTCTGGTTCTGTGCATGGCTAACACCAGGTCACCGGAAGCACCCAGGTGTCCGACAGGCATGGGTCTGCCGGGCAACTTGGCCCAGGTACGAAATCCGGGACCGCCACTGAAAGCTCGTTTGTCCACGACAGCAGGTTGCATGCCACGCATTTCCTTATGGATCTGGCTGGCGATCCTACCAATGCCCAGTCCGAATTGTGCTCCTTTATAGGCACCAAAAAGACCCCCAAACGTACCGGCAATAGCAGCTGCCGATAGTTTACGCATCGCACCTCCACGAATAACCAGACCGGCAATAACGGCAGAGATACTACCCATGCCGACCGCACCGGCCGTACTGAACGGTGCGATAACACTGGCAGCGGACATCTTCTGGTTGGCAGTTAATGTCTGATAGGTATTCACCAGACTATCCCACATGGATGGTGTATTGATGTGTGGCAGTCCACCGGTTGCCCAGAAGTACAGGTCCGTGGCCATATTCAGACCTGCACTACCGGTATCCAGTTTACCCTTCTCGAACAAATCCACCGGCATGAACAATCGGGCCGCACCAGCACCTAGTGCCAGTGCCACGGTACTACCGCTAATAGCCCATTTGGCAGCTCGCAATCTGGTGGGATTCAGTCTCTGCAGTAGTTCTTTCGCACTTGGCATGGCAATCGACTCCTACATGTTTAGTATATTGCGCAGTGTTGGATTGGACTGAATGCGACTCAAACGGCGGGTTAGTTCGCCGTATCGGGCCTGGAATTGCTTGATACGGGCAGCATCCGGGAAGGCACTGCGAATACGTGCTTCACCCCAGTAAGCACCAAGCCGTCGACCGACAGCACCGCCGGCAACCGTATAACTAATAATGCGTGTCAGAGAAGGGTGCTCTTCACTGTGGTAGGCGGCCATAAATCCGGTTGCCGCACCCAACCACATTCCTCTCTGGTTATAAAAGCTGCGTATGGATGCTTCATATTGGGGCAATTTCATGGCCCTGTCGAGCACATGCAGGCGGGCAGCCTTCCTCCATGCTGCCTGACCCAGTTGCAAATCAACCAGTCCTCTGCCACCACGCTTAATACTGCTGGCTCGACTGACCGCTTCCCTGATGCCCCTATTGGCATTCTCCAGAATGGCAGGAGCTTCTTCCACCAGCCGACCCCAGATGGATTTCAGATGACTGGCTTCTGAAAACATACGTTCCATGGATTTATACTGTCGGCCGGAGAAGAGATTCTTAACCCAGTTATACGTCGGCATCGTCTTTCTCCTCCACGATCAAAGCATCGGAAACTACATCCGGATTTCTGCGAAGCAGCTCTTCATAGCGTTTGCGTAACTCGGCCTCATGTCTGGACTTATCCCTTTCTTCATCCACTCTATATTTACGGCGCATCTCACGGGTGGCCAGGAACGCCTTGCGAAGCTGCTCCTTTCGACGCTGGGCGCGTTCTTTGACTGAAAGAGATGGGCTTTTCTTGCGTTCATAGTAAGCAGTACCTGTTGCCGGGTCAACGGTGGTTACCGATTCTTCTATCTGACCACGAATGGCCAGCTCCTTCTGAGCGCGCAACTCCTGCAGTTCGGCATCGATATATTCGGCAATCATATCCAGTTCTACGACGTCTTCCGGATCCACCTGAAGGTCGCGAACCAGGGCGGGTACCAGCTGATCGATGACGATCATCTCTTCCGGACAGCCGTAACCCTCCGGTGCGATACCGGCTTTCTCATATATGCATATTGTCGCAAACGGGCAATCTGAGCTCTTGCATACCATTGGCAGACGATGCTTGAGTCCATAGGTACGGTTATCTTCCAGGTGCCGCTCGATCAGGCGCAGCTTATCCGGCTCAATCATAATCTTGTCCCGCAACTCTTCCGGGTAGTTATCCAGAAGTACCTTCAAGCTACTGCTCTTTACCTTGCTCAGAGAAACCGGTTTGTCAGCTTTCTTACTCATTATATTACAATGCGCAGAATGGTCTGTCCTTCGCCTTTCGTCACAGCCGTCCGGAGACTGTAAGACTCCGCATTATCCGGCACCGGATATCCGGAAAACCCATGAGTTTCCTGGAGATCAACCGGTATGGGTGTTATACAGGGATGCTCACTGGCGTTTTCTACGATATACATTATCTGGGAGGCACGGGATACGGTACCGATCCGGTGGAAGTTGTAGGCATTGTCTCCCACCAGAGAACCGCTCTGTGCCTGGTCATCGTTCAGGTACAGGTGATGTTTATGTCCGGTGATCACATAATGGACAATCTTGCCCATCTTATTGTATTTGAGTATTTGCTTGTCAATAGAAATGCGGTTATGACCGTGCCAGAAGAGAATGTTAGCACCGTTGATATTGGTTAGCAGTTCATGATCGGTTACGACTTCATGAAAGGCCACATTCTCCTGATTGATCAGTAGCTTCTGTAGATAGAAATGTAACAGATAGTCCAGGTTGTTGTGGAAGTCCACAGATTGGATCTCCTCATCCAGGCGAGACTCGTTTCCGAATACGGAAATGACTTCCACATTGAAGCTCTGAGCCAGATCCTGAACGAAACTGCCCACGATATCTGCACCGATCAGAAAGCCTTCTGAGATGGCATACAGGTTCCGAAGTATCTCATCTTTGCGGCGATTGGAGTTGAACATGTCGCCGGTCATGGCCAGTACAATAGAATCTATCCCCAGCGGCATGAAGAGCAGTCGAATGCGGTCAGCAAACTTCTGTAATCGCTTGCTGGCCACATGGAAGTTGAATTCATTCTTGCCCTTGGTATCCCTTAGCAGCACAGCTTCATTCAGATGCAGATCCGTCAGCTGAACAATACCAACACGCTTAACATTGTCCGGAGAGGATTGAACCGGCTGAAAGGAAACCGGCTCACGGCTTTTCACGGAGACCAGAATCTGCTTCAACAGGTCTTCGGTAGCATTGATGACCCGGTCCTGTTCCCGGAACATCTTGCGTAGAATACGGTTCTGGTCCATCAGCCGCTGTCGAGAACGACGCAGTTTGATCAGGGCCAGCTTCAACTCTTCCTTGGTCATATCGTCCACATCCGAATCAAAGAGAGTCGGCTCGTCCTGATCATCAAAGTCATCCTCTCCCCTACTGCCTTCATCAAACTGTATCTTCTTCAGTATTGCTTCACGGTTACGAATCCAGTTATATACGATGGTTTTCGTACCGGCAAAGTCATCCTCTTCACACAGGATATCATAGATATCACTGACATTCAAACCTCCCTGCTCATAGAGGTTAATCGCTTTCAGTTTAATGCTTGCATCATACATGACTTCTATTACCCATTGTTTTTGATAGGTATGTCAATCTGGAGTACCTGCTGAGCGCTCGGGAAGTCTTCGATATACATAAGCGTTGCAATCTTGGTCAGGTACACACATTCCCGGCCCATAATATGGTACATCTTGTTGAAGGAATCCCAGTAGCGGTTTCCTTTCAGTGCTTCGGGTAAGTATTCTGGAGCATCACAAAGATCAGCTAGCTTGTTACGGAGCAGGAGAATATCCTGTCGTACATTGAAGTCTAGATCCATCTTGATCCCTCTTCATCCCATTCATACGGTTTCTGACGAATCATCTTGCTTTCGTATTCATGGCGCTTGGCACGAATCCAGGCTTCATTTACAGGTGTGAAAGCAAGTATGGAACGCCTGATACGGAACGGATCGTGATCGATTAGCTCACTGGCGATCATCCGTTCATAGTCACCCACTGCCACCAGGTACCACTTCTCGTATTTGCGATCGAATACCAGCTGAAATACCACTTCTTCCTCGGAGCGCAGATCAGCGATTTCATCTTCTGTCATTTCCACAATAACCGGTGCATATGGATCCGAGTCCAGAAAGGCAAGCGCCAGTACACGTAGTGGTTTGGGCAATACATCGATTCCCTGAATAACCTTCATATAACCTCCTCGCTTATTTCATGAACCAATCCGATTTGCTTCGCATCTTGTGCAAACAGGTAGGTTTCCTGCTGCATATACTTCTCAATTAGCTCTTTGTCTGATACCAGATACGTCAGCATTTCCTGCCAGGCATTAGAGAGTTGAATAACAAAGTCGCTGTAACCCTTGAAGTCGGATACCGGTGCGTAATCCGGAAAGGAACTCTTCATGTTATGAATTAGAAATGAACCATGTGGCAGAGTTATGCGTCGATCGCAAGCCAGGTAAGGCAACATGGCACCGGAATATACCTTGCCCATATTGATGCCAACCGTCTCAGTAGGAATGCTCTTGACCAGATGATACAGGGTAAGTGAGGTAATGGTATCTCCGCCAATGGAATTAAAGTAGATATACACCGGAACTTCCATCTGCCGGGCAGCAACCAATATATCTATGAAAGATGTAATGATCTCTTCTTCAATCTCTTCTACAAGGTAGATACGCAGCGGATCGGTACTACTCCGGTTGGTCGAATTGATACTTGATGATTCCGACATAGCGTACTTTCTCCAGTTGTCGTCTCACAGCATACATTTGCGAATCCAGATCTATCCATTCGGAGGGAATCACCTGAACCTCCACATCCAGGATTCCGAATTCCTGATCTCGATATTGTTGTGCCAGCTCACCCAAACGGTTATTCAGCTGACTCTGAAAGCTCTGATTGTCATCGTCTACCTCTATAATCTCAACACGAGTAATCGTTTTGATAGTACTTGCCATTGCCATTTCCTCCTAAAAGTCTCTCAGTAGAAGATCTTCCGGATCGGCACTGGTTGCCCAGTCCACTCTCACCTGCGTCTCCAGCCAGTAGATACGGCCGCAACGATGGCAGGTCTCGGCTCCGTCCGACAGCACTTCCAGCAGTTCTCCACAGAGACAGCGGACGTTGACCTTCTGATTGTTCCATTCGAATTCCCACATATCGGAATAATACTCTTCACCCATCATTTACCCTTTCTAATGTTGATAATACTTCGATTGAAATACCGGTTGGCCATGGATGGCTCACGCATGGTATTTTCATGAAGCTGATTACGCTTCTCCTGAAACTCTTCCGTTTGTGGTATAATGATATCCAGATTAAACTTGGTGGCTTCATGTAGGCTCTGTTGACGCTCTAACATCAATCTTAACGGAATGGCATGTGGATTGACGCTATTGTTTTCAGCTGATTCGGTTGATGGAGTATGCAATGCCCAGTGAGTGGCATAGTTGATTACTTCCGTGGCCGCCTGAATACAATCGATTGCCTGGTTACCGGACTGGGTAACCTCACCTTCCATTAGACCGCTCAGATCCGGATCGTCAAACTCCTCTCCGCCATCCCATTTGAATACGTTGCCCTTCTGTACCCATTCAAACATGCGTCTGGCTTTCTTCTCCAGTTTGCGGCGTATCCGCTTTACCACCCGACCGGCAATGGGAACCTTTTCCAGCTTGGTCTTCTTAATCAGGCCGGCCATAAACTGATAGACAAACCCCAGCAACATTCGCCACAGTATCTTCAGCAGACTGAAACGGGTTACTCGCTGTCGATCCTCTATTATGGATTCCAGTGTTCGGGTTTCAGCCGGTAACTGCATGTCCATCAGGTTCAGTTCGGCTACGTCACGGCAGCTCATATCATCCGGAAATCGCACGTCTGGCACACGGTAACCATCCGGACCGGGCTCGGTAAAGAGCAATTGTGATGGCTCAAACCCATACTGAGCCAGAAAGGCATTGTTCATGATGCGCACCGCCCGATCGAATACTTCATATGTAATACTGTTTGTATCATCATTTCCCAAACGTCGTACGGCTTCAGCCAGTCGGGGACGTTCTGCAGCGTCTACCGGTATGGAAAGTGCTTCGAGTTGCCGGTCAATCTCTTCCCGCAATTCCCGGAGTTCCTGATCCGCCTGAAGCGCATCGTCGAGCAGCTGCTGATAGGTCTGCTTTTGTTGCCGCTCTTCTTCGGTGGGTTCATCCTCCAGGCGTACTTCAATCTTCGGGTCGCCCATTACCCTTGGTCGTTCATACTCAATTTCGGGTCGATAGTCCAGTATTCCAGTCTTCTTGCGTGCCATTCGTCACCTCATTTTATCAGTGAGCCGGCTCTTAGTAAATGACTCAGAGCGGCTCACTATAGATATGTCACACTTAGTTCGGCAGTGTGTCCTGCTGAGGGACGATTTTGCAGATGATCAGCTCCTGGACAGTACTGGTTTTCAGGACTCTAAAAGATACCAGTGCATCGAACTGGCGACCGTTGCGCCCCATGATACGGGCACGGATCTCGCCTTTTCGTGGTACATCGACGGTGGGCAGCCAGTAGAGGATATTCAGGAAGGGAATCTCATCCTTGCGGTATCCGGTATATGTGAGAAACCGGCGGTTGGTCTCCATGATATAACCGGATCGGTTTACAAGAATGACCGGGCAATCGAACTCTTCAGCCATGGTATGCCAGAGTTCTCTCAGGGTCTCTAATTGTTTGGTGGGAGAAACATCTTCGACGTATTCAGGATTAACCAGCTGGGCCACATCACAGTCCAGTTCCTTGGCCAGTCGCATGAGCGTATCCAGCGACACATTGGTACGTGTACCGTTTTCGATCTTGGATACATATGTGCGGTGTAATCCGGCACGAATGCTGAGCTGCGCCTGGCTGATATTCTTCAGGATTCGCAGGTCGCGAATGCGTTGAGCGATATGCTCGGCGGGTACCTTCTTAACAAACGACATGTGAATTCCTCCAGTGAATAGTGTAATACCATTGTGAGATCGTGTAACAAGGGATTGATGCCTTGTTTATTGTAAAGGTGGAGCCAAAAAGTGCTTGCATGTTTCGCCAATATGTTGTATATTTCAGCCATCATAATAAACAAAATGAACAATACATTATCCATATTGGATAATCAAATATACATAACAGAGGAGGAGATTGCAAATGGTTTTTCAAATCGATGAGACCAGACAGGCCGTCCTTGACATAGAACAGGAGCTTCAACCCCTTTACGAGAAGTTTGCCCAGAACGAAGAGGAAGAGTCCGACATCCAGGAGTACGAACAGCAGATCCGGGAGTTCTTCAGCCGCAATGTAGCATTTCTGCGGCAATATCTGGGGTTTGTCACTCGCATGGAAGCGTTCAGCCGAGATGAGTTTGCTGAATTACTGGGTGTTTCACCGGCTACGGTTAAATGGTGGGAACTGGCCAAAGGACTTCCCAACTATTCTTCTGTGCGAGCTCTGCTGCGATTGACGAATAAGGTATTACAACTGGAACAACCTTTCCATTACGGCGATATCTACTGCCGTAACATTGCTCGTTCGATCATTCAAAAAGTACCCGCTCGCCTGAATGGCATCAATGCACTCGTTCAAGCGCTGTCGGGTATGCCACAAGAGGAGCGCCGACGGTTTATCACTTCGGCCCTGAATAACATCAGCGAACTAAAACGTTTCGTGGAGGAAGAACATGCCAACAGCAACAGAGAAGCACCCAACACTGGTCCTTGATGTTAAAGGCAAAGTTATTGATTGTGATCCGCAATTTGAACACTTCCTGGGCTTTCCCTATATGCGTCTTATAGGGGAGCCGCTGACTGCTATTACACGCTCTATTGAGAACCTATCCGACTTCCTCAGGCAGGTGATACAGAGCGGTCCCATCCGTGGCTGGTGGGACATAAAACTGAGTGGAGATCGCCGGATATATGGATTCTATAAGATGGTCTTTGATGCGCAGAAGTACAGATATTATGTGTATATCCACGACTTCAAACTTCATATGGATATCAACACCGCTCTATCATCTCTGATTGCCGAGTTTGAAAATGAAGACATCCTGCAACTTCTGGCACTGGCTGGTCAGCTTATAACCCACAAACAACAATGATGTAATATGACTGATGAGATATTCATACCGGTAAAGGTAGAAGAAAGACTCGCCGAACTGTACAACAAAATGGTCAGCGAAGAGGAAACCAGTAGCGACATTGATAAACATGAAGATGACATTAAGATTCTATTCAGCAAGAACCTGCAATTCCTGAGAATGTATCTGGGATTCTGGGCGGTCGGGGAACCGTATACCCGGACTGAGTTTGCCAGCATGCTGAACGTATCAGTACCGACACTTAAGAACTGGGAGCTGGGATACTCCCTACCGAATCACTACTCCCTGAAGCGTATCATATCGGTCGTCAAGAAGGTTCTAAATGTTGAACTGCGTCCAGAACAGCTCTACTGCAAATCCATCTCCCACATCATATCTGCCCTTCAGCTGGGTATGGATGAAGTTTCCTACAAGACCATATCCGAGGGTGTGGAAAAGGTCGGTGCGAATGAAATGTTGAACATCATTCTTAACCGTTCCGTCGAGTACCATGACATCTTTCATATCCTGGTAGAACACGCGCCCATCGGCGTCTATATGTTTCAGGATTACCGGCTTATGTTCGTTAACCCGGCCATGGCAAATGGGCTCGGTTACCAGCCTGAAGAACTTATAGGAAAGTCCATAATGGAGCTTATTCATCCAGATGACACTGCCCTGGTGAACAGGATGATACAGGAACGGCTCGTCGGGAGAATGGAGTTTGTGGAGTATACCCTGAGATTGCTTTCCAAGGACGGACATATACGTTACTGGCGGGTAAAGGGATCGGTCACTCTATATAAAGATAAGCCGGCCATCATCGGTACGGCTGTGGACTTTGGACACTTTATAACGTCATCTTCTCTGTTTGAAGGGTGTATGAATCGCAATCCACTGAGTTTGCGACCGTTCATTAATGAAGCATCCCAGGCGACGGTTGTCATGCGTTGCGTCGGTACCCGTGCTAACAAATGTGAAGACTTTGTGATATCGGTTTTCAATGATAAGGCTGACGCCTTTCTCCGGCAATTCGGAATTGTTCTTCAGCCCGGTATTCGCGTTAGTCAGCTGCTAATCAATCATCCGGATGTGGTTCGGGAGTTATGCAATATATACTGTAATGACAAATACCGGGTATACCGTCGATTAAAGCTTAAGGCACCAAATGAGACGATCGTAAACACACGGTTTCGGGTGATTCGTTTCCCACTAACCGAATATATTGTTGTGCAGTTTGAAATATAGTATTGCGTAATTAGGGGCACTTTAGTATATTCTCCTAAAACCAGGAGGATATACATTATGAAAAAGCGCCCTATAGTTCTGAGTATAAGCAACCAAAAGGGTGGAGTTGGGAAGACCACAACCGTATGCGCACTGGCGGAGACCTTTGCCCATAAGGGTTTTCGTGTTGGAGTGATCGATACGGATCCCCAATCTAATACTACCAGCATACTGGGTAAACCCCCTTATTCACAGGCCGAAAACATCATTGCCGTCCTGGATCCGGAGTTTGATCGACCTATCTCTGCCCTGTTTGTAGAGTCTCCGAAGATTAAGAACCTCTATCTCCTACCCTCTTCCATAAAGGCGGCTGGAATGTGGCCCGGTCTGTATGGACGTCTGAACGAATATATGATTAATATATACAGTTTATTGGCCAGGTACCTTTCGCAAGATGCAACAATCAATGAGGACTTTGATGTCATAATAATAGATACACCACCCTCACTGGATCTGCCCATGATTAACGCACTGTCTTCCTCTGACTACGTAATAATCCCCGTGCAGTCCGGAGACCCCTTCTCCCTAGACGGGTGGTCCGAGCTTTATCTCACCATTCAGAAGGTAAAGAAGAACACCAACGAGCGACTGGAGATCCTGGGTATCCTGATTACCTATCACGATCCCAGATTTAACGTATGCAAATCCAACTACAGCTATATCCATGATCGTTTTCGTAGAGAAGGTATTCGGGTCTTTAATACCTACATCAGTGCTTCAGTGGAAGTCAAACTGTCTCACGTGACGAGAAAACCCATCACCATCTTTAATAAGAGTCATAAAGTCAGCGAACAGTACCGCGAGCTGACAGATGAAATCATTCAAATCCTAGGAGGTCAAATTGGCAAGGAAGAAACCAAAGAAGTCGAAGAGGCCAACAGTTGACGACATCAATCAAATGTGGGGTGTTAGTGATGAGATACGCTCCGATGGTGATGTACTGGATGAATTCCCTGGCTTCGTAAAGAATAGTGTACAAAAAGACACGTACCCACAGGATACAGGAGACGTACCTGGTACATACGACATACCACGTACGCCAGACGTACCCGATACTACCGACGTATTGCATACAGGAGACGTACCCGATACAAAAGACGTACTACATACTCCTGATGTATCCAATACACCTGACGTGCCAGGTACATCAGATGTGCCACATACGACTGGTGTGCCGGATACAGATAGTGTACGCCGACCGTCAGACGTACCCAGAAAGTACGTCAGACGTACCTCCTCACTGGACAAATATCAATGGAGCATCGATGTATATCGTCGCTGCATTCCAGATCAGAAGTCCAGAATCAAGCGCCTCTTGTTAAGGGGTATAGGTAAGTTCGTACCAAACAAACGATCTATGTTAACCCGTCGGCTATTCTCGACCATGGTTTTCGATGAACTGTCTGATTTATTAAAAGGCAACTGGAAGATGAAGCGGGATATACCTTACTACAGGAAGGTGTGGAAAAGCCTACAGCGCGAAGGATATCTATCCTTAATCGATATGAGATTAGATGGACCACTCCATGAGCGTGGTTCGATATTTAAGGTCAAGTTTCCTTTATGGGTCGATACAAACAAAGACGTGAAGAAAGTCAGCACCAGACGCCTGATACTGGATTGTATATTGTGTACAGAATACCTAAAAGACGGCGATCTATCGGTCTTGCCTTACTTTGATATGGTTCAAAAAGAGTTGAAGAAGCGAAAGATAGATACAGAACCATTATGTTCCTAAAGGGTCGCTTACTGGTTCTCAAGGGGTCGTTAAGATGTTCCTAAAGGGTCGCTTAATTGTACCCAACTGGTCGTCAGCTGACCAACTATTTGCTATTTTGCTTGACTAATTGGTATCCATATTAGATATTAATCGCTCTTTTGTATATAGGCTTATTGATTATGGCTAAATCATTATCCATATTGGACAAAGTTAAGCGACCCTTTAGGTACGTTCAAACGACCCTTTAGGTACCTGCATGCGATACCCTGGGTACCACTAAGCGACCCTTTAGGTACGTAGTCAATTGGAAGTATAAGAATCGTAAGTATTATAATAGCATTGGTTATATATATGGACGTTTCTTTTGCACATAGAATCGTTATGCTCTAATCAATAAATGAATATATACTACTTAGTTATACTTGATTAATTAGTTAATTGGAATTTCAATATGAAAGACAACAAACAACTGATCGCACCGGATATCGTATCCTTTACCCACTATCCATTTGGGTTCTTGAAGACACCCGAGAATCGTCCCCATCATATTATTGATATTCGTGGGCGTATTACCTATGATGGAAAGGTAAACGAATATCGCTGGGTTGTTAAGGGAGATAAAGTTGCCGGACTCCCGGTTGGTTCTGAAAATGACCTGGAAGCATTCGTCCATATTGAGCAAGCCCGCAGTGCCAGCACCGATAGTTTCGAAGTCAGCAAACAGCACATACTCCACCAACTTGGCTATCCAAATAACGGAAAGTACCATCTCATCATTAACAATGCTATTACCAAGTTTCGAAAACTGAACATAACCGCATTCAACTGTCTGATGGATCCTAAACGGGGTAAGTTCTATAAGGCACTGACTTTCCCATTCTTTGATTCAGTTGGCATTCTGGGCCGTGGAGATGCTGTCAACGAGATCGATATGAGCATTGATGCCGAGCAGGTACTGGAGCAACTGTCTTCCATGCGGCACGTTGCCTTTGTCTTTACCCTATCAAAGCCACTTCGAAGGCTGTTGGATTCTTCAAACGCCATCCCGCTGGATTGGGATATCTATGTAAGTCTGCCCGAGATTAAAAGCCGCATGTTATACCGTACTGTGAATAAGTTGAGTCATTTTAACATTGACTATATTGAACTTCGGGAAATGGGGAAGCTGCTTTCTTTGGCCTTTTATCGTAACTCTCGTATTCGAGCATCGCTGGAGAAACCCCTGGACGTACTGAAACAGGCTGGTGTCATTCATGACTATCGATTTACCGAAGACAATGGTATCCATTTTAAGTTTAACCCCATTCGGACACAGGTTAAATCCAGCGACAGTACCCGTAAGCACCCACTTTATGAATATCTTGTCAACAAAACCAATGTGAATCCGCGCTCGGCTCGAGACTGCGTGGAGAGCTTATATTGGCGTGAGGAAGACAAAAGATGGGTCATTCGTTTCTATGAATCTCATAAGAAACAACGTGGCTGGAATGACGGGATGCTGGTATTACTACTGAAGGGAGACCAGGAAAAGGTAAAGGATGAACTTCTGGAAGCTCGTCAATGGATCGATCAGATGAAAGCGCAGACCAAATCAAAGGAAAGTGAACAGGAAGCCCGGGAGTATTCGAACAAACTTGATGAAATGCTGGTCAAAGCAGTTACTGAGCTTACAGAAGATGAGCTGAAAGCCCTCTACGAGTGGTCTGTTGAGAATCTTGATAACTTCAGTGTCGAACACCTGAGAAAGAATATGGCTGCAGTAAACAGTGTTCGAGAGTTGCTCGCATCACCCATCTGCAAAGGATACTTCATAAAGGCATTTCAGGAAGTATATCCGGAAAGGTTCAGAGAGATGCAAAACGCAGCCAGGAATGGCAAACGAAAGGGTAGGGAAGTGGTCAGAAATGCTATACAGCGTTCCTTATTCGAATAAGTCTATGTACCGGTCTGCTTGATAGTAACGATCCGCATTGTCTTCGTTCTTCTCCAGAGCTGTGATCAGTCGAAAGGCAATGTGCCTTTCTTCTTTTCGGAGTATTCCCACCATTTTGTTCTTTACCGATAGCAAGTATGATAACTCCTTTATAATATCAGTGTTATTCATAACACCTCCTTAAAATGGCAACTCTACATCTTTATCATCTATTATTACTTCATCCAGTTTATCCAGCACCTCATCGGTGGAAGGCTCCTTCTTCTGGCGCTTTCCCAGAACCAGTGTTTCCCAGACCCGCCGATCTGTCTCTTCCCGCTTTCCCCAGCACAGATTCTTAAACTCACACCAGTAACATTCCTGACTATTCTGTTCGACCTTCGGAAAGTCACCATTAACCGTATATTTGGTTATGGCTTCAGCTGCTTCAACAACCGTATCGTTTAGTCTGTCGAAGTGCTCTTTCTTCCGGGTAGCGGTAAAGGTTCTGGCAACAGGCCAGAGTTTCTCCACGACAACAGGTCGTCCGTTCCGATCCCGCTTGATTCGACCATGCTTATCCTTCACTTCTTTGCGTCGCAACTCAAACCAGTGCAGGTTAAAACCCACCTTCTTCTTCCCCGTGGCAAAAGCATACAAGGTCAGCTGCATATCTTCATCCGGATCATAGTTCTTTAATGGGTTCTTTGCCGAGAACTTGAACTTGTGATCCAGAATGTACTCGGATGTCTCCAGGTCCACGTATCCCAGTATGGGCACACCATCAAACTCCAGGCGAATCTCCATTTCAGTGCTGATGGGATCTACAGAGCCTGCCAGATGTTTCATATGAGCCGCCAGCATGGCACGTCCCATAGCAACAAACTCTTCTTCGCTCTTGTTTACCCAGTTATCAATCCGGTGTTTGTTTCTGGCAAACTCTTCCTGGAATACCCGTAACACTTCATTCAGCGGCAGGTCTTCACCCGTCTCTATCTTGTGGATATAGTTCTTCTCCAGCGCCGTATGTGTTGCCCCGCCAGCAACCAGATAGGGGGTGATAGAGCCCAGTCCTTCAACATAGTTGAAGTAATACTTCCGTGGACAGGCCTTCAGCAGCTTAATCTGCGATATCGATAAATGTGGCTTTGGTAATATATAATCCATCCCTAGTTCTTCCTATCCGAACGTGTCATGAAAGACAGCGTCTTCTGCATGACCAGAATATCGAAGCGATCATCCTGGCCGCTTACCCATTTCAGGCAGGAGATATACCCCTGCAGAAGAAACATGTTCATGGTCATCTCGTATGACGGCCGTGACATGCGCATCTTGCTGTTCAACTCACCCAGCAGTTTCTCCAGTACTGCCAGTTTCTGCTCAATCTCTTGAGGGCTTCGAGTCACTTTTGTCCCCTTCGCTCTTTTTACTAACATAAAGTGCAAATTCTGTACCTATCGTGTAAGTGTATGGTATTACTACACTTACACCCGACAAGTGGCAAAGCCCTCATTTCAGGCCCTTTTGGACGTATTGTCCAAATTAGCGAATGTCTCTACCAAGATACTCGATCTGCTTGACTTTCCATCTCGAATCCGAAGCTCGATATGCTCGGTAAGCATTAGCGATAGCACTGTTTTCGTCTTCTCCGAGTACCACAACAGAGACTTCATCGCCCTTATCAGTTAAAAAGGTCACCTTGTAGTGGCTCAATTCCGACATTGATCCAGAGCCCCTCACAAATGATTAAACGGACCCCTCCAGAGGGGGTCTCATAGTAGGTATGTCAATCGAAGGGTGCCTGGAAGGCCTGTGTGGAAAGGTTTTTACACTCCGTGTCTGCGGCGTATCCGTCCCACGGTGGTGTGGCTACATTTCAGCTTGCGGGCAATCTTGCGGTTGGACCAATCCGGATGGGCTTTGGCCAGTTCAATGATCTTCTGTTCCAGTTGTTCACGTGGTGGAACGACAGTTTCCACTTCCATGTCCACTTCGTTGGACTCGATGGAACGTACCGTTCCGGTTAGCCACCCAAACAGCACCAGCATGGACGGAATCAGCACGCCGACCACCGTACCGATAACCCGGGGGAACAAGCCATCAGGTGCATATATGATCATGTAATAGACATTCAGCGCCACACTGACGATACTGGAGAGTATCAAGATAAGCTTGGCAGAAGTCGAACGAACTCCCAGACGCTGGGCATATACGGTATACTGCACCGAATAATAGATACTCAGATCCAGTGCCAGAACGAGCATCACATTGCTCAGTGTGGAGAGATTTACCCCGAACAGTATCAGTCGGGCATCGAAGTGGCGAAGGGTGGCAAAGTTGTGTTCGAAGGTGGCCATGATATAGAACAGTGGCAATAGTTTCAGCCAAAAGCTATTAAAGCGTTCGAAGCGTTCAGCAATAGATTTCATCACCACTTCCTTCCATCAATCATCACCTTCAGGTTTTCCAGATACCAGATACCCTCTTCCATGGATTCAAAGACCACATCAGCAGCGGCCACCGGCATGCGAAAGTACTTCCTGGGTTCCGGCAATACCAGCACGACCGGCTTCCCCAGGGCGCGGGCGTAACCGATTTCAAATGCCAGGTCATAGCCGCCGGGGTTGTCTTTCTCCAGATAAGCAAACAGCACATCAGTTGCTTCAATTCCGGCAATGTCGACGGGAGTGAACTGGTCTTGATCGGTGAGATTGTGATTGCGGGGATCAATCCAGACAACGCCTTCCAGAGACAGGCGCTTCTTAATGCGATCCTGCCAGCCACTCTTTAGACCGCCGGCTAGATAGACTTTCATCTACGCACCTCCATCTGTTTGTTTAATGCTCGTCTTCACGAATTAGGTATGTCAATGATGAGCAGCTGAGATAGGGAGTGGGGGAGGATTTTGAACCAACCAGGTTGCCACAGCGATACGAAAACGTTATAGAATTAATACCCGGGGATACCACTGCCAAAGTCAGGTGTGTAGAATGGGCACAAAATGCGTAGACTGACAGTCAACAGATAAGTAGTTGTATTTGATGGATATATGTAATTTCAGTACCTGTGTTCGATACCATTCACTATTACACGATTCTTCGACATACCAGCAGTTGAGTGTCTTTGACATGGTAATAAGTGGGTCCTAATGCGTTCCATCCCGTCCCCGAATCAATGGGACAAATGGAAAAACGCAGATACCGAATCAGAGCCAGACATCCTGATCGGTGAGAGTACTCACAACGGGCGAGGGGGCAACGGTACGCGGGACGACCCCCGAAAAGCCGACAGAGCGATGAGGAACCGCTCGAACAGTCCGGGAGAAGCCGGGCCCCGTTCGCGGGGTGGTGCTGGCATCATTCCTCTATTGACCAGCACGCGGGTACGGAGTCTCCGGTGAGTGCTCGCCTCCCTTACGGGAGCGCCAGGGCCGGCTCTACAGAGAGTCGGTTTATATACCCGTGGTACACCCTGTTCAAAACGTCTGCACTTATTGATAAGTGTGTGCACTTTGAACGGATGGATTATGGTTTAAGTATGACAAATCGCCCACGATGCTGTTGATTGTCTGCTCTTACCTGATAGAAGTAAGTCCCCGCCGGTAGACTACGCATATCCAGTTGCCGAATATGTCGCCCGGGGCCCAGCCTGCCGTATTCCCGGTGAAGAACTTCCCGACCCAACACATCATAAACTGATAATGCCACGTTGACTGCTTCCGGTATGGATAGCAGCACTGTGCCAATGGAAGTTACCGGATTGGGGTAGATAGCAATCATAAATCCCTTCGGTGGCGCCGGTGGTGTATTATCAACGACTGTCGGCGCTTCGATATTAAAGCGAACATGAGTGCTGTCCCACAAACCCATCGTATCTGTTACAATCATCACAAACCCAGCCGGACCATAGTAATCCCCCGGATCCGGCTCCACATATAACACTCCCACCGAATCATATACCCGCACATGATCCAAATCCTTATATAATAACACCAGCTGACCAATCGTATTATCCGGATCATACAGTATTGAATCCAGGACGGCTGAATACACCTGACCAAAGGGCAGGGTGGTTATGCTCAGCTGAACATCCGGAACACCAGCTGACACCGTATCAGAGGGGTCCGACTCATTGCCGGCACTATCCACAGCCGTCAGATAATACACATAGAGATTCCCCGGCTGCACATCTTTATCCACCGCATGTGTATCCGGATGGGCAATCGTCTGATAGTGTGAAAACACCATCTCATTAACCGCCCGATACAATCGATAGGAGTGCATATCCGGCTCCTTATTAGGACTCCAGTAGATGTTCAGTGAATCGGTCTGCGCATAGCCCAGAGACAGTCCGATCAGCAGCATCATAATCCAGCGCATCATGTAACCTCCTGTTTTCTCTAGATATGTCACAGATGCGCCTATATAGGGACCCAAATTCACTTCTCTCATATTTCAGACAACGCAATGGCAAACGAATCCCGGCTCCCGAAAACGTGCCCCCCGGGTCTTACCATCGAACTTTGCGAACTACTGAATACAGCTGAAGTAGAGGAGTGGTAAGGACTTACGCCATCGAACTTGTGGAGCAGGTTCGGTAATACTCCCCTGGTATTAACTCTGTAAGGTATTCACACCAACCCACTGGTACTGATATCCCCGGGTATTGACTCTGTATCCTATTCGCGATCCACTAACGCCACTTTTCGTCGAAAGGTGCCATTAGTGGATCGCTGATAGATGAGTGCGGCCTTAATAGGGGTGTGAAAAGCGGTGCGGTGAGGGAAGAGGTGCGCTTAATAGGGCCTTCAAAAGTTGTGCGGCGAGGGGAGTAGTAGGTAGTGAAATGATATAGGACCCGTGGAGCTCGGCGTTTCGAGCCCCCCGGGTTCTTTTGTTTGTACCCTACCTGAGAATACGAGTCCGCTCCGGTAGGGGTGTAGGTAAAAGGGACTCATCAACGTGCCAAAACAAAAGGAGGAACAGTTATGGCACGATTAAGTGAGTTAGTTAGTAGCAGATCATTAAAAGCCCTGCAAAAGATGCAGGGTAAAATCCAAGAGGGGCGTCATCTCTCCGAGCTGGAGAGACATGGCTCCTACTGGAGAACAACAAAGGGCCGCAAAGAGGCAGAAGACGCGGCCTGGAAGTACTGGAGCCAGGACCCGCTCCTAACAACGGATTGGGTCATGCGCAAGCATGACAAGCTGCAAGAACGCCGTGGTAGAAAGCGGTCTGAATGGGTCCAGCTTGCTCAGGCTGAACCGCAGCTGAGGCAGGCTGAATCTCAGCTGGATCAGGCCGCTGAGCGCCTGGAGGAGTCCAAATCGGATCCAGTCTATCGCCATCGCCGGCCTCGTCATCGACGCTGGAAACAGCTCTACGCAGAGCTGTTGAAAGCCCAGGCCAAGTATAACGAGACCTGGCAGCGATACATGGATGCTCTAGAGAGAATGGAACGTCTGGAGCAATCCATAAGAGACATAGACCGCAACGCTGACAAGTTGCAGCGTAGGGTTAGTAAGCTGCAGCATAAGCTTGCGGTAATATTCGCCTGGGCCAGCTCTGAAGCGGTTGCCCAACGCAATAGGGCCACTTCTAAAGCAGCCGTTAAGACTGCTAGGGCTGCCACCAAGGCTGCAAAAGCTTCCACTAAGCCTACTCCTACTACTACTACTACTACTACTACTGCCCCTGCTGTTACTCAGGAAGCTGTGGCAGTGAAGAAACAGTCTTTTAAGTTACCGAAGTTTGAGACTGCTGGGATTGTTTCCAGGAAAGTCTCTTCGGTAATCAAGAAACGCATTATTTGGGTACTCGACGGTTTAAGAGTGCTCAAATATCGCAATAAAGACAACAAGAAAGTCATGGAACTGCTCGCAACATATACTTACAGCTCCATGGCTGAGGCTCGCCGAGCACTCAGTGTAGCTATGGCCTAGCAGAGATGAGCAAACAACTAAACAACGCCTTGCCCATGGGACGTGACCCCATGAACAAGGCAAAACCACAAACACAAACATCCAGAAAGGAGGATATCATGGCTAATTTAAGTCATGCAATCCGCGTAGGCAACAAGGAATATACGTTGCCTCGCGCTGGTCTCCGTCTTCAGCTGACCATCCGTGAACTGGAAGACGGTCAGTTGGAGATTACGGAGCAACACGTCCCGACGCGGCCCTATCTGGACCACGTTCTGGGAGAGGACTACATTGTAGTTACCTCGAACAGTAAGGTCTGGTTCCAGCGAGCCGTTGTTGGGATGGAACCCACCATTGCCGGGTGGAGTGTGGCCGCCGGTTATTTCAAGACCGGCTGGGTTACGCTCTTCCTGACGCCTGGTAGGAAAGAGTTTCTCTGGGCTCGGGATAAACTCGGCTTACTGGTCGAGGGTAACCTGGATAAGGCGTTCAAGTACGTCAAACGGTTATATGCGCCTTATCAGGCTCACACCTTCGTACCAGTGAGCGATGTCAAGTATCGTATCATTGAGTACGATGGTGACCTCGGCCGTGTACTGGAGGGTGCTGTTCTTATTCGCCATTCTGCTGCCAACAAATGGTTTGGCGGCAACATCAAGGTAGGTGAAATCCTGAAGTTCACCGCCTTGACAGTTGAAGGGATGGTGAAGGGTCACGCCCTCGTCTTACCAGATTCCCGTTTGAGCTACGACTTCGTGTCGTATGAAATCAAACGGGAAGTACGATCAACATCCGGTGAGATGTTTGTCGGTATGATTGGTCGTGCTATTGGCCACGATTGGGCTAGGACTGATATTCAGTCCTTGACCAATTTCGAGTTGGCCAGTTTCTTCCATGAAGAAACCAGGGCCTTCTTGGATGAGGTCGAGACCCACATCATGGATCCAGAGTGGCTGCGTGAAAAGCTGGCGGTTTATGCCACTCTGGATGACGATCCTGATGCTGGTCAGACTGCAATGAAGCTTGTACAGGCTTTAAAGCAGTTTGACAATCCTCTAGAGTTTCCGTTCATGAAACGGTCCATCATCAATACATTCCTGAAGATGATGACTGATCCTGGACGGGGACGAGTCATCACCCATAAAGCCATAAAACGCTATCTCTTCCCGGATATGACCGCCTTTAATCATAAAGGCGAGTTCATGGGAGAAGGTAGCGGCGTGCTTGGCCATGCCAGCGTATTCGCCGGAAGCAATGTGGAAGGCGATGTGGTATTTCATCGCCAACCCAATGCGGAAGGCGAGTACTATCCGGCTGTGGCCATAGTCAGCGAAAAGCTGGCTGAACTTGAGGGTCACGCACTGTTTTACAGTGTGGCTGACCTGAAAGAGGCGGCCTATATGCTGGAAGTGCTGGGTGGTGGTGATAATGATGATGGTGTCATCGTCTGGTATGACCCGGATGTTGTGGAGCACTTTCTGGATCTGCCCATGGTGGATCCGGATAAGCGCTTTGGTAATCCGGAGAAGAAGGATGTGGTTGAGATCCCAATAGGTCTTACACCGCAGAACTTCTTCCGCCTTGTCAACGAGAAGATTGGTATGCGCGACTTCATTGGTAAAGTCGTGAATGCCATGTTTATCGGCAAGGCCCCTGTGTCTGGACCAAGCATTTGGTTTGGTGCCAACCAGGAAAGTCTCATTGATACCAACGTAAAGATGGGACAGCTGGATGGTACCGAACATCCGCTAGTGGCTCTGGCAAATGAGCAGGATGAGACGATCAAGGTCGTTGCTGCTCATACTAGAGGTCGTTGGTCCAAACGGCTCCGGGAGCGTGTTGAGGCCGGTGAGGTTCAAGTGATCGAAACTGAACTCACCAAAGCTCTCAACTATGCCTGGGAACGGGTGAGTGCGATTGAAAAAGAGATCAATCGCAGCACTCTATATCCTCAGGTGCCAATGGATGTCTTGCGTGTGCCTGAAGATAAAGTAGCAGCTGGTGCTGCAAAGGATATCCGGGTGCTCTGGGGTAAGTTCTGGGCTGAACATCGTCCAGAAGACGATGAACAGTTCCGAGAACTGTATCGCCAGGCGAGCGAGCTCGTGGTACTAGAACTTGCTCAGTACAGCTACAGCACACAGATCTATATTGTGGCTGAGTTGTACAAATGGGTGTATTTCACCCGCGAGCTCAATACCGAAGTTCTAACAAAGATCGCCGCCGGTGAGGCTAGTTACCCGGACGGCGTCTTGTGGACCTCAGATGTGGAAGAGATGCGTGGAACAGCCACCTTGCTGTTCGACCTCTTCCGCATGTTAGGCACGGGCTTCATCTGGCGGAAGGTCTCTAACCTGAAGCCGGATTATCGGAAAGGTGAGTTTGAAGTCATCGTTGCCCGCAATGAGGTCAAACTGGCATCCGGCCGTGTCATCGGATTTGTGAAAGCACCGAATGGTCGCTTTACGATGAAACACGGCTGGATTGCCGTGCCACAGACATTCTACACTGTGCCTGAGTCTACAAAGGCTGTGACCATCGTCAACGGGTGGTCGTCGGCTATTAAAGCAGGCCAGGCATCTGAAGATGATGTCGAGGCATGGAAGGCAGCCAACGCAGACAAAGTCGCTGAGCTGGTCTACACAACTTACAACAATAAGCCTGCCGTCGAAGTTCGAGTTGATGGCGAGCTTATCGGGTATGTGGCCATCAGCGGCGTTAATACTCTGCGCATGGCAGGCAATCCAACCCAGGTTAAAATCACCCGGCAGGGATCTTCTCAGATGACCCTGCTGGGTCTGATTCAGTAATAAACTAACCAAGAACATTGAGAAGACCCCGATAGCCATTCAGGTTGTCGGAGTTTTCTGTTAGAAAAGAGGTAAAGACAATGTTAGAAGCCCTCAAATCCTGGTGGGTCATCGTCCAGAACACAGGAAAGTGCTTTGGATGTGCCTACTGTATCATTTCACAACGAAAGGATTTAGGTGGGATGTATGCAGAGGTGGCTATCGGTGACTTGCCATCGAAGTATCTGGGTGATCGTGGACGTGACATCCCCGTGGTTATTGATAACTACTTCGGGGATCCGTCCACACAACAGGATCACCTGAGACAGGCCCTGATGGCCTTAAAAGAAGACGGCCATCGTGGACCTATTGGCATCATCACAAAAGGGAAGTTCGGCCGACAGACGATTGATCTGTTGGCCAGCATTCCCAATGTGGTGGTGCTGCAGTCCATATCGGGACTGCCTAGAAGCATAGAACCCGCAAAACTGGAGACGCGTGTCGAGAATATGCGTCGTCTGGTGGAGGCAGGGATTAAGACTATCGCTTACCTGCGACCAATTATCGCAGGGTATAATGATAGCCCAGAATCCCTGCAACGGGTTCTGAATCTAATTAAGCTCACCGGAGTCGATACCGTTGTGTACTCCGGCTTCCGGATAACAGAAGAGACCCGGAAACTGATGGAAGCCAACGGTATTGACATGTCTGGTTTCAAGGAAGATCCGGAACACAAACAGATGCCGGAAGAGGCTCGTGAATTCATCGAGACTTACGGACACTCAATCGGATTGAAGGTGTTCCGGAAGACTTCCTGCGGGGTTAGCTATCTGTTGGGCACGTCAGACTATAATGCCCACTGGAGTAATCCCACAAAGTACGAGTGCCAGAACTGCCCAAATCTCGGCAAATGTTTGCCGAAGTTAAAGTCAGTGGCAGTCCGGGAATCCGTATGCAAACCCAAATGTCCACACCAATGTTCCAGTTGCCCATTCTTGAAGGACAACCAGGTACATCTGACTGGTAAATGGACCCTGGGTGAGTTATCAGTAGCCCGGTGGATACTTGGTCAGCAGGTAACGGCTGGGGAGATTATTAACACGCCGGGTATACTGAATGTTGAAAAGCTCCGCAACTTAAAGAAGGAGGTGAAATAATGAAGACCTTCTTTAAGCCCAGTGGAGCTGCATGTCCACAAGGCTGTGCGTATTGCATTGTGGACATGAATCCCAACCGCCGGAAGGAGTATCTGGAGTCAGTTCTGTACTTCATGAACTCCTTCGTGGCGATAAACATCATGCCTGAACGGAGGGACCAACATCTTGAAGAGATTCGAAACCTCGATTGGTCCCTCTTTTCGGGTGACTATCTGGGATTCCAGGGTGCATCAGAACCATTAATGTACAAACGTACCCTGTTTGATATCCTGGGCAAGGCCAGGCAATTCGGCTTCAAGGTAGCGATTTGTTCCAAGCTATCCATCGGCCGAAGATTGGCAAAAGAGCTGGCCGAGTTTCGGGATGTCTTGGACATTGAGATTTCATATGCCAAGCTCTCGGAACTGGAAAGGTCGGACGCCAAACGCCTGGCATCGATAGGAAATGCCCTGGAAGCTGGTTTCGACGTGCTGACAGTCATTCAGCCGTTTATATACGGTTTGACGGATGTCAGACTCGAAGAGCTGATCCGGGAGCTGAAGAGCGTGGGAGCCACCTACGTCTCTGTGAATGGCTTCCGATATTCCAAGGCAATGGAATGGTGGGCCAGGCAGGTACTTCCACATCACATACTCCAGATGTATAGGGAGAATGAGGGTGTGGAATACCTGCCTGATCGGGGTCAGATAGAAGCCCGACTAACAGCGGCCGGGTTCAAGGTAACCAAGATCTCTAAATGGTTACGAAGGAATGAATCCGGACGCTACAAGGACCCTGCCGAGGTGATTTCGAATATGAAACGTCTGGTTGGATTTAAAAGTCAAATAGACCCTTCTAATCCTGATTGGAGGGTCTGCGATAACGAACATCTTCGCGTAGCAAGCGATAGCAATAGTGAGATGCTTGCAAAGATGTTCGAAAGGAGAATGAACTTCTAAACAAAGAAAGGAGGTGATAACTATGCGATACTACTGGCGCTGTCCGAGCTGTGCGCCGGATGAGCAACACCCATGTGCTTCTCTCGAAGAAGCTCGTAAAGAACTTGAGAAGCACGAACGGGAAGTCCATAAAGGACGACCTGTGGGTGTGTTTGGTAAATACTTTGCTCCTCCCTCCGCTTCGCTCCGCTCAAAGTAAGTGCACACACGTAGTCTTTTAAGTTAACGCAACTACCATTACGCACGCGGCGGCGCTGTCGCGCCTAAATCCTGTGGTAGGTTTCGGCCTACCATTCGTGGTTACCCGCACCACGGAGTAGCGTCCGAAGCGGGTAGGGACACTCCAGCCTGGCTGGAATCCCTAGGGCTGCGCCGCACAGCCCGACGTGCCTTCTGGGTTAACGGAGGCACCTGGATCAAGCTCTGCTTGGCGGCAAAACCGGAGAAACGGCTGAGACTCCGGGCCTGGCAGAGCACGCGGTAGTCCTCCCTAACTAACAAAGTTAAGGAGGTATGCTATGAATAGCCGTGAAATCAAGTTCTTCTGGGGCGATAAGCTCATCGCCCGTATCTATCCGCTCAAAAAGGGCGGAGTTACGGTTGACTTATCGCCCTACGTCAACCGGTGCGGTATGCCGGGCCACCGGGTTGACGGAATGCACAAACCGGCACACGTCTTGGCCGGGATCGACCGGCTGTTGTCAAAATACAACGGCCATAAGATCCGGGCCAATTGCTCCGTTGCGGTCGCGGAGCAGACCCTTCGGAAGTATATCGAAGGAAAGATATAAGACCGCACATGCCCCGCCTCGCTATCAGGCGACACCGGCTCGCGACCGAGCGGGGCGCTAATGAGGCCTCCTCTCTGGGGGTCCGGGCAGAGTTTCCTCCTCCTTTTGCTCACCCGGGCTCCCAGTGAGTAGGTTCGCCCATCCGACTTACACCGCTATTCATAGGTGACTGCCCCTAGGTTGGGGTCAGTCGGCAATGGGCACTGTGGCACCACGCCGGGCATGTCGCCGAAGTGGTGTCCAGCCATGGAGGAGTATACCATGGCTATCTATAATATGGAATTGAGTCAAACTTCAATGTCCGCCCCGAACGGTGGACCTGTATTCTTATTAAAGGTCGGGTTCGGCGACCCGGCAACCAACGCCGAGATCGTTCCGTTCGTCGCCGAAAACGCTCCCGACGCAAACGGCGCAGTACTGTTAATTAACGGGCCCGCCAGCCTTCCGGTGGCAATGGCGCTGGCTCACAAATACGCTCATGTATTCGGGGCCGTGGCGGCCTTCGACCCGAAGTTATCCGGGTACGTAGTCGCCATTAGCCACGATCCCGAGTTACCGGTCGGCAAAGTGCTGAAGTTCGATATGTAATATGCCGACCGGCGACCTGGGCATGTCGTTAAACTGCCCCGTCGACCGGGCGACGTAAAATAGGCCTTAGGCCCGGTGCGGCTCCGCTTCGGCGGAGCGTGGTAACCAAACAACAGAGGTGACCATGATCGATATTAAACGTGCCACATCGGGCGTCTATGCCGCTGGGCGCCTGATGAATGACATAACTGCGGCGGCAATTCGCCTTGCGGATGAGCCGGCTGTCCGCGAGGCTATCAAAGCCGGGAAGGAAGTCATCGTTGATGTAGACTTCCGGACCGGTGAAGTCCGGCTGATAACCAACCCCAGCCGGGTCGGTGAATACCTGGCAAAGGCCGAACGTGTCTTCGAGCCCAGCCAGGTCACCGAAATGCCCTGGCCGCATTGGTGCCATGCCATGTGCGAAGCCGGGGCACAATGGACGGACTTCATCTACAAAGATGACATTGTAAATGAAGTCCGTGCCTGGCTGGATCAGCTGTAAGCTCGTCACTGCCACCGGTCTGGTGACCCGGAACGGGTTCGATTCCCGTTCGGTGGCCTAAGTGATTAAAGGAGGGACGTGATGAAACGCATTGAAATCAATGGAATGTCTCCGACACAGATAATGGAACGCTATGGCGTTCACCGCGGAACGGCTTATCGTGCCGTAAAGCGCGGGTATCTGTGCCTGGATTATCATAAACGGCAGATTGTGATCGATCCGGCACGCGCCGAGGAGAACCTCGACCTGATTCAGATGGTCGTGGAGCAAACCCTCTGGCGTAAGTTCGGGTGGATCCGCAATAAAGCCGACGCCCGCAGCGAAGCCATTCTCGGCCTGCTGGAGCTGACGGGTCATCCAGACTTTGGCAATAAGAACTGGATGATCACGGTTGTCCAGAATCGGCTGCGGGATTTCGCCAAGAAAGAACGTAATTACCTGCGCCGAGCCAGCAGCCTCGACGCAATGCCCAATTATGAGGCACTGCTGGTAGTGGCGCCTGAACTATAAACCCAAAACACAGGAGGTACTTATGAGACCCGTAAAGATCCTCACTCGGTTTACCGAAGACTTTGCGCGCATCTGGGAACCCATGTGGTTCGAAAACCCAGATGAAACGCGCCAGACAAACAGCTTCCGCGTGGCCAGAGAGTATTGCAAACGCCCACACCACCCGCCGGCAGTTTATCTGCGCCTTCCAGATGGTATGACACCTGACGATATGATTGGGAAGCTAGTAAACATCGTGATTACTGACGGGCCTAATGCCCGCGGTACAGAACGGATTCTCAAACTTCGTGTGTTCGAGGCCACCATCGCCACAACACCGAAGTATGAAACCGTTGTAGTAGGTTGGGGTGCTTACGGAAAGTGCGAGCCGGGTTATAAGGAACATACTCCAGTAATCGGTAACATAGCTCAGACGATCGATTCCGCTGGTCGAGTTGAGGTAGCTGGTAACTTCGCCATTGTCCATCTGAGTCTGAGAACCTATTCCAGTACCGGTCGTGCCTGGTCTGATCTACACGTCCTGTTCAAGAAACCGGATATCGATATACCTGTATGGGACTACTGGCGCGGTATGAACCAAATTGTGCGCGACGAGATCTACCATGTCTGATATACAGATTGTGGGAGCTGCGGCTCCCCACAACCGGGTGCATCTGAGATAAGGTGTACCCAGTTGTGACTATTAAACTGAGGAGGTGTGTCATGCCGCCTCAATTCCGGAGGCTTATGTTGAGCCAATTCAATTGGAGGAAACAGCCGATGAAGCCAACTTATAATCTTAAGACCGCTCGACGGATCAACGACATCAAGTACGCCCGTAAGTATGCAAAACGGGCCGACCGTCGCAGCTACCGTCGTGGAATTGCCCGTGAATCACGGGCTATCAATAAGGCCATCCGCCAGGAAGGCAAGATGCTTATTCGCCAGGCTCTGGAAGAGCTAGAACTGTACTACTATTAAACCATGGAGGTACTATGGAACACCTGTATCTGATTTCCAAGCACAACTACCAGTCCCTCGCGGACATGAAAGCAGCTGTTGATTTAATCCGTGAGATGGGTGCCAAGAACCGTGGTGTTTTCTACCCACTGTCTGGTTTTGTGTTTGCGCTTCCACGGCAGCTCAAGCCGTCTGAGAAGGAAGCGCTGCAGGTAGTTGATTTCAAGTAAGCCGATTAATGCCCCACTTCGTTATCAGGCGACGCTGGTTCGCGACCAGGTGGGGCACTATCCACTAAAACAATGGAGGTGCAACTAGAGTGACCTACTACCACATCTCGCATATTCCTGGCCTGCGGGAACTGCGCCCGTTTCAAGGCCGGGTTTACGTTACCACCAGAGGCTGGATCGCCTACTGGGCTGCCTGGGTCTCCGGTAAGCACGATCGCCCGCATGACGAGCTGTATGTCTATCGGGTCGACGTACCGGATGACGCTGTTATCGGTTGCGGTATCGAAAGCGCTGTGGTGGGTGACTTCTACGTCGAAACGGATAAACCGCTCCCGGTAACGCAGCTGGATTGGGACTTTCGTCGCAATCGGGAGCGGAAACGACATATCAATAAGTATCGGCTTTGTGACCGTTGAGCCATTCTCAGCTGAGATAAATCAACGCTGTCAGCTGCCTGTCCATTGTCGCCCTGGGTTCTGCCCAGGGTCTCGATAGGCAGGTACACCAACCCAAAACACAGGAGGTATCTATATGAAATACTACAAAGTGAAGTACCCGTCCGGATCTGTGGTCGAGTACAACGAAGATGAGTTCTTCTACTGGCTGGGTTGTGGGCAGCTGCACGGCTGCCGACTGTTAGAAGTCAGAGACGAAACCAAAACACAGGAGGCAAATCATGGATTACAGCAAGATTCGCGGCGGCCACGGTCGTCCCAGCATGGTTCATACGCCCAAACCTAAACGTCGCCCCAAATATCGTGATGAGTACGACTTCACTCCACTGAGTGAGATGCGCGACTGTCCGGAGTGTGGCGAACCCGATAGCATGGATCACGAGCACTGCCGGCTCTGCGGCTGGCCGTATAAGAAGTAGACAGTTTGGGAAGCATCAGGGAGATACACGAATCATATACTCTCCTTCGAGAATCCCCCTGCAATAAGGAACGCAGTCCCATATGGGAAAGGATAGGGGTTCGAATCCCCGGGGGATTCCCATGTCCTAATTAATCGTAAGTCCAACCCAAAACACAGGAGGTATCACTATGGCAAGTACAACTCGTATTCCCCAGCATTTCTATATTGCTGGGCTGTCCAATGGTTTCATCAATGTCGTCCATGGCCGAAACGGTCTGCAATGGAAAGCGGTTACGGCTGATCGCAAGACCGCCCGGCAGCTGAGACAGGACATCATGGACGGCAAGTTTAATCCCAAACACGTCCGGATCAAGAAGCCCGATCGCACGCTGTCCGGCGGTCGCGTGAAGAAGTGGCTGGCGCTGTATTACAAAGGCAAGAACGCCCTGTGGTTAAACGGCTCCAACGGTCGCTTCGACATGAGCTTCGCCGATCGTCTCATCGGTCAGCTGACCCAGAAGCTGGCAACTGTCAAGACCATTGACGAGCTGACCACGCTCTGGAAACGCATGACCGGTATTTACGGCAAGCCGGATAAGAACGGTTACATGCCGGCCTTCACACCGGAGTTCAACAAGCAGATCATCGCCATGTTCAAGGCCCGCAAAGCACAACTCAAGTAAACATCCAACCCAAAACGCAGGAGGTAAGTATCGTGGCCAACGTCAAAGCAATCATGCTGCGTGCCCGTCAGGCCGCCAAACGCTCTGTTCAAAGGTCCCGGACCGTCTACTCAACGGATCCGGAAGTCAAACTGGAACTGCAGGAGCGACGCAAGAAGCACGAACGCCGCAAACAGAGTGAGATCCGCAAGCTGTATCTGACAGAAACATCCCGTGGGCGTAGCTGGCACGACTTTCTGGTGTAGACTGCCAGTCTACGCATTCCCGTTTCATTCACTCCCCAGGAGGTAGATGAAATGTTTAAACTGGTTCTGTATTTGATGTTCGCCCTGTACCCCTTTATGGTATGGGGCCTATATAAACTCATCCGGGCGTTTGACCGCGTCCGGCAAACCAAAACCCAAAACGTGGAGGTAAAGTCATGAAACATCTGAAACGTGCAAAGGGCAGTGCCCGTCGTGCTATCAAACATCATAAAGGCTACATCTATCATCTGCTGCGCAAAGCCACTGATGTAAGTCGATTCGACGTCCACTTCTCCAACGAACCGCGGGATCTGATGAGAGTCGTCAAACGTATCTGGCCGCTGATTAAAGATGACCCCCGCATCAGCTGCTACGCCAAAAGCCCGGAATCCTTCCGTAACTACGAGATTGCCCGGGCCGCTCGATTCGCAATCAAAGACGGTGCCATTAAGGCACTGCATCAACACCTATAAACCCAAAACACAGGAGGTAAGTATCGTGAAAAAGCATGATCACAACAAACAAGGTGGTATTAATCTCAGCCCTGAAGAACTGCAAATCATACAGGGCATGGTGTTATTAAGCAGCGGTATCAAAGCCAAGGCCAAGAAAAGCAAGCTGTTCGGCCTGTTCAAGAAAGAGTCCAAATCGGTCAGCACCAAAGAGATGCTGGATCGTATCCAGGATGCTCAGGTGCGCGCAAAGGCCAACGAACTTGTCAACGCCATGAAAGCTGCCGAATGGGGTGTAAAGATCCACGGTCAGCTGTCCAAGTCCATAGCCAAGATGGGTGCCTTCGCCAAAGCCGTTGCTACCGGTAAACCGCCCAAACAGGTTGCTGAATACTATGAGAAACTCCAGGCACTCGCTCAAGAACTCAATCAACAGGAAGCGCTCGGAAACGAGCAGCATCCACACATTGACCAATAAAGAAAGGAGTTATCTGTGGGCGTAACAGAACTCATCGTCATGACCGCTGCATGTGCGGTCGTAATGATCATCATCATGTAAGCTAACGGGGGTCGCCGTATGGCCCCCATTTATTAACACATAACAAGTGAGGTACGCTATGGCAAGCTTTAATCAAGTCATCTTAGTGGGTCGGCTTGGCACCGATGCCGAAATCCGTGAAGTCGGCAAGTCCACCGTGGCCAAAGTCCGTCTGGCGACTAACTATCGCTACAAAGACAAAGACGGCAACTGGACCGATGGCACCGACTGGCACACTGTTAATATCTGGAATCCCAGTGAAGCCCTTCAGAAATACCTGAAGAAAGGGGCCCAGATCATGGTCACCGGCGAGTTGCGCGAACGCAGCTACGACGACAAAGACGGTAATCGCCGCTACGTGACCGAAGTGTCAGTCACCGCCCGGAATGTCGTCCTGTTGGGAAGCGGAAACGGCAAAGGCAAAACCGATATCGCCGAACCCGATGAAGTGGAAGAACCCGTCGATTCGTCCGTCGAAGACGATGATGACGGCGTTCCGTTTTAAGCAGCTGTGAACCCGACCCCCGCGAGGCGCGAAGCGCCGAGCGGATGGTCATATAATGGTAAGGGTAGTATAATGAAAGAAGCTTTAAGTCTCACATCACATCAGGTGGAGCGTATCACCGAAATACTGAAGGAATATGGTAAACTGGGAGTCAATCTCGCCAGTGAAGTCGCATGCCATCAAGTAACAGAAGCAATCCTGGAAGTTCTCCCCCCAAACCCCCGCGAAGCGGGGGGTAGTGGCAGTGACATAACTGATTATGAAACAACCAATAACGGAGGTATTACATGGCAACGAAACTGAAAGTGAGAATCACCCGACCCATCAATGAACTATCTCCCAGAGTCCAGGCATGGATTGCCAAGTATAACATCAAGTTTGACCGCTACGGCTATGCCGACGCTCCACGGTCAAATGAAAACGATCTCTACGGAGAGTCAAACAACTACCATGTGCCACTGGACCCACAGGTCTGGGTATATCAAACACTGGACAACAAGTACTATTTCACCACCGGAAAGGCTCCTATCCACGAACGTCGCCGCATGGTCACTCACCCGCTGATTGTTGTCGTTAAAGACGGAAATGATGTCTACATTGGCAGACGTGAGGTCATTCGTGGACAGGAAGTAGCAACATTGCACGAAGAAGTGCTGTATTCTGGGCCAGTTGAGTGCCTACCACCCCACCTAACCTTCTATGAAGCTCTCCATACTCAAGTCGTTCTGGAAGAGCTTCGCATGAAAGAAGATCCCGATTACTTTGCCAGAGTGTTGAAGAAAAGGCATTTCAGACGTAGACGATTAACTGGTAGGGGCAATAGTAATGGAAGACGTAAACGCTTCAGTAGAAAGAGAAAGCCTTGGTTAATTAGGAAGGGGAAAAGTCAATGAGCGCATTCGAACTAATCAAAGCATTTGAAGAGATTCATCGTCATCTGGAAGAAGCGTTCGGTCCGCTACCCGGTAAGAAGCTTACGGTAGAAGAAGAGTTTGATCGATTTGCAGATGAGATGATGAATAAGGGTAACCGGCACGTCAAGTCGGCTGCCAGCCCGGACATTGCTGAATTGGCCAACGAAGTAAATCGCCTGTATGTAGAGAATGGTCAGCTCAAGTCGGAATTGAATGAGCTGAAAGACGCCTACGAGCAAATGCGTAGTGCAGCGCATCGCAGAGGTAAGCAGCTATCATCTTTGGAAGAGAGTATTCAGAGTGAGCTTCGTTCTGTGATGGATGAGAACGTTCGTCTTCAGAAGACTGTGGATGAGCTACGTGATAATAACAGTGATCTGGTTCAGGCGATTAATCAGGTGACCAAGGAACGTGATGAGTTGAGGCTTCAGTTGAAGAAGATGCACGAGTTCTTCCAGGACTTTAACTCTATTGACTGGAATGAGTTCGTGCAGGTTGTTGAAGCGTACAGGAATTCGTTTGATGAGATCAAGGACTTCTTTGAGTATATAGAAGAGCTTGCTCGTGCTCTGGATAGCAAGAAGGATAATGGTGGTTTTGATGGTTGAAATGATTCCCCCGCGCCCCGAAGGGGCGCGCCCTTAACCCCAATGCAATGGAGGAATCATGGGAATAGGTGAGATGGTTGCCATGACTGCTATGTGTGCGCTGGTGATGATTATCATCATGTAGCACTGTAGTAGTCTATGACCGTGAGACTTGAGCATTGGTGATATGCTCGAGTCTCTCTTTATCAGATGCAATAAAAGGGGTAATGTGCTATGTCTATTGGTAAGAAGAGTGAGTATATCTATCTCACTAATCATCAGTACTGGTTGGTGGAACAACGGTCATTTGTATTTCCTGATTGGATTCAGAGTATTCAGATTGGTGATCCTACGCCGAACCAGCTGAAGTATTCAATCGCCCGGGATACGGTTTATAACTTCCGTATTCTATCGTATGATAACTTTGTGTATCTATGTCGGTATGTACGATCCGATGAGGTCAAGCCAATTGAGATGTCGGACTGGTGGAAGAATACGCTTGCCAAGATGAATAAGTATGGGTATCAGACTCCGTTGGATCCGCCCGATGTGATTGTAAAGCTGGTTCTGTCTATTATTGGTGCCGGCCACTTTAAAACGCAGCCGGTGTTCTATAAGATTGAGAATGGTATTATCCCACCAGATCCACGGGTGCTGTTGAATATTAAGAAGACAGCTGAAGAAGAAGACGCCGCCCCGGCGGAAGATTATCTGGTTACTGCTTATAAAGACATCTTTGGAGGTATTTGAATGCAGACGTTTCAGTGTAAGAATCCGGCCTGTATATATAACACATTTACGTTCTCGTTGAACGTTCTTCACGGTGATCTAAATGAAGTAACCTGCCCAAACTGTGGATCACTTGCCATATTACTTGGCTCAGGTGAATTAACTCCCATGAAAGGAGATGACTATGCAGCTGATATTAACCGGTCTGTTGACGGGCCTGTTAACGTTCCTGGCATTCGTAATGCTGATTGAGAAGATGCCGCCCATTATGAGAGAGTTTCTCTATGGTCACTACCTGCTAACGGATGTTGGGTTTACCGTGTTGAGTTTCTTGCTGTTACCGGTAGTCGGTACCAGCACGCTTATCGCAACAGCGTTCTTCTGTATACTGTTCTCGTTGTATTTAGCTGTTATGCGATCTGTAAGACCCTGGAGAAAGGTCACTCTGGGCGGTAAGAGATTCATTTATATACAGAAAGGAGCTCCACATGCTTCGTAGTCGTATTGCATTTAGGACACTTTATCTGATTAGTATCATCCTTGTTAATGTAGTGATATGGTTTCTGGCACTATCTGCTATAGTCAACAGGTACGTCCCGGGTTTCATGATCACACCAGTTCTACGGTTCGAGAACCGGTTATCTGATAAGATGGTCGATCTGGCATACAAATCACTTAATGCTCTACGTGTTATAAACGCAGAGATGGAGCGTCAGATAATCATTAAAGAATCACAGATTGGAGGTGTTTGATATGGTTATTCTTATTTGGGCTTTGATGGGGTTCTTAACTGCTCTGGTAGCAGATCAAAAGAAGCGCAATGTGCCCTTATGGGCTGCCATGGGTTTCCTGTTTGGTATCTTCGCATTGTTGGTTGTGTTGGCTCTACCATCAGCTGAAGATAAACAGGTGCCGCCATCTTCTAATACGTTAGTCCAGTAGTGTAGACTGTCAGTCTACACTATCTGGATCCATTCACTCCCCAATAACTGTCTAAAGTTGCTAATATCCAAAACACAGGAGGTAACTGGGCATGATTCAAAGTTGGCCATGTCCCTTACTGAACGGCCAATGGATACCGGCCGGTCAATGTGAAGCGTTAACATGCTCTTTTAAGTGTGAGGTTCGTGATTTAATGAAACCGTTATACGGCAAAGAAGATGTGGATGTCGATATGGCAGATCTTCAGGATGCCTTGATCCATACGAAGTGTCGAATTGAGTTTGAGTCTAATCTTGCCAGGGGTAATGTCCCGGTTGTTTATACTGAAATAGATCCTGCAAAAAAGACAGACTACAACTATTGATGTGAAAATCATAATAGAAGGAGTTCAGACAAATGATGAAAACGAGTAATGAGCTTTATCAATGGGAGGTGACTTGCTCTGATTGCGGCAAGTCCCAGACCAGAACGGTACAGCGTCAGTTGATTCGCTTGAAAGATGATCGATTTACAGTCATGCGAAGTCTGATACAGGAGAAATGTGCGCATTGTGGTCGCCAGATTGACTTCGAAAAGAGAATGAATCACATCTACGAAGGTTTCGATATGGAGCTGACCGATGATATAGCAGCTATCAGTGCTGTGTTAATCAGTCAGCTAGAAGAAAGTGGTTTGGTGGTTCAGGTTGAACCCGTTCAGGCTATGAATATCTTGATACCGACTATAATTGAATGGTTGATTGATGCTACGATGGTAAGTACGAATGCGATCATTGACGCTGTTCATAGAGCTTCAAATCTGAAGCAGGCTGGTCTGAGCATCTTCATTCCGTCTTTTCAAATGGTATTTAATGTGGATCAGCTGAATGAAAAGCAGATGAAACTGCTTATCGATGCATTGGTCGAAGCCCTTGATGTGTATTTCGGTAAACCACTGGCTGATGTTTATGCCGTTAACCGAGAATATCGGAGTGATGAAGCATGATTTCCCTTCCAGGTTATGATGCATGGAAAACCACCCCACCGGACAATCCGGATCCGGTGCCGGCAACGGAATGTTGCTTTCCGACCATGTGTTACAACTGTGTGGTGCGTGGTGGTGACTATCGACCAAGTTGGTTCCAGGATGTTGACAGGGAAGATATCCAGGAGCTTGAAGAACTGGGCTTTGAAGACGCTATTGAATTGTGTGTCGGTTGCAGCGAATGTTCCTGCGATGATTACGAAGAGATTGGTACTGACGAGTATTCAGTTAGTCATTATCATTACCATTTAACCAGTTATCGATGTCTGCGTTGCGGAAGGGAATGGACCGAAAGTGATGAACCTGACTGGGACTCCCTTCCGGGTGGAGCAGACTGGATTGATTGATTGCTTTACTTGATGAAAGGAGACTATGTAGATGGGTAAAGTAGAGAGTATTGCCAGCGAAGCTATTGAAACATATAGACAATTCAGACCAGATGATGAGCGTTTTCTGACTGTATTACGTGGTACTAATTCGGATCCAGTTCAGAGCTTCAAAGACGAATGGTTGTATTATCGGAATCGGAAACGGAAACCAACCCGAAGACCCTTTGTGGTTGATATTCAACAATTACACTCCAAGCATATCATGTCAATGGCTGGCGGTATGTTACGTGTAAAACGCTCCAAACGATACAACTTCGTTGAGAAGACAGGTCTGTTTAAGGTTGAGTTGAGCAACAATGAATTGATTATTGTCTCCCAGTACAACTTTGGTGGCGGAAGAAGCATGGTGTTTGAAACACTGATGGTTGCTCCGGAAGAAGTGCTGAGTGAATACTTCTATTGGGTTGAATTGAAGCGTCGTCGTCAGGTTCGATTGAAGAATGGTATCTTTAAAGTGACTGCTAATCCCTGGGGAGACCTTTTGTATGAGCGCCTAAAGGATCTGGCAACAGTTCCGACTGTTCATCCAGTTGTTGATGAACTCGATAAGGATATCGACGCGTTCTTTGGTAACATCAAGAGTTTTACTCGCTATGGTCAGCCAGGTGTACGAAAGATAATGCTTGTTGGTCCGCCCGGAACCGGTAAGACAAGCATGTGTATCCGGCTGGCACATAAGTGGTCAGACGATATGCCCGTTGTCTTTGCTACCGATATTGCTGCCGCTGCAAAACATATATACAAGGCGGCCCGGGAAAGTAAACGCAACATTCTGATCATGGAAGATGCGGACAGCTTTCTGTCAGCTGAAAACGTTAACTCGGCAGTGCTCAACTTTCTGGATGGTGTTGACCAACCAGTAAATACGGCAGGTACTTATATTATTATGACCACCAATTATCCCCAAAAGATCGAGCCCCGTATTATTAAGCGACCAGGTCGTATCGATAAACCCTTTCAAGTTGGTGAGTTAACCGGTCAGTATGCGGTTAAATGTGCACGAATCTATCTGCCAGAAGATGTTGGCATAACTGATGCTGAGTTGGCCAGTATCTTTAATGGCCATACGGGTGCTGAAATCCGGGAGATCATTCGTTCTAGTATTAGTTATGCGGTAAGCAATAATAAAGAACTGGGACCGGATGTACTCCGACATACTCGTAAGATTCTCAAAGAAGATCTAAAAGACATCTACGAGTATGCGCAGGGAGATCTCTTTTCCAGTAAACGTCTGGGATTTCACGCTGATGATGATTGATAACGGGGTGTATCATGAAAGTTATAGACTTATCGCAGGCCAGCCCCCGAATGAAGAGACTCTTTGATAGTCTCTTCTCCAGAAGAGACTTTGTAGATCGGGATGGAAAGATCTATCCTATCCGGCTGAAAACGTCCCGTGGGAAACCACTCCGCCATTATAAGATTAAAGGTTACACAGTTATTGAGCAGAATCCTAACACTCATACAGAGTTTGCACAGATGGCGAAAGAAGGATGGCGGATTATGTGGGTTATACCACCTTTATTATCCAGTGAAGACTGGATCTGTGTTATTGAACGAACCAAACTTAAGGAGGGCATAGATGTCAGAACCCATTCAGACATATGAAGATCCTTTGAATGGCGCCATTAATGAGATTATTAGTGCCATGAGTGCTCTGCATATGTATCCTAGCCCCAATAAAGGCTTTGACTTCTCCAGTTATCAACAATCCATCTTTCTGTCAGAGATTGATAGCTGGGCAGCACATTCTCTTGAGCATATGCATATGGCCATTCAGCTGATCAATCAGTATATAATGGAGCAGTATCGTATTCGGCTGAAGGAAAAGATTGATAGAGCCTTAGATATGGAGGAAGTAGAATGATAGTAATTGGTATTAGTGGTAAAGCAGAGTCCGGAAAGGACACCTTTATGAAGCTGGTTATCGAGAAGTATGAAGAGATAACCGGCAATAAGCTGGTATATGAACAAGTTCGTTTTGCTGACAAACTTAAAGAAGCAGCTGCTCTTATATTCGGATTGACATGGAATGAGATGGAGACACCGGAGGGGAAACGACAGAAGCTTTACCATTTCCCTGTGAGTCCCAATCCCCGTCCCGGTAGCTATCGAGATATATGGGGGTGGATTCGTTACTTCTGGAAACGATTGCATGGTGTAAAAGACATTGAACGATATCTTACTCCCAGAGAGATATTGCAGCGCCTGGGAACAGATGTGGCTCGCAATATCTATCCCAACATCTGGGTCTGGAATGTTATGAAAACACTGGATCATCTGGCGAAGTTTGGTGTCAAAGACGCTCATCAGGTGGAAGGTAAAACGAACCGTCGATATGTAGATGTGGTCTTTGTTACGGATGTACGCTTTCCAAATGAACTAAAGGCTCTGAAAGAGTCCGGTGCTACAATGGTTCGTCTGGAACGACCCGGCCACGTAATTCCACAACATAATCATCCATCGGAAACCGCTCTGGATAAGTACCTGGATCAGTTCAACTATGTATTTGCCTGCCGTGATATAGAAGAGCTGTCTGATGCGGCTCATCGTTTTGCTCTGCAATTGGCCTCGGAACTGGATATAATTGTTGGTCTTGATATGCTCGGCTTTGATCTTGACAGTATTGTGACAGATAGAAGTCTATCTTCATTTTAAGATAACAGGAGTGTGGAAAATGAGAACCCTAACTGATGAAGATAAACAGCAAATGTGGGACCAGTTTGAAAGGTCTCTGAAGACAACGACCCGGTTAGGTATTAACTCAGATATTCCGCGAGTCTTTAGTCTATTCTCCAATCATCGACCAGAACTGGTGGATACAAGGCTGCTGCCATTTGAAGTCAACAATTGTGTTATCACAAGTAATATCAACTGGGATGCATCACATAAGGTCTTTTGGCTGCCACTATTTACACTTAAGGATGCTTGTTTGTCCGGATTCATTTATGAGTTTGAATACCCGCTGAGTGTTGTCTTCCTGTTCGAGTCTGGTCCCGATGGAGAGTGGAAGTTTATTGACAACTATGACTTTGATGGCGTACTGAGTAATAAAGAGATCGCCAGTGATATTGCGTCAATTGTACAGTATAGGTGTGAGTCAAATACAGGTTCAGTGCAGTTGCATAAGGCTTTTGATAATATGGTCTCCAGATATCTGAAGGTGTATATAGAGCCATATGTGGTTGAAGCTATAAGAAACAAGATGGGCCGCAGCATAGCTAGATCATGTCGAAAGTTAATAATGAAGACCCTGATGAACTATCGCAATTACTGGGGATATCGTGAGCTATTTCATCAACATGAAGCTCGATGGAAGGCAAATCCCAGACTATACCGAGAGCTCTATAGTTGTTTGATTGGTATTGCTCCAACCGCCTTTGAACAGATTGCACAAAGTGGTCCTTCTTTCTATGCCTTCTATTTAGCTTACGATGTTATATGCGGATACGTTAAGAAGAGCCCATCGCCGCGATGGTGGAGAGTTCTCTCCAGACGTATAAAGTCTACTGACTATAAGTATCTACTTTCTAATCGTGCTTCATTGGGAAGTATTTATGTGTGTGAGGGGAATGGATATTATGAACTGATATCCGATAAGAAGCTGAAAGACATCCTGAATGTTAGTGCTTCTGATCGTTATCGAATGACGTTTGTTCTTTATCGTACCTTACATGACTATTCTCTATTGAAAAGAGTAACCCTGAAGGAAGAATCACTGGCGAGAGTGTCTCGATATGCTCGCTCACTATTTCGTATTCGCGCTCGTTACTATAGAGTCTGGGAATATGTTGATCATTACTTGAGAGACACTCAGTCTATTGTTCAGTCTTTAATTGATAGCAAGGGAAGTGTTACTGCTGACAAAGATGTTCATGTTCTGATTAAGGAGGTATTGCAGTTATTTGGTGAGTTGATAGCTTCATCGTCCTTACTGACTCGTCTACGTCTGGCAGCACGAATACATCATATTCATCGTGAGATACAGCTGAAAACTAACCCAGTACCGGAACGTCCTATGTTCCCATTGATTCCAGCCCTGGAGTCTCTACGGGAGTACTGGTTACCCACTACAACTCATCTGGTTGAACGTGGCATGGATTATAATCACTGTCTGGCAACGTTTATAGATACAGCCGATAAACCCTACTGGTATTTTGATTATAAGACCGCAGTCGCTCAGGTGGAATATGATGAGAAAACCGAGAAGCTGGTTCTTGTTCAATGCCATGGCCCCGGTAATAGAGAGACCCACGAATCAAGAAAGCTGTCTCAAATGATTCGTAGTCTGATTCGTCGAGCAGGTAAAGTAACTGACCAGATTATCGAAGCAAGCGAGTGTCTCAATGATAGTAATGATATTCAATTAAAGAAGGTTGGATAAGTCCAACGGAGGGTAAGAGATGTTAAAGGTTCAAGAGTTCTTGAGTGAAAACAGTCTGGATGACTTAAAGGAACGTTATGCGATCAAGATTAAACGTCATCCCTACTTCCAGAATCTGGTTCACTTTTCTTATGATATGCTGAATTCGCCCCTGGGTGAACCCATTGTTCAGGAATGTCGTGGTCTGATTCTTGATCAGGATGATAACTGGAAGGTAGTGGCATTTCCATATAGGAAGTTCTTCAATTATGGTGAACCACATGCCGCTCAGATTGACTGGAACAGTGCCCAGGTATTTGAGAAACTGGATGGTACGCTGATCATACTGTATAAGTACGATGGTGTATGGCATGTGGCAACCACTGGCACACCTGACGCAGGTACCAATGTAAACGGATTTGGCTTCAGCTTTAGTGATCTGTTCTGGAGAGTATGGGATGGGTATCGATACCCGCTTCCGGAAGGAATGGATGATTATACGTTCATGTTTGAGTTGATGACACCCTATAATCAGGTTGTAGTTCGTCAAAATGGAAATCGTATTGTTCTACATGGAATGCGAAATAACCATACCCTGGAAGAAGAGAATCCCCGTCTGGCAGCGGCACTATTCAGATATGAATGTGTTCGCTCGTTCGACTTCCATTCCATAGATGAAGTTGTTGCCGCTGCGGAAGAACTGGACTTTCAGAAGCAGGAAGGCTTTGTGATAGTCGATGCCTATTATAATCGCTTGAAGGTGAAGAACCCCAAGTATGTCTTCTATCATCACATCAAGTCCAGTTTCTCTATAAAGAAGGCTGTGGACATTATCCGTAAGGGTGAGTCAGCGGAGTTCATTTCCTACTTTCCGGAGCTGGCGGAAATGGTGCATCGAATTGAGCAACGCTATGATGAACTAGTTCATCGAGCTAACGGCCTTTATGAGCTCTATAAAGACATTGAATCCGACAAAGAGTTTGCCCGGTATGCTCTACAACATGATGTTGCTCACGTTCTGTTTGCACTTCGACATGGTAAGGCGCGCTCCCCTCAAGAGTTCTTAAAACACGTTCATATGGATGCTATTATGCGCCTTCTTCAGGTCCAGGACCTCGAAAGTCAACTGCTTAATTTAAACACGGAGGATCTATCTTGAATCTGTCCAAAGTCATTCTCATGCTAAAAGGTTTACCAGCATCTGGTAAATCTACCTGGGCTAAAGAGCAAATAGATGAGCATCCCGGTCGATTCAAACGGGTCAACAAAGATGATCTGCGGGCAATGCTGGATAACTCCCGCTGGTCAAGGGCTAATGAGAAGTTCGTTCTGAAGGTGCGCGACTTTATCGTCTCTCAGGCGTTGGAAGATGGATATTCGGTTATTGTTGACGATACCAATCTCCATCCCAGACATGAGATCCGCCTGAAGGAGATTGCTCGTGAAAAGAAGGCTGATTTCGAAGTCAAGGAGTTTACGGATGTTCCTATTGAAGAGTGTATCAAGCGAGATCTGAAACGTCCTAACTCGGTTGGTCCGGATGTCATTCGACAAATGGCTCGACAGTTCAACTTGTTACAAAAGCGACCGGTACCGGAGCATATCCCGGATCTTCCTACGGCAATAATCTGTGATCTGGACGGAACACTGGCTCTACTAAATGGTCGCAATCCTTATGACGCTTCTGACTGTGTGAACGACCTGTTAAACAGGCCAGTGGCTCAGCTGCTTAAAACCATTTGCAGAAGCCGTCCGGAAGTAAAGATCCTTCTGGTTTCAGGTCGTGAACAGAAGTATATGCATCAGACCTGGGACTGGTTAGAAAAGCATGATATTCCCTATGATTACTTGTTCATGCGTTGTACGGGTGATACTCGTAAGGACGCGATCATTAAACGAGAGATCTATGATTACTATATACGGAATCAGTTTAATGTCTGGTTTGTACTGGATGATCGCCGTCAAGTAGTTGAGATGTGGCGCGACGAACTGGGTCTCCCGGTCTTTCAGGTAGACTGGGGTGAGTTCTAACTCATTATACAGAAGTAATGATTTGGAGGATTGTGTTGAAGAAAGGGTATACGTTGATTCAGTGGATCCGAAAGAGATATCATAATACTAGAGGAGGAATGTTGTATGAAAGCTATACTGGAGTTTGATCTACCAGATGATCAGGATCAATTTAATGTAGCCAGTCGAGCTATGAATTGGGCTCTGGTGGTATGGGCGCTAGATGGCTACCTGCGAGATCGTATTAAGTATACGGAACTACCAGAAATAGTATTAGATGCTCTCGAAGATGTTCGTGATCACTTATTTGATCTAATGAGTGACTATGGTGTTACCTTTGATGACTTTCATTGATGACTATAGGAGTAAACTGCTATGTATTCTATTGTCAATGGAACATATTGTTATATCTGTCAAAAGGACTTCACCGAACATGTTATATCTCTGGGTCCGGACTTCATGGGATTCCATGAAATGATGCATATGAAGCACATGGCCCGGATTCTGTATCGGCTGGATCGGTTAAATAGAGATATTGCAGAATGTGCTAATTGCTCACTGTGCAAAGATCGGAACTCGGTTGTTCCTGGTTCCGGCAATATCTACCGTCCAGACATTATGTTCATCGGTGAAGCGCCCGGTCAGGATGAAGATGAAACCGGCATCCCCTTTGTCGGTCGGGCCGGTAAGCTGCTGACTAAGATGATCAGGGCACTGGGTTATGAACGACACGAAGTGTTTATTACTAACGTCGTTAAATGTCGCCCGCCTAATAACAGGGATCCTCGACCGGAAGAGCGGCTCAGCTGCTCAATATTCCTGGAGACGCAGATATCCCTCATTCAGCCATATGTAATTGTCACTCTGGGATTGCCGGCGGCAAAGGCCATTATTGGACTGCCGGAAGAGACCCGGATGGGTGACGTACGTGGTAAGCTATATGACTATGCAGAAACGCCGGTTATTCCTACTTATCACCCGGCATATCTACTGCGTAACCCTGGTGCAAAGAAGACTGTCTGGAATGATCTACAGACAGCTATGGAACAGATTAAGATTGCCAAAGGAGAATCCAATGGAAGCAACTATTAAGATCAATCTGAACCTGGTTCAGTGTGAATCACTGGAACAGGCCAGAGCGCTGATAAATGAGTTTGTACGGGTTATTAGTGATGTTGAAGTTCACTCTGTTAAGGATGGTGTGTTAAGCATGTACGGAGCGGAACTTGTCGAAGTCTCGGATAAGCTGGATGTTCTGTTAAATAACGACATGTCCGAAGTGTATAAAGATGCATTAATTCGTATACACGATCTGGCTCTGGGTTATGATGGTGCGACAACAAAGGAAGCACTGGAGCATCTGATTGATGAACTGCGTATGTTATCGATTCTGGCCTATAACGAAGTCGATCTGCGAGTTTTGTTTCATAGCTTGACCGAGGATGAACGCAAGGAGTTTAATCGGCTTTATGAACATGCTAAACGGGTAGGCAGAATAGAGTCAGTTGATGACTATTACTATTTATTAACCTGGTTTGTCAAGCAGAAGCGTCCTAATCTGTGGATCCGTCCCTATCTATTAGAAGTATTGGAACGAGATTATGGCGACCTGATTAATGAAGCTTTCTTGCAGGAGGATCAAGTATGAAGACATTAAGTATATCCGTTTCCATCTAAACGGATCGAAGCAGTGCTTGAAAAGGTTGAAGAGCGATTTAGTGAATAAATAAGGAGATATGTATATGAGCTATAAATGGATCGTCGTTGAAAAGATGCGCCGTGGTGCCAAACAGCTGATAGATGAAGTATTTGAGACCCGCGGGGATGCAGAGCTTGCCCTGCGTAACCTGAAGGATCCGTCAAAAGCCCGTATTAAACGGATTACCGATTCAGCTGAAGCCGGTGATGCTACTACATATAATGATATAGACGCTGCTGGCGCAGTTAGGTCTATTGGCAGAACCCCGGCTTGTAATAACTGCTGGTGGAATCTGTTGATTCAATTCCCCAGGGATGATGGCAATCACCAGGCAGCTTTGATTGCCTGCGAATACTGTACTAAGGAAACTCCACGTGGTAGGGGTAAGAAACGACTGCCGGCATTCAGCAATTTCAACCCGATTACCAACCTTCGCATCTACAAATGGACGGTTGAAGTTCTTCAGGCAATCCAAGAGAAGGTTACCGGGAAGCGCAAAACGTATATTCCCAAATCAACACCTAAACCCAGTAAAGTATCCAGCGATGATAGCCTTCTGCTGGATGTCTTTGAGAAGAGTAAGGAAGAGTTAATCAAAGAACTGTGAGGTCTTATATGAACAGCCCGCTTGTTTATATCATTCATCCTGTTACTAACGTTACACCGGAGAAACGCGCCCGTGCCCTGGAGCTGGCCACTCTACTGGAAGAAGTTGGCGCTCAGGTGTACCTGCCGGGTAGAGATACCGATCAGGGGCAGGCTCCGGCTGATATTGTTAAAGCCAATCTGGGTGCCATTCTGGGAGCCAGCATGATCTTTGTCATCTTTGATGAACACTCCAAGGGTGGCTTCTTCGACCTGGGTGCCGCCATGCTAACCCGGACACCTATCTATGGAATTGCCAGTGATCGGAAATGGGATGGTCAGGACTTTTACCGTCAGCTGGTTAATCATATGTTTGCCAGTATGGATGAGTTAAAGGCTACTCTAAAAGATGAGAACAGTGAGATACGACAAAGACTGCAACGATATATGAGTGATAACTCCAACCTGTCGGTCTTTGACTATTATGAGTTTATGGATCGTCTTTCCCTTCTGATTGATCGAGTGGACGATGATCTGCTCTGTCATCAGGTGTGTGTATATCATTCGTCATTGGCACAGTTGCTCAACTTTCAGTTGCAGCTAATGGAGATATCCTATCAGCGTGCCGGACATTTGTTTAGTGAAGCCTACAGGAGAATGAAAGATGAAAGAAGTAAAGGGTGATATCTGGAAACGATCCGGAGATGTGCGCGTTATTACCACCAATGGTTATGTTAAGCGTAACGGTGAAGCTGTTATGGGTCGCGGTGTTGCATTGCAAGCGGCCCGAAGATACCAGTGGTTACCAAAGGCACTGGGTGAGAAGCTGCTAGAAGAAGGTAACCATGTCCATCTATTTAATACTCCCCATGGCGCTCTGGTTACCTATCCGGTTAAGTATAACTGGTGGCAAGCAGCTGATCCGGAACTAATTGAACGATCAGCAAAAGAGTTGATTGTACTTACCAATGAACAGGGATGGCAACAGGTATTAATGGTCCGTCCAGGCTGCGGTAATGGGCAGCTGACCTGGGATGTAGTTAAACCCATCCTTGTTCCCCTTCTGGATGACCGCTTTATCATAGTCGAAAGGTAAGGGTTATGAGTCTACCACAATGGCTAAAGGATAAGGTTCACATCAAAGTTGATAATAATGATCAGATTTCACTCGATGAACTCAAAAGCTTTGTCGAACGGGTTCAACGTTGTACCGTCTACCGGCGGGATCAGGATAGTATTATCGCCCATGCTATCCGTCAGCTGGTAGGTGATAATACAATTAACAATTAAGTGATATGGAGGAATGACCATGCATTCTTTATATCTGTTTATACTGGATGATATCAAGAAGGACAGCAGCGCGAAAGATATATCTGCTCGCTTTGAAGAGCTGTATGTAGATGATTATTGTGACGAGAACAACTGGTATCAGGAAGAAGTGTTTGTGCACCGGGATGGTACTGTTGTTCCTATGTGCCCGGCTGACGATTACCGTGGTCGTGATACTTTTGCCAGGGAGCTGGAATCAATGAAACCGGATGAGCGTATCCCATATTTGCTCACCCTGGCCATGAAAATGACCGCTGGTGACATAGGTCTCTTTAATGCTTCCAATTTGTCTCTGGTTGAGAATGAAGGAGATCGTAAGATCAACTCTCTCAGTCGAGCTGAGTTGATCAAGATCGTTGAAGATAACCATGAAGTGCTGATCATTGCCCCTATGAAAGATGATAGTATTCCCGGGTTCCTGCGGTTCTGGAGAACAAAGAAGAACGTCGGCATCATCGAAGCATTCATGGATTCCAATATTAAACCGTTTGGTATTTATCCTACCACACCTTACGATGGCCCCCGCTGTTTCGATCTTCGAAGCGATCCGAAAGTTGCGGATCAGATTTCCGAAGGTGAAGGCATTCTGGCCGTCGATATTCATACTTAATCGGAGGAACTCCCATGTTTACTATATGCTGGCAAGAACTATCTGAAGTAAACGGTAAGGATGTATTTGTTGATCATTGGGAAAGATATGAAGATCTGGATTCCGTTAAGCAACTGATCGAGGATCTGGAAGAGAGAGGACTTGACCCGGACTTTGATATACTGATCCTGGCACCTGATAGTGAACTTTCTGTCGAAGATATCCGCGCTCTGGAAATCGGTCGTGCCATTATGGAGGAGGCGGACTTCCTGGATATCAACCTGATGGAAGGTCAAATTGAACACCAACTGGGTTCCATCTATGTAAATGATGTCTATATTTCAATCCTACCTGTAGAAGGATAGGGAGTGACTGTCAGTCTACACTGTTGCTGTTCATTCACTCCCTACACCCAATAGCATTTCACTATATTCAGCCTGAATGATGGGGGTAAACTGAATGAAGGATAAAGACTTTGACTTTGAAGTGCACGTGAAGAAACCTGATAAGTTGATAATGACGTACTACCCGAATGGTGAGAAGAATGAGAAGGATCGTATTGAGTTTCAGATCACATTCCCGAAAGAGTACAGGCGTCTGCTGGAAGATGCCAACTTTCTGGAAGGAACTCAGGCACTGATACTACACCTGATTTCTACTCTGGAACTTCAAATGAATGAAAACGAGTTCCTACCGGAGCTCATTGAGATCGCATCCCTGCGGGAGGTACTCTATAACAAAACACTGGAGATCATCCAGGAAGCAATTGATAAGCACCTGAGCAATTCTATCTATAGTGCGATCCCCAAGAACCAGCGTTACAATAACTTCTTACTGGAGATTGTCCAATGACGGAAGTTGCTATCAACTCTCAGCTGTTCTTAAACTACATACAGGGTGCGGTACGACATTTAATTGCCGCCACCATGATAGAAGATCGGATTTCTAAATCCGACGCTATTAGTAAGGTAGAGGGACAGATAGTTGATCTGCTCCGTAAAGAAGGACTGCGCATACTTGGTTCAGCCGATATTAACCTTATAGAAGATGCCAGTCGTCAGGTGTTTAAAGGCTCCTCACTGAAGATCGTCGAGGAGATATTTAACTCAATCAAGGAGTATGCTCATGAAGAAGCTAGTTCTTAAAGCTGGCCAGATTCAAACGGCAATGAACTTCCTGTTTCCGGGTTTTGAAAAGACCGGGACTCATCCGGAGAGTCAGTTACTTCATATCGAAGCGAAGGAGAAGTTCCTTATCTTTACTACCCGGAATCGCTACGTAATTGGTCGCTTTGCTATTGATATGGGTAAGGAACTGGAGTCATTCTCCACATTGATTCAGTATGAACGGTTCCGCAACTTGATTAACACATACCTACCAGAGACCAGGATAAGCCTGATTCCGGATGAGAATAGGCTTACCGTGCAGACCAATGGTCGCTACAGTTTTGTTGTGTACGATACGTATTATTCCCTGGAAATGCCCAAAGTTGACGCTGCCGGGAAGGCAGATTATGCGACCCTTCATAAACTCTTAACACTGGCCAAACCATTTACAAGCATTGATAAGGCTACTGTTTCTGCCAATAAAGCAATTCGCCTGGTCTATAATGAAACGGACCAGACCTTAAAATCGATGGTAATTGATAACTCTGTTGCTGCTCAATTTGAAGTGAAGCTGAGCAAAGAGGCCAAGATCATTCCATTTGACATACATCGTCCTTTCGACGTCTATTTGAAAGGCACACTGGTCTCAAAGATGCAGGCGAATGCTATCTCAGGTGAAGCCAAACTCTATGTCAACGATGATCAGTCCGCTTTCAGTATTGTTGGACATGATGGCAAGGCCAAGATGGTTATGTCTACACTGAATGACCTCGAAGAATCTGCTGGTGTAGTGGAAACCGTTCTCGGCGAACACCGTCCGCATTACTTCACTGTTGATCTGGATATCTTCGAAGTCATTCTGCAGAGAATGGTAAACTTTGCTCCCGATGATATTCATGTTTCTGCTGCTGCAAGTGAAAAGAAGGTAACCTTTACAGCACAGGAACATGGTAAGGTTCTGGCGCAGGAAAGCATGGAATGTGAAGATATCAAAGGTCATGTGAATATTCGTATGCCAATCCGTGTGGTTACCAACATTGTCAAACTATTGAGTAATAGCGGTGGAAAGCTGAAGTTCCAGGTAAATAAGGATGGTACTACTGCCATGGTAACCGGCCCGGTTAGTGACAATATCATCATGACAGTTGGCTTCAGCACTGAAGGCGAGGATAGTGAATAATGGGATTGAAAAAGACCAACCGTGACTCACTGGAACTCTATATAGAAGAAGAGCTCGGAGATCTTCTGAATCTCCGGCTCACTTCTGGTTCCGGTAATCAGCTGGGAGATGGTGATCTAAAGCCCCGTTATCGAAAGCTGGATGATATTCACTTCGGTATAGAATGTAAACGCACTTCCCGTGGCAAAAACCATAATGTAAAATGGGATGACTACCAAAAAGCCCGCAAGCAGGTAGAGCGCGGTGGTCAGGTGCTCTTATTTGTTACTCAAAACGAAGTCAGGGACGTTATGGTCCACCTTCGTTTCCAGGACTTTAAGTGGCTTCTGGAAATCATCCAAGAAGCCTATCAGATCGTATCTGAACAATGGGCGAATCAGCCCAACCATAAAGAATCATCTCTACAGTGAAGATGATTTCGTCCTATGAATCGACCACTAAGTATCAAGGAGTACGGGTATTATGCAGGATCGCTATACGGAAGAAGTAAGAAGATGGTTTTATAACTCTTTTAAGGACGTAGTTAAGATCAACTCTCTAAACGATCTACAAGTTATTAACAGAGTTTCTATGGAGTCCAACCATGCCATGATCTTTCTGGCTGTTCTAATCGGTGATGCACGCCGAGATGTTGGCACTGTGATTTATGAGATCACCAGCAATGCAGCCGTGGTCAAAGAAGTAACTCTCGTCTTTGAGTATATATTCGACCTCATGAGTGATCCAGCCCCGTTTCTAGCTGGAAATGACAAGTCGTCTGAGCTCATGGATCGAATAGCTGATACCCATCAAAACATTGTACGCTGGGAATCCGGCTTGACAGCTTTTATTAACAGTCGACTGCTGGATAGCCAGAGTCAACCGGCTCAGAATGAGCTGGATTCTGTATTGGACCTGCTGGGCTATCTTGGGTACTTAAAACACTATTATGAAGATCTCTACCATGAAGTCAAAACTAATCCCGGAGAGATGTAAGCATTGTGTATTCTATGAAGAGAATCCTTATACGGGACTGGAAACCTGTTCCCGTAACTATCCACCTACTAGTGACTTTCGAACGGACTGCCGGGTCCGCTATTATCCGCGCGGTCCGTGGAAGTCTGCCTTTCGACCGATTCCGGACTGGCGGATGGACTTCGATTCACTATTTGGAAAGGAGATAATTGATATGAGCGGTGCTTCTTTAGAAGAGAAGATGGAACGTGCACAGGCCTTTCTCAAACAGTATTCCAAGGCTGTTGAGAAGAAAGGCTCCACAGTAGTTGCTGATTTTGCCAGTAAACTGCCGGAGAACTACCGTTCCTTCCCCAGATTGCCCCTGGGTATTCCCAGCCTGGATCGTTTCTTTGGCGGCGGCGTACCCATGGGTGGTGTAATTACCTGTGCAGGTGATACCAGTGTGGGTAAGACCACATTCCTGTTGCGCCTGATAGCAGCAGCCCAGAAACAGGGCAAGTTATGTTTGCTGGCTGATGCAGAAGGTACCTTTGATACCAACTGGGCACTTAAACAGGGTGTGGATGTAGAAAAGCTGGTAGTCCTGCAGCCCGGATTACCGCCGGAGGAAGAGTTTACACCGACCACTCTGGAAGACTACTGGAATGGTATAATCCAGGCAGCCAATTCCAATATCTTTGACTTCTTTGGCCTGGATTCGCTGGATGCCATGATTGCTCGTGGCCGGCTGCAATCCAAGAAAGGCAAAGCCCGGGATCTGGACGATGCCGACGTGGCCTTAAAGGCCCGAGTATTATCAGATGCCTATCCCCGGGTACTGGGTGCCTGCCGGGCCAATGCCATTACCTTCTTTCAAATCGCTCAACTGAGAACCACCGGTATTGGTAGTGCCTTTGTCAAGAACGATATCTCCGGGGGTAACGCCCGGAAGTATTATGATATTCTAACACTGCACATTCGTCGTGGCTCTAAAAGTGAGGCACCGGTTGATGGTAATAAACCACTGGGCTTCAAGTTTATCATGGAAGCTCGTAAATCCAAGATCGGTGGAATCAGAGAAGGAGATGCTGTGGAGACTATCTTCTTCTTTGATAAGGGTTTCGACCCTGTTTATGAACTAGTGGTAGAAGCCATTGAGCGCGGTGTTATTGCCAAGAAAGGTAATGCAGCGGCCACTTTTACTACCACTTCCGGTGAAGTCCATAACATTAAAGCCGGTAAAGAGTATAAGATTGCCGCCTATATTGATGAGAATGGACTGTTTGATGACCTGCGTCTGCAGGTAACCGGTGAAGTGAGTGAAGAAGCGGAAACCGTGGATGAAACAACGGCTGAAGCTTCCTGATCATTGTATTAATCCGGGTTCCAGTAGTTATCCGGGACCCGGGTCAAACCCATTGATTGGAGGTATATAGATGGGTGAGCAGCTCATATCTTCAGGTGGTACATTCCATTATCTTGGCAGCTTTGAGGGTCATGATCTATATATCTGTAGTGATTACGATGTACCCGAAGACATGGTACTATTTGTTAATAGAGATCGCATGACCGATGAACCTTATGAACCTGGCATGTTTCACGGATGGACTGTCGACGAAGTCGCAGACTATTTAAGTATGCTCGAGTTTGACTTCTCTCAGCTGTTTAATGATGATGCTCGAGCATGATTCGAATCGAAGGAGTATTAAAATGGATGAGAAAACCAAATGTATCCGTGAACTCAATGATAGGTTTCGGAAGACCTTTAGAGGTGGTATTATTCGAATCACTACCGGTATTGGAGCTCGTCCCGATGTTGATGAAATCATGGAAGCTGTCCGTAACTTTGACGACTTTAATCCGGACAACGATCCCTACGGCGAGCATGACTTTGGTGCCATAACGTTAAAAGATGGTACCCGCATATTCTGGAAGATTGACTACTACGATGTGTCTCTTAAATACCATTCTCTGAAGCCAGCCGATGAGATAGTGACTACGAGAGTATTGACTGTTATGTTGGCTTCAGAGTATTAACTGAATATCAGGAGTGCTAATATGAAAGCCATTCATATCTATTTTGAAGATGATGCACCTATTGGTGGCTACATTGGCGAGCAGCTGGAAGATGCAATTGCTCGTGTCATTGGTGAACAATTCGGTTTATCCGCTCGGGTTGAGAGTGAGATAACCCATGGCATAACCCAATCCAGTACATTCATGCCAAAAGCTTTTAAGATATGGACCAGTAACTTTGTGGAATGGTTATTCGGAGTAAGGGATGCTTCGTTTAAGTCCGTACAGAACAAGTTGTTGAAGATTGGTGTCAGCTACATATATGATAACTATAAGACTATTTCTGATCTAATCTGTGAACTGGGTGTTATACCTATTTCTCTAATCTGGAACATGGAGGAATTGGATCTACCAGAGCAGATAATAAATGATGAAGAGATCAATCGGGATAACCTGGAAAAGCATATGGAAGAGTGGCCGGTTAAATGGCTGTTATAGATTAATGGCAGGGTGGCGGAACGGTAGACGCAGAGACTGAGAGCAACTCGGGTGGTCTGTATCATTGCTCTGAAACGGTCGGGATTATCCCCGTAGCCAAAACCGTACGATGGATTGACGCACCGTGCAGGGTTCGAGTCCCTGCCCCTGCCCAGAGTCAATTATCACGGCGGGGTGGCGAAATTGGTAGACGCTGCGACCCAGACGCTGACGAAGAAGGGGCAACTCGAAGCCCTATAAAGGATGGGTTATAGGACGCTTCGTCGTGCGGGTTCAAATCCCGCCCCCGCCGCCATTTATTAAGGAGAGGATTATGCACTGCGTAGAATGTAACTCCAATAAGTTACAACGGGAGATGTTTGAAAAGACCGGTACCTGTCCATTATGTAACGGTCACCGCCACATCAGTTTCCATCGCTACGTCCAGTGGAAACTGGGTTTTGTACTATGGCTTAATGATGATGGAAATCATGCACCGGTGGAAACTATGAAGCAACGCTGCGAAGACATGATTCTCAGGTGTTATAGAGAGTATCACAAAAACCGACTCCCGATTATCAAACCCTATCCACTTGATCACGGGAGTCCGGTAGACGTAGTAGCATATTACATTGATCAGTTTAAGGAATAGAGCAATGAATATAAGCAACTATGTTGACTGTATGATACTCCGTGTTATTGCTGGCTCCCATGCGTACGATATGGCCACGGAACATTCCGATCTGGATGTAAAGGGTATCTTGATACCGCCGTATGAATATCTGCTGGGTATCTACACGTTTGAACAGACCGAAGGTGATATGAAAGACGACCCCCTGGAGCAGATCGGTCTGGATCCAACACTACTTCGTAACGGTGGTGAGTTTACTTACTATTCTCTTCAGAAGTACTTTAAGCTGGCTCGGGATTGTAATCCTTCGATTCTGGAACTCCTGTTTTCAGATCCAAAGCATTATATATGGGATGGAATTACACCTGAGAACAGGCGGTTGGGTGAGCTGCTGATTCGTAATCGTCGTCTGTTTCTATCTCAGAAGGTACGCTTTACTTATACCGGCTATGCACACGCCCAGCTGAAACGCATTAAAGGTCACAATAAATGGTTGACCAATCCACAGCCCGAAGAGAAGCCCCGACCGGTAAACTTCATGAAGTTCTATCCCCTCAATATACATGAACAGCCAGCACTGTTTTATACCGCTCACATTGCCCTGGAAGATGATCCGGATTTTGAGAAGTGGATATTGAAGTATGGTTTACAATCAATGGGTGCTAAACCAATTCCCGGCACCGACAACAAAGCCTTCTTTCTGTACCAGAAGGGCAGGGGAATAGTCGATTCCTCAGGCGCTCTGTTATCTGACTATTCCTATAACTACGATCCGGATAGCCCTGTCATTGGTATCCTGGTCTTCCAGCGAGACGAGTATCGCTCTCAGCTGAAGAAGTGGAAGGAATACTGGGATTGGGTACGTAATCGTAACCCGGCCAGAAGTGAGCTTGAGAAGAAGTATGGCTACGATACTAAGCACGCTGCCCATCTTATCCGGCTATTGCGCACCGGTTACGAGCTAATGAGTACCGGCGAACTCCATGTTCTACGCCCGGATGCCGAAGAGCTTCTGGCTATCCGCAACGGTGCCTGGAGTTACAAGCAGCTGATTGATCATGCCGAAGAGACGGAGCAGAAGATCATCGAATTATATGACAGCCCATACTGTCCGCTTCCGATGAAGCCGGACATCAAGAAGATTAACCAGCTCTATTTGGAGATGATAGAGCCGATAATCAGCAGGAGATTGAGCAATGAAGGTTCTTATTAGAGTTAAGGCCATTTAACTGGTGATTGAATATAAGGAGTATAACTATGATTGTGTTCTACTGGGGAGATATCGCTGGCTTTCTGGAAGAGGAAGCCGATCGTATCAAAGATGCCCTGGAAGAGGCTGGTATTCAGTATAGCCGGTTCGAAATCAAAGAGCAGCCACAATGTTTAGGTGAGCGATTCGATGTGTTATTCTTTGACTGGGGTGGTATGTCAGTCGGTAATAATATGCTTGATCACTATTGTCGGCGTATACTGCAACATGCCAAAGACCATCCCGGTAGAGTCTATGTCATGGTATCGGCTATGACCAGTTATGCTATGCGAGATGCACTAGAAACGTTTGGATCAGATCGCCCGGCGAATCTGTTTCTGGAAATAGATGAAGCATTAAGCTTTCTTAAACAGTTAAACCAATAAGCTTAATTCAAATCATAAGGAGTAATCTATGAGACCAGCTCCCTATACGTTTTACAAAGGTAAGGCCGCCATGCGGTTGAGTATCATTCCCCCGAAAGAGGTCCAGAAAGGACAGTATTCTAATACCGATCCGGGAATGATCCTAATGGAAATCGCTCCGGCAAAGGGTAAACAGTCCTATGATTGGGACAATAAGATCGTGTTCTCCCTGAGCCCGGCGGAAGTTGCCACAATTGAAGTGAACCGGCTGATGAAGAAAGAGACCAGCCTGTTTCATGATCCGAATATGAAGTCGGACAAACAGGGCCAGGTTACCAAAAGCTTAAAGATCAGCCAGACCGACAGCGGTGGCTACATGTTCACCCTGTTTGAAACCAACAACGGCAACAAACACCATGTCTCCATCATTCTTTCAGCTGCCGAATACTATTTGTTTCGCATGCTGGTAGAGAATGGTGTGTTAAAGACATTAGCCTGGGTATGAGCCATGGAAAAGGATCCTGGAACACTGCTCGGTGTTGCATTATTCACCGTCTTAATCATCATGCTTCTAGCCGCCGGTCAGTTTGTACTTGCTTTGTTCCTGTTTATTGTTATGATTAGTATTCTAATGGAGAAGCCCAATCTATGAAAGTACTGATTACATTGTTCGGAGTCTTACTGATTGTCTTTGCTCTGTTGTCCGGAGCATGGTTTATTGCACTGTTGTTGGTATTAGTGCTGTACGTAAACATTCGTAAGAATGAATACTTCACAAGTTCATAGCAGTTGAGACGACCATCGAGTCGCTACTGCCAAAGGCGGAGGTCCTGTTGTGGGTCTCCGCCTTTCTTGCTTTAAGAGCCTTATTCAGCCTATATGTCATGAGGTATCTGAATGGACTTCAGTAGTGTATTCAAAAGAGATTACCGATCCTTTGCTCTGGGCATGTTCTCTGATATTATACAGGAAGAACTGCAACAGAATGGTAAAGTAAACGTTCTGGATCTCCCATCCAGCAATCTTATCCGGGAGTTGCGTTACTGGACAGATGTTGTCGGGCTAACCATTAATCACTATGTAGCTTTCGAGATAAATGACGAGATTGAAAAGGAGATTATCAAGCAGAAGCATGTTGCTCGCCAGTATATAAATAGTGATCAGGTAGCCCAAATACTGGTGAACCCTTATGACTCTCAGGTGCCCGGTAAGGACCGTCTTCCTAAAGGTGTGCGCTTGCCAATGAAGGACATCATGGATCTTCGCGAGCGCCGAAGTCGGAAGCGCTTTACCATTCTCAACTTTGATTTGTGTGGCGCCCTGGGCGTCGGTGAAATGGGTATTATTGCTGATATATGTAGTATCCATGCTACCGATAAGTTTGTACTTCTGATTACTTCATCATTGCGTACCCGAGGCGGACTGGAAGTCATTGATCGTCTGTTTACTAATATGAAGGATGTTTTGTTACCCGCAGCTGGTATCGAAGTGATCCGGACTTATGGCCCAAAGACATACCAGGGCGGTACCGACGGTAATAACGGTACCCCGATGGTATTCTATGCATTGGCCTGTGAGAAGGCCATTAAGAATTGTCGAAGCCTGGATGTTCCTGATAATAAACCAGACGTGAGGATTACTCTATCAGACGATAATGATCGTGAATCTACCGTTGAAGATCGAAGTAATGCTAAAACGGATTTAGCAGATATTATATCAAAGCTCCCATCATTGGAGTCGGTACCACCAATTCCAGATGAACTCCAGAACTTCATTCCCAGGAGGTATAATCTTATCTGGACTCTGAATTGGTTGAAGGATAATCCATACTATACTGGTCAGCATTTAATGAAGTTGTTGAAGACAGATGATGTTAAGTATGTTAGCTCTCTAATTCGTCGGCTTCGCCGTCAGGGATTGATTTCAGACTCTTCTCGTGCACTGTCTAAGGAGCTATTTGATTTGAATGGTAATAAAGCGAAAGCAGGTAAGGGTGGCTTTCGTATATCCTATGCCGAGTTAACCAGTAAGGGTCACTTACTTTTAGAGCAGTTTAAAAGTGCTTTGGATTACTTTACAGAATAACATCAGGAGGTGTTTATGAGTCATCCGCTTTTTGTGAAAGGTTACTTCAAATCTATTCCTCTTAATATGTTGGATAACTCTGATAACCGTGATATCAATGATAACAATATCAAGAAGTTGCTTCAAGACTTGCTTAATGGTGGTAAGTTAATTGAGCGACCGATTGTCCGATTTAATCCCAAGATAGGTAAGTATAAAATCGAAGATGGTGGTCATCGTGTTGCACTGGTAGAATGGTTTAACGTCCTGCGTCCAGAACATGCTGTTAGCGATATTGAGTGCTTTGTTATCACTGATGATGAAGTACCAACTGAATATGTTCAGGAAAAGACTTACTCCCGGAAGAATCCTACTCTGGAAGAAGTCTTGTGCCGCCCTGCGGTTCATAATCTGGATATATTGCTAGATATTCATAAGTTCTTAATTGCCAAAGGCTTTTACAATCTCTTATCGAATCGTAGCTCAACTATTATCAAGCACTTTGGTCGGTTAACAACTAAGCTTATTCTGTATTCTAATGGGCAGTTAACGAATAAGCTTGGTGAGATCAAGGAGCTGGTTAGTAAATACAATGAAGATGCTTTATGGAGCTCTGCACAACAATTACTTGCAGTATTCAACTCCATTAAAGATGCTCCCGTCTTTCATAATAGTCGTGTTAATCGTATTCACTATCAGATCATAGCTTATGCTATGTCTATTGCTCCGATGGATTTCATTACCAAAGTGTATTATAGTTTAGATTATCTGGCCGATCATGGTCATGGTCTCAGTCGTTTAGCTCCTGCCTGGCAAGAGCAGGTAGAAGTTGCTTCAAGATATAATAGAGAGGTAGCTCTCTTTGTTGAGGCAGTGTAGACTCCCAGTCTACACTGCCACTTTCTATTCACTCCCTGTGACATATCTATTCATGCTATATTCTCCATCGTATGTAAACAATGGAGGAAGCGTTCTATGGTTTATACAGTTAAGTGTGCCAGCTGTGGTAAGACGTCTGATGTCTTCGTTCATACCTATGATGCTAGACTGACCTGTCCGAACTGTGGTAGCGAGTCTGTTACCAGGCAATTCGGTCAGCCGGGTCTAATATTCAAAGGCGAAGGCTTCTATGTAACGGATTACAAACGGAAGGGTAAAGAACGGTGATCTATATTATCACCAACAACTATCAATCTGCCAAAGCGTTCGCTTATTCCCGAAACTGGGCACTGAACAGTTATCGAATTATAACAACCGAGACAGAGTTACATGGGCTAAAGTTTGATAAGTCAGATGAATTCTATGTAGTTGAGGTGCCGGATCAGGAGCCAATTAGTCCCGGCGTCTTTCTCCGTTTACAGTTTGAAATGGAGAAGATCAAGTCTGAATTGGATTTGCTTTCTGATTTGAAGGAGAATGTGGGAGCGGAAGACGACTTCGTTATTTAATAGAGGAGGATACTCATGGCAGTATTTGATCTGAGAACTATCTATTCCGGTAAGATCGAAGTTACCCGGAAGGAGCTAAAGGACATCAACAGAATCAGTCGTCAGGTTCACGACAACATCAAGGAAGTGTTCCTTGCTTTTCTGGAGAATCGTGAACAGGACTATGTAAGGCAGAAGATTGCAGAGCTGGCCGTTCATGAAGCTGAATTGTCCAGTCTGGAAACCGAGATGCTTGGTAGTAATACCGACTCGATAGTAATCGAGAAGGTAAAGATGACTCTGAGTGCTGTCCGAAGAGCACAACAACGGCTGGAGAGAATCCTGAGCTCTCTGCAAAACGAAGCTAATAACGCAACCTAATGGGAGTGTCTGCGATGAACTGGCAAGTAAACGATTCCAGTAAGCTGCGAGCGTTTCGAGAGAGTTTGACTGAGTGCTACTTATGCCCCCTTTACTCTGAACTGGGAAAGACTGCTGGCAGTGCCAAAGGTCTGGCCCCGGTCGTGAGTAGAGGAGAAGGTCGGGTTATGTTTATTGGTATGGCACCTTCTAATGTAGAACATAACACTGGCAAACCATTTGGTGAGGCACTTGGTGAGACGTTGGCAGAACTGATGAAGAAGCATGTGGGCCTGTTGATTGATGTGGATACATATATGACCAACCTGATCAAGTGTAATCCTTATACCAAACCGACGAATATGAAACGTGGTCATATGCGGAACTGTTCGATTCACCTGGGAAAGGAACTGGAACTGGTGGACCCGGTAATTGTGGTGTTCATGGGTAAGGATATCTTTAATGCTATTGGCTACGCAGATGAGCTTCCTGGTATTGGAGTGCCTTTCCAGGGAACGCTCTTTGGTAAGAAGCGCTGGATGTACGTAATGAATAATCCCGGTGTGATTACCAAGAGTATGTCCCAGCGAAAGAGCTTTATTACTCAGCTGCGTAATCTTGCCAGGTGGTTGAAAGAGCACACGACCTTTTATCAGGATAAAGGCATGGCACCACCAGAGTTCGTGGAGTATGCCGAGCCCAGATATGTGCTGATAAATACCATTGAAAAGGCCCGCAACATGGTCAAATGGTTTAAACGCAGCGGTGCTAAATACATGGCTCTGGATACCGAAACTACCGGGCTGAATCTGTTTGACCCGAAATGGTACGTGGTTGGTGTGTCACTGTCCATTGATGAACGAGTTGGTTATTATCTACCCATTGGTCATCGTAGTCGTCCCAGCTCGCTGATTAAGAAGGATATTCAGCAGTTGACTAAAGAAGAGCTGAAGAAGATACTGGAGTACCTGCTCTTCGATCTAAAGCTCATCCCGATCTTTCATAACTACGCCTATGATTATCGGGTGTTGAAAAAGCTGGATATTCAGGTGGATAAGCTGGATCCGGATAACAGTATCTGGTATCATGATACCATGATCCTGAGTTACCTGGAGAACGAGAACGACACGCTGGGCTTAAAAGACCTGACCTTTCGGCATTTCGGTATCCAGGCGGACAAGTTTAAAGACGTGGCTGAACATAGTAAGTTTCAGTACGTGGATCTGGAAAAGGCCACTGCTTATGCTGCGGCTGATGCAGTAAATACACTGCGTCTGTTCAACCGGGCACGTAAGGTTGTTCATAAGGAAAGCATCACCAAGACCGGTGGAAAGCTGCTGGAACGTATCTATCCGGTTGAGTTGAAGACTGCCCGTATCATGGCCGATGCAATTGATCTCGGTCTGGCTATTGATCTCGATTATCTGAAAGCGTTAAGACTCCGTCTGCTGAAGGAAGAGCGCGAGTTATATGATAAACTGGATAGCTTCAATAACATTATTGATCACAGCAGCACCTATCAGCTGGACAAGTTAATGGGAAGTCTGTTGGATAATGCGTCCCGACAGAGTTATGAAGATCAGTACGGCTGGGCGGCTGACGAAGATCATCTGAAAACACTGCGAGACTTTGTGAAGAAGTCCTATGAATCCAGTAAGTTCCGCTGGACACCCGAGAAGCTCGATGACTATATCAAGACACTCCTGGTCTGGCGTCGAGTCAATAAGATGCTCAGTACCTACGTAGACGCTCTGATCGAGAAGCATGTGGTAGATGAAAGTGGTACCCCAATCATTCACGGTTCCTTTAAGACAATCGGAACCACCAGCGGTCGCATGTCTTCTCAGGATCCCAACCTGCAGAACCTGCCACGGGAAGCGCCCAAACCACCTAAGGTCTGTCAATACTGTGGTCATGAGACTGTTACTCTGGTAGATGGCTCCGGCCATGAGACGGTTGTCAATTGGTATGACAGCGTGGATTCTACCGGCGGTGTTTTCACCTGTGCCAAATGCGGTAAGCAAACTTCTAACTATCAGGTGGACATTCGGCGCGCTTTCGTGGCCAGACCGAATAAATGCTTTCTAACTTGTGATTGGGATGCGATGGAGCTTAAGGTCGCTGCTGCTGTCTCAGGTGATAAACGCCTATTGGAAATCATGGAAGGGCAGGTGAGAGAACCTGATAATCCTAACTATGACATGCACCGGGTAACAGCAGCCGGAATCTTCGGGTGCAAACCAGAAGAAGTGACTAAGGAACAGAGGCAGGCGGCTAAACCGGTAGGATTTGGATGTCTCTATCTTATAACCGAAGTTGGTCTGGCTAATAACCTGCGCACCATGGCCGGTATTGAAGTTACCGTAGAAGAAGCCAAAGAGTGGATCAAGAACTTCTTTGACACCTATCCAGGTCTACTCGAGAACTGGATCCATCCCGGCCGTTGGAAGCTGAAAACCGAAGGGTATATCACCCATCCCTATGGTCGTATCAGACGTGTGTCACGAGATCCGTCTGAAGCAGAGATCCGTAGTGCCTTGAACTTTACCATTCAGGGATGGTGCGCTTCCATCATGAAAGAATCGCTGGTCAAAATCGATGAAGCTTTTCAGGGCGATCCGGGGATCAATATCGTTACTGTTATTCATGATGAAATCGTTGTAGAGTGTCCCATAGAAAAGGCTCCGGAAGTCGCTCAGGTGGTGAAAGAAGCTATGAACATTAAGATCAAAGATAAGGCTGAAGTTCAACTGACGGCGACCCCGGAGATCAAGTTTAATCTGAGTAAGGCAGCCAAGACCTATTCGGTTGAAGAGTTTGAGAAAGCGTTCTTGAAGAAGTAGACTATTAGATATGATCCTAACATAGGTTTGTGTCTACTGATCGAAATCTGATTCACCTTTTGCTATGAAGGGTATGCTATGGCAGCAAGATCTTATGATGAATTATCCAGAGATGATCTTATTGATATTATAAATAGACTTAAACGTCGCAAGAGGTATGGATTGGTATGGGAGGAAGAGAAAGTACAGGAAAGGTTTGATGAGGAAGCTCGAAACGCTTATCCGATTTTAAAGGCTGTAGAAGAAAGGGATGTCTTAACTAATCCAAAAGAACCGGTGAACCTTTTAATTGAAGGTGATAACCTACATACATTAAGTGTATTAAACTACACTCATCAAGGTAGTATAGACATCATCTACATCGACCCACCCTATAACACCGGCAACAAAGACTTCAAATACAACGACCATTGGGCAGACAAAGAAGATGTATACCGCCATTCCAAGTGGCTTTCATTTATGAAACCCCGCTTACAACTAGCCCGCAACTTACTCAAAGATACCGGCGTCATCTTTGTTTCTATTGACGACAACGAGTTCGCTCAATTGAAATTGTTAATGGATGAGGTATTTGAGGAATCAAACTATATTACAACTCAGATTTGGGTTAAGAATGCAATTAAGAACAATGTTAGAACATTGAGTGTGGTACATGAGTATATACTTACGTACGCTAGGAGTAAGTCTTCTCTCGTTACTAAAGGTTCGGCATTTGCGGTATCTAAACCTGGTATTAATGAGGTATTTCGTCTTCGAGATGATTTCCTCCATGAAGATCTGACTCTATACGAAAGTCCACATAAAGAACTTGAACAGCGTCTAAGGAAGTTCTATAGGTCTAATAAGCATCTTAAGGGTATTAGTCATTACAAGTTTGTTGAACCTGAAACCCTCAGGATTTATGCTATTGACAACATCTCCGCCCCAGGTGGTAATGGTAAGCAATATGATATTATTCACCCAGTTACTGGTAAGCCTTGTAAACGACCTGCTGGCGGCTACCGCTTTACTGAAAAGACAATGAGAGAACTATTGTCTACAAACCAAATCCACTTTGGTAAGGATGAGACCACAGTACCGCGCTTCAAGCGCTATCTTGATACTGTAGAAATGGAGGTACCTAAGTCTGTTATTAATAATAATGATGATGGAACTAGAGAACTGCAATCAATACTTAATGAAACATCGTTTTCATATCCTAAACCTACTTCACTTATTAAGTACCTAATCCAAGTCACTAATAATCCCAATGCCATCGTCCTCGACTTCTTCGCCGGTTCAGGTACCACGGGCCACGCCGTCCTTCAGCTGAATAAAGAAGACGGCGGTAACCGTCAATTCATACTCGTTACCAATAACGAAAACAACATCTGCACAGACGTATGCTACCCCCGCATTCAGAAAGTCATTCACGGCTATACTACCCCAAAGGGCAAAGAAGTTCCTGGCCTGGGTGGTAATCTAAAGTATTATAGAGTTGGGCTTGTTGCTAAGTTGTCTAATTCAGATGAGATGAAAGTATAAATGTCATATATGTGTGTTTCGGTGCTATGCATTCATAGGACTATACTTAATGAGACAGTTGATGACTACTGGTACTTATATTAAAGATCTGGTCGTCTTCCCGATACATTCCTGTGGCCAGCAGGCAATCAGCGGTTTGGAATTGATTCGCCAGTTAATTGTAGATCTGGGAAAGGTTCTGCATCAGTTAATATTAATTGTAAGAAGTGAACATTAGGGTACTTAACTTAATTAATAGGGAGACAGAAATGCATATTACATTTGATGAGTTCATTAAGTATTATCGGCCTATTAAGAACCCGTTTAATAGTAGTGCTTCTATTGATGGTTATATGTTTGAGTCCTATGGAGATGAGCTGGTGTTTGTTCAGCTAATTGACGACAGACATATCTGGTCGGTTATTGATGAGGATGGAATAACTTATATCTGTCCAGGTTATCATATTGTCAACCGGCTTGGTTACATTATAACTCTTTCTCCATGTGTAATCGATGTAGAAGTTGATCTAGATTAAGTTGGATTATATTGTGTCCTACTGTTGAGTAGGTATATTAACTTAACATTAATAATAAGGAGTAATTACTATGGCTGATTGGTTCGGAACAGCTCGTTCTAACTACTTTGAAGTTAATGATCCGGAGAAGTTCGAAGCCTTCTGTGAGAAGTGGGATTTGGAACCCAATTCTGCTATAATTGAAGGTAAGAAACTGTATATGTTTATTGCTGACACCTATAATGGTGGTCTACCCAGCTCATTATACGTTGAGGATGAGGATGGAGAGATCGTTGAAGAGTTGTACTTCAAGGACTTTCTTAGGGAGCTGACTACTCACTTAAAGCCCGGGTATGTTGCTATTCTGATTGAAGTGGGTAACGAAGCACTTCGTTATCTTACAGGTAGTGCGGTTGCTATTAATCATAAAGGTGAATCAATCTCAATTGATTTGACAAGTGCAATTCTTAAGGAAGCGGAGAAGCTTGGTGAAATCGTTACCCCACCTGAGTATTAATACTAATACCCGGAGTAGGTTATGTCTTCATTGCACTATATATCCATTCTTGCCGGTGGCAGCTGTCCTAAAGGCTGCCACTTCTGTGTAGGTCGTGGGATAAGAGATGAAGAACAGCCACCACACTTTGCCGACATTCATCTTATCACAGACTTTCTGGAAGCCATGCGAGAGCGGACCGATGAGTTCTCCATATCTGGCAGTACTTCGGATCCACTTTACCTGGATAAAGAATCCTATGAGAATGTTCTGATTCCAATAATCATCTATGCCAAGCAACTCGGGTATCGAGTATCGCTGCACACCGTTGTGGTTTCCAGGAAGAAGTTTGATGATCTGTTCTATTTTAATGTAGACGAGATATGTGTATCAATTCACGACTACGATGAAGCAAAGGCAGAGATCATCAATTCTTATGCACCACAGTACCGAGATCGCTTTCGTATCTCTAGTGTCTGTCATAATGGGAATCGGGCCATCTTTGAAACGCCCGCTTTCTTCGAACTCTACGATGTGTCACGTTTTACCATCAGGCGTAATATCTTTGATCCGGACATGCCGGACCCGGTGATCCCATTCTATCGGTTGTATGCAAAGACGGACTTTGGACAGAAATGGTACCTGACACCCAAAGAGCAGGTAATCGCTCTGTGGGACTTTACGAAAGCGAATGAACATATCAATGCCCTGTACCTGTGGTCGGATGGTCGTATTAAACAGCAGTGTTACTGGTATACAATTCATGAGTTATCTGAGTAGGAGTTTGTTATGGACATCAAGCGAATAGAAGCATGGATGGAATATGTGCATCAGTTGGCCTTTAAAGGTACAAAGCGGGAAGGCTTTTTCCCTGCTTTTAAGGATCAGGCTGAGGTTTTCGATACGGTTGATATTGTTCGCAGTAAGGAGTTACGTGACAACTATCTGTTGCGACCCCGTTACTGCTTTTATAACTGTCAGATGACCGTTTTGGAAACTCATTATAACTATCAGTATTACGAGGGATACGCATTAAACTCAATTGGTCTGCCAATCCATCACGCCTGGTTAGTCGGTGATGGTTCTGTTATTGATCCGACCTGGGAAGAACCCGGTCAGATTTACTATGGCATTCATATCCCCCGGGAGTATATCCGTAAGGTTATCCTGGAGGAAGAGTTTGCCCGGGATCTGATGTTTGACTACTTACTGCAGGAGGTGTAGATGGCGTACTGTCAGATGTGTGGTATTGAAATACCCGACGGTCAATCGGTCTGTTCCATGTGTTACGGAGACCCGTACTACGGTAGTGATGGGTACTATCTGGAACAGATGATGATCGCTCTGGAGAAGGAGTTTGAGGAGGAACAGCTGATGTATGAGCTTTCACAACAAAAAGAGAAGGAGAGGAAAGCGTCATGAAACTGTATCATATTGTTTACAGTGCGGCCAGCGGTAATATTGATGATATCTTTGATCTCTTCGTCGAATGCGACAATGCAATCGAAGCGTTATATGTACTTATGCTTTATGAATTGGGAGCAAGGTTGGACGATATTCCACTTCCGGATCCGGCTGAGATAGAGAGTCTGGAACAGCTGAATCAGATGCTGGTCAAGATGTATCTGAGTGATGAATTCTATGATTCGATCTTTGGTGGCGGTGACTGGGTTTACTTTGATGCTCAGATTGAACCGTTTGTCTGTGATCCACTGGACTTTCCGTATCGATATAACTTCTCGATTTCAGATCGGGATCTGTATTCTAAAACGCACAAAGAGCTGATTGAGTTTATCCAGTCCAATCGATCAGGTCCAGAGATTGTATATCGTTCACAGATTCCTAAAGACATTCTGGAAGAGGCTCGTAAGTATGTTGAATCGGTTAGACAACAACTGGAAGGAGTGCGAACATGATATTCCAAGAAAGCGATCTGATCCTGGTACTGGCCATGTATAAAATGATGGACAGACTTTCCGAGAAGTACAATCTGTCATGGTCAGACCTTCCCCTTGAAGCCTTTAGAGTAGCTTCTCAACTGGAAGAAGATAAGCAGGATGAAGTTGTAGATAAGGCTGAGCAGATATACAAACAGTTACGTGATGGGGAACAATACTATCTAATCATTGTCTGGGGATGTGTAGAACCTAGTGTTTACGATGGTCCCTTTTATAGCTATGATGACCTGTTGAGTGCGACTCGTAAGTTATATGAAGAGGGAGGTAGTGATGCTGACACATACATTGGACTAAAGGTCAGTATTAACGGACCACAGGTCTTTAGCTTTTCGACTGAAGAGTTAGAAGGTTAATCCCGTGGCGGGTTCCTGTCCCGCCGCCGGATTCATATCCCAAACAATTAACCCGGAAGGTGGAGCAATGATACATAATGGATGTCGATACCTGGGTACAACAAGTCTCTGGCGGCAGGAGCCGCATCAGTCGCGAAGAAGAGCGACGACTGATTAACCTTTATAAGAATGGTACACCTGAGGAAAGAGAGTATGCTAAAGCAGAACTTCTCGCCTACAATGTCTTACCAATAGTAAATATCGCCCTGGAAGTCTATCATTCGTTTCCCAATGCCTATCGGATGGATGTACATGATCTAATTCATCGTGGAGTGGAGGTATTTCTGGATAAGCTGGATAAGTTTGATCCGGAAAAGGCTCGCCTGATTACTTTCTATTCCCGTGATATAAAGACACAAATGCAGCGCATGGTCATGCGTTATGCAACCGCTATTCCTCAGGGATCCGTATTCCTGCAGCATATAGCAGGTAAACGGTCCCGTATCTACGGTCAGCTGATGCAGGAATTGGAGCGTGAACCCACAGACGATGAAGTCGCCGAGGTATTGGGAATCAAAACATCTACACTACAAATGGCAGATCGTTATACCAGTATCAAGTTTCATAGTTTGCCCGGTCTGGAGTTTGAAGACGCAAGTGGTTCTTACTCGCTGGAAGCCCGCAAGTTATTGCTTATCCTGCGTGATAAGCTGGACTTTCTGGATGATGAAGAGTTCGAGCGTTTCGTTGATAAACTCATATCCGGAGAAACTCCAGATGCGGAGCTGGTTGAAAAGACTCTGAACAAACTACGTGGAGGCAACTAGAATGGATGTACGTCAACAAATACGTCTCCGACTAAGAGATTATATCGCTCAGATGGGTATAGAAATCGATGAGCATGGCTACGCTCACTGTCCGTTACATAACGACTGCAAGACCAAGAGCTTTACCATTGCCGGTCCGAATGGTGGTAACAAATGGAAGTGCTTTGGTTGTGATAAGGGGGGTGATATCTTTAACCTGGCACATGAACTGGAAGGTCTACCCTTAAGTGGTTCTGAATTTGCTACAGTCACCATTCCCACACTTGCCAAACGTTTCGGCATTCCTATTACAGTAAGGGTTCAGGATGATGAAACTCATCAACGTAACAAGCTGTTGGAGTTGTTTAACTTTGTCAAAGATCAGCTTGTTATCGATGATGTAGTTAAATCCTTTGCCGAAGATCGAGCTCTGGATATTACGCTCTTTAAGCGATTGGGTGTAGGACGAATACCCAGTTACCGATCTCTGATGACTCGTTTGAAGAAGCGCTTCAAGCAGGAGATTATCACTCTGTCCAAGATTGATCATCGGGATCTGTTTACCGATCGGATTCTGTTTACCCTGCACAATAGAAATGGCCAGCCAATCGGCTTCGGTGGTCGTTATATCGGTACCGATCCGGAAGCCAAGAAGTATGTGAACAGCTTTAACAACCCGCTCTATAATAAGTCACAATATCTTTACAATCTGCACCTGACCAAAACCGATCAGCCGCTATATGTTGTTGAAGGATACACGGATGTATTGCGGTTGATACAGAATGGTATTAACAATGTGGTTGGTGTTTGTGGCACCGCCGTATCTGATGATCATATCAAGACACTAAAGTCCTTTAAGGAAATCATACTGGTATTGGATGGCGATAAAGCTGGTATCAGCCGGATGGATAAGGTGCGCAAACAGTTACCAAATGCTACCTGTAAGTTGATTCCTATGGATATGGATCCGGATAGTTACATTCGCAACTTTGGTATCGATTACTTTCTGCGTCTGGAAAACCTGGATTCGCTGGCCTGGGAGATTACTACCCATAAGTTCCATCAGAAGCTACATGATGTCGAAGTATTCCTGAACAGGATTGCCGATACATTACCATTCAAACACAAGGAGTATCTGAAGAAACTTGCCCAGTCCAGTGGTGTGGCATTTATCGAGTTGCAAGACAGTTTGAATGCGCTGTTGAACCAACGCAACTGGCGGGTATTGGATCAGCTGTTAAAAAGTAAGAAGCAGATTGCTTCCTTGATTATTCAGATTAAAACCGATTAGGAGGTTGTATGTCCAAAGAGATCGCAACAACCGATGAAATCCTGGCCGAAGAAGAGTTATCTCCGGAGCTGATTGACAAGAAGATCTCCAAGACCAAGGCGCTTCGTAAGCTGATAAACCTGCGCGCTATTGAGCGTCAGGTGAAGGAACAGATTGAGGAGATTCATGACGAAGCGCTGCGTGAATTCCGGGAACTCTTTTCCGGTAACAGAAAGGTCGTGGGTAGGAAGGTTAAGATTCAGGTTGCTTATGGCCCCACCACCTGGAAGTTCTCTAAAGATGTAGAGAAACTCAAGAAGGAACTGAAGGAGCTGCAGAAGAAGGAGAAGGCTGATGGTATTGCCAAGCCCATCCCATCGGATAAAGAACTTCTGAAGGTGGAGATTATTAACCCAACACAGGAGGATTAATCCGTGTCTGTTAAGCCGCTAAATGGTATGCGACTGTTACTTAATAAGTTGAAACGGCGCATACCCAAAGATCTGATTAAGCAGCGTAAGCAGGGTAAAGAACTGCTGGACTATATTGAATGGACAACGGCTGCTGATATCCTGGATGATGTAGCAGTAACCTGGCAGAACTATGTTAAAGACGTTCATGTCGTCGGAGACAAGCTCATCATCATTGGTGGAGTAAAAGTCAAAGACCCGGAAACCGGAGAATGGCTTACCCGTGAGAATGTTGGCATCGAGAAGATATCGACTGAATCCTACGGCGATGTCGCTTCGAATGCCTTTGCCATGATGTTCAAACGCTGTGGCGTTCTGTGGGGTCCAGGCCGAGAGCTGTATAAAGCACCAGACTATGCTCCCCATAAACTTGCCAGCATGGAACAGGTTCGGGAGATTCTGCGGCTTATGGAGGAGGGCAAGATTCCAGCTGAATACCATGATCCGATCATCAAACTGATTAACAGTGGTGAACTGGAAGCATCTCGTGCTCAGGCAGCCATAGCCAAGTTTGGCGGTAATGGTCATAGTGATGGTAATGGTTCTCAAGACGAGCCTGAAAAGAAACCTGCCAGGAAACCCAAAGCCGTCAAAACGTCCAAATCATAAGTCCGAGGGAGGTACCTGGTCGTCTTCCTATGGCGGCCGGGTACCGGTTAATCCTTAAGCGAAGGTAATATCATGATAGTGAAAGCAGTGCTTATCATTCTGTTTTCAACGGTTATCGGATATGTCACGAACTACATTGCCATCCGCATGCTGTTTCGTCCCTGGAAAGCATATCATATTGGTCAGTTCCGGATACCATTCACGCCAGGACTTATACCCAAGGAGAAAGAGCGGCTGGCACAATCCATTGGAGATAGTGTGACATATCTAATGCGCCCCAGTCAATTGCGTACGCACTTGACAAAACCAGGAATACTGGTGCAGATACATGAGGCGGTAGACAAGATGTTTGATGAGTATCCCATTCTGAATCTTCTTCCGGATCGCATCCGTCTGATGATCTTCTATCGCTTCATGATACTTGTATTGGAACGCATCCCGGATCTGGTTAATCGTCTTGATGTTCCTGGTATTGTTTCCAATAGTGTTCGTGAGTTCTCAAATCAGGAACTGGAAGATATGATTGTTTCCATCACAAATCGTGAGTTGCAAGGTATTACCTGGTTTGGTGCGGTGCTGGGATGTCTTATTGGTATTGTTCAAGTCTTAATTATAGGAGTTATGTAGCCATGTTGGTTGCTCAATCTGTTGAACTATACGATACGGATCGTTATTACGCCGGATTGGAAGACGGTGGTATGACTCGTGATGTGGTCAACAAGAAGTATATTGCTCCTGATGATAATGTTAATCTCTACCGTATGTGGATGCGTGTAGCGCGCGCTGCGGCTAGTGTGGAGAAGAATCAGGTAGAGCAGGAGAAAAGGGCTTATGAGTTTCTGGGTATTCTGAAAGACTTTGTCTTTGTTCCCGGTGGTCGCATCCTTCATGGTGCCGGTCGGGAAAGTGCCCGTCGTAAGCCCACGCTTTCCAATTGTTATGTGATCGGTATTCGTTCTCGATTTCGGGAAGATATCGAAGTTCCCGGACCCATTAGTACCTTTATTCGGCTGGTGGCCGATACGCTGTGGGAACCGGAAGACGCACTCGAATACGTGAAACACAAGTTTGCTTCATTGGAGGGAACGTCGGCGATTATTAGCAACGCAATTGCTGAGATAGAAGAAGCGGTCAGAGAACTAAAGGCCTTTAATAATACTAACAGCATTAACCGCCTGATTGATAAGTATACCGAATACCCATCTGATTCCGTAGAAGCGGCTTATGACTGGTTGAAAGAAGCTGCTATGGTGTACCGAACCGGTGGCGGAGTTGGAGTCGATGTAGGCGTGTTTCGTCCCAAAGGGTCTCCGGTAAATGCCACTATCTCTCAGGCGCCCGGTGCCACCTGGTTTATGAACCTGATGTCAGAATCCACCAATACAATCTCCCAAAGCGGGCGACGTGGTGCGCTTATGATTACCATACCGGTATGGCACCCGGATGTGGAAGACTTCATCACCATCAAGAACGATCCGCAGCGCAGCTCGGTAAAGTATGCTAATATATCGGTCAAGGTAACCGATGACTTCATGAGAGCAGTAGAACGAAATGAAGAGTATTCACTTCGCTGGCGGGGTGTCACCTATCGAAAGGTAAACGCCCGGGATCTGTGGATGAAGATCATCGAAAATGCCTGGGCCAGTGCCGAACCCGGTATCATCTTCTGGGATCGTATGACTCAATATCATAATCTGGAGCATCTGGATATTCCACTGCTGGGAGTGAATCCCTGTGCGGAACAACCGTTGGCTGACAGCACGGCCTGTAATCTGGGTGCCATTAATCTGAGTAAGTTTGTTAACGAAGAAGGCGAGTTCAGTTATGAGAGATTTAGACATGTTGTTCGTGTGGCCGTTCGTTTTATGGATAACATTATTGATTACAATGCCCCGAATCATGCAACCGGGGATATCTCGGATTCTGTCTTACGAGATCGCCGGGTTGGCCTTGGCATTATGGGTCTTGCTGACATGCTTATTAAGATGGGCATTCGATACGACACCGAAGAAGCGCTGGAAGTTGTGGAAAAGATAATGCGTATCTATCGGGACGAAGCCTATCTGGCATCGGTGGAACTGGCTAAGGAGCGAGGTCCATTCCCTGCCTATGACTTTGAAAGTTATAAGAAGTCTGGTTTCTACAAATCTCTTCCGGAGCATATCCGGGTTGAAATCATGGCATCTGGTATCCGTAATGGTACATTATTAACTGTTGCTCCCACCGGAACGACGGCAATTGCTGCCATGACCAGCTCCGGTATTGAACCCATCTTTCAGACAAGTTACACGCGAAGGGTAAAGCAGGATGACGGTGTATCCTTCCGGGAGTATAAAGTCTATCATCCACTGATCAAGGATCTCTTCGGTGATGATCAGGACCTGCCGGATTATGTAGTCACCGCCCATCAGATTGATCCGAACTTCCGAGTGCGCATGCAGGCAGTGATCCAGAGGTATGTGGATGCCAGCATATCGTCCACTGTGAACCTACCAGAAGATGCACAACCTGACGACATAGCAGGTATCTATGAGACTGCCTGGAAGGAAGGCTTGAAAGGTATCACTGTGTATCGAGAAGGCAGCCGGGAAGGAATACTTATCAGTGAAAAGAAGACGGCTGAGCAAAGACTGTCTAAGACAGAGAGCTCCGACGACTTCGATGGAACACGCAGACCGACCTCTCGTCCCAAACGTCTCTATGGATATACGGAGAAGATTCGCACCGGTCAGGGTAACATGCTGATCACGATTAACGAAGATCAGGATGGTAATCTGTTTGAAGTCATTGCTCGCCTGGGTAAATCCGGTGGAGATGATGCCGCAACATGTGAGGCGTTGTCCCGAGTCATCAGTATCGCCCTGCGAGCCGGAGTCGACCCCTGGGAAATCGTGGATCAGCTGAAAGATCAGGCCGGTGCTCAACCGGTAATCTATCACTTCGAAGGTTCCGATGTGGGTACTTTTATTAAGTCCACTCCGGATGCCATTGGTCAGGCCCTGGAGTTCTATCTGCGCTCAAAAGAGATAGAAGATGATACTCCACAGTCGCCTACTTCCGGATCGAACGGTAAGGGCAGTAAGTGTCCGGAGTGTGGTTCACCTACCGGATTCATTAATGAAAACGGCTGTGGCCACTGTGTAGACTGTGGTTATTCCAAATGTGGATAAAAGCGTAGACTGTCAGTCTACAGAAAGTGGCCCTATTCACTATTCGGATAGGGCCACTCTTTCTTATCATGTAGGGTAAACATAATAGGAGATATTGTTATGGCCAAGAGTAAGAAAACCACCAGGCGCTCATCTTCCAGAGAGGAAGAAACCGCTCAAGCGACCGAATCTCTAATCTATGAGGACAAATGGATTCGTATTACAGCGGATGCACTACAGTACACGTTGACTGATAAACGCTGTAATCAGAACTGGTACTTCAGCCGTATTGAATCACTGGCTACCAGTCTGATAGACATGCTGGTAAAAGAAGAGCAGCGCCGTCTGAAAGAGTTCATTATTAACCTGGATGATGTAAAGAACCATGCCCTGATGGTATTGAGTTCACTTAAACTTGGAGACAACGATGGCTATCGAAAAGCTAATTGATCGTAATGTATTAAAGCTGTTGTCGGGTAAGGATCTGACCGTTTCTTTCGATAATAGTGGTAGAATGTCCACTGACAACGTCAAGATATATCTTCCTGCCGAAATGGAGACCAGTTCCAGTGCCAATGCAATTCGAGGTGCGCTGGACCATGAAACAGCACATGTGAAATGGTCGGACTGGGATATACTGGGAGAGATCTCGCCCCGTCTGAAGGGATGTCTGAACCTGCTGGAAGATCTTCGCATTGATCATATGCGCCGTCTGGAAGGAAAGGGTTATCAGATCAATAATGAAAGTCTGACGAGATGGATTGCTGAGCGGATTAGGACGAAGATCTATGAAGGGGAAAAGGTTCTACGGGAGGACTTATTAGCTGCCTTCCAATTGCTGGAAGATATTGCCGGCTATGAGAATCCGTTTCGGGACAAGATGAATGAAAAGGCCTATCAAATGGCCGAAGTTGCCCAACCCCTGGCACTAGAAGCAATCCAAAAAGAGAATACCCAGGAGGTTCTTCCCCTGGCAATTGAATTGGATCGTCTATGGTATGGCGCACCAGAAGAGGAAGAAAAGGTCGAGGGACCGGGTTCTGATGGAAGCCCGGGTGATAACAAGGAATCAGGTGATGGTAGTGATAAGCAGAAGGACAAACAGGCCGCTCCCGATTCTGACCAGGATAACGGCGAAAACGGAGGCAATCAGAATGAAGATCAAGATCAAGATTCAAAAGATGAAGGTAAAGTTAAAGTGGAAGTTAAAGTAGGAAAGTCCGGCGAGAACGATAGTAGCTCCGATGGAAATGATGATGGTTCTGAAGATAGTGCTTCGTCTTCAGAAACAGATGATGCTTCAGGGGATGAGTCGTCTGGTAGCGAAGACGGTTCCGATGACTCTGGCGGTGATTCCGGAGAAGATTCCGCAGCAGCAACTCCAGATTCCAGTGAGGGTGAGCCACTTGTTCACGATGGTTCCAACGAGTTGAAGGACTCGGAAATGGATGCAACTTCCTATGATGCACTTCCGGGAGGCGGTGTTGGTGCCACATCAATTGGTATTCTGGTAGATGATTCGGATGGTCTATTATTCGAGTATATGGAGCCGCCGGTTAGGGATGTTATGGACGGGTATAGTGGGTCTGTTTATACCTGTGAAACATCCAGGGATGTTGAAGTCTATGCCCCGGATGATGGCTTTGCCCATAGTGAATATAATGCTGTAAAATCCGAGGTATCCAACCTGATTAATGGTCTTAAGCAGGACTTTCTGTCTTCCGTTTATACTGAGACCAGAGCACGTTTTCAGCGTAAGCTCTACTCCGGTAAAGTTGATTCTCGTAGTCTGGCTTCCATTAACGTGGACCCACGGGTGTTTAAACGCCGGGCTAACAAACGTGATCTGGACACAGTATTAAGTTACCTGGTCGATCTATCAGGATCTATGGCCGGAGAAAAGGAGAAACTGGCTCGTGCCAGCGCTATCCTGCTTTCAGAGGTAACCGATCGGTTGGATATTCCTTTTGAAGTGCTGGGATTTACTTCTACGGGTAGAGAGGTTGGAAATAGGTTTGTGACCCGTCAGGAAGGTGTGCTCCATGTAATCTATAAAGACTTCAATGAATCCTATCGACGAGTCCGTCATCGGCTGGGTAGGTTGAAGGTCGACCCGTTACATGGAGTTGATAGATATGGTTGTAACAACTGTGACGGGGAGGCCGTTCTGTGGGCATCTCGCCGATTATATGCCCGTCCGGAAAAGCGCAAGATCCTTATTGTTCTTTCTGATGGCGAGCCAGCGATACACAGTAAGAGTATACGATTGCTGGAGACTCACCTGAAACAGATGATTCAGCTGGCTCGTGTTTCCGGAATTGAAGTCTATGCGATCGGTCTGGTATATGATCCCAGCCAGTTCTACGGTAAAGAATACACTGTTGTTATGAAGAATACAAGCCAGTTCACCATCCAGTTCTTTAAGTCATTCACATCTATTTTACGTAAAGGTATTGGAGGTCGAAAGTGAAGGATATTCAATCATTATTGGGTAGTGATGTCTTTGTGTTTGATGAATTCCGTGAAGGGGATACCAAAGGTATCGGTAAAGCTACCATATTGAAGCCCTGGGAGTTAACGCTCCCGGAAGCATCTGAAGAAGAGATCCCCTTTGTAAAGAATCCCGTATATGAGACAGCACTGGATTTAATCCGTAATGGCCATACGGCGCTCTTCTCCGGTCCGGCCGGTTGTGGAAAGAGCTATAATATAAAGATGGCAACGTTGGCTGTCGGATATGGATTCTATCGGATTAATATGAACGGTCATTCAACCGATGAATCACTCATCGGTCAGATGCGCATTAAACCGGATGAAGAAACTAAACAACCGGTTATGTACCATGCCACCGGTATTCTGGAGAAAGCCATGCTGCACGGTCTGGATGATGATGGTAACGTCATCGGTCCACCGGCTGTTCTGGTCATAGATGAAATCGATGCCGCACCACCGGAAACGCTCTTCGTTCTGCAACGGGTTCTGGAACCCGAAAAGACACTGGTTATCGATATCGATGGCGGTCGTGAAGTGAAAGCCCATCCGGGTTTTATCGTTATGGCCACGGCCAATACAATCGGTACCGGAGACTATCTGGGTGGTTATGTGGGAACCAATCAGGTGAACTTTGCTACCCGGGATCGCTTCGATTATCTGGTTAAAGTTGACTATAACTACGATACCGAGAAGCAGATCCTGAAGAAGATTCTGATTGATGAGCTGGAAATGGAGAAGTCAGAGGCCAATGATCTGATCAAGTATATTCAGAAGCTGACCAAGGATATTCGTAAGGCCAATGAAGACGGCACCATTTCCTTTCCTATGTCCGTGCGACGACTGGTTGCCTGGGCTCGTGGTATTCGAGTATTCGGCGATCCGGGTAAGGCATTTATCTATTCAATCCTGAACTATATGGAACCCGATCAACAGAACTCAGTGCGCGAGCTGTTTCAGCGGATATTTGGATACGAGCCGGAAAAGGCACCCGCCAGTTAACCTGAATAGAGATGGAGAGTCGCTATGCGTGATGTTGGAGAATTGCTTGCTTCATTCTTCCGTGGGCGCGGATCGCAGATCCAGGCCCGCCTGCGGATGTATAATGGTCGTTCTTACGTCGATCTGCGCGATTGGATCATGAAGAATGGTGAATGGATTAAGACCAACCGGGGATTCATGATCCCGGTGGACCGTTTCAGGGAGTTCATTCGGTTCCTGAATAAGATTGCTACCATTCTTGATATTCACAACAAACAGGAGGCTTGATATGCCTGCATTACTGAATGTTATTCTGGATAATGACAAGACCCTGGACATCTTCTATCCGGGTAATAACAGCAAGAAGATCGCTGAGATTGTAGATAAGGTGTCGGAGTATTTCGATAAGCAGAAAGGCGCACCCAAGGTGAAGGAGTATGTATATCATGAGATTCCGGAAGATGCAGAGCTGGTATGTCGTAACTGCGGATCCGTCCATATTGCTGATATCAGTAAACTACAAGCTGAAAAGAAGATCCGTGTTATGGCCGGTGTCGCTCCCGATGCACACTGCTATGAACGCATAAAGTATTACAGGGAGTTGGCCGGATTGACTCGAACTGATGTGGCAAAACGTCTACGTATATCTGAAGCCACTATGGCCAAGTGGGAGAAAGGCGGTCGTATGCCAACTCTATCGAATCTAATTGATATTGCCAAAGTTCTGGGTGTCAAACCAGCCGATCTGGTGCCCAATGTTGTGCTGGAGAATGATCTGCCCGAACCGGAAGAGGAGGATAAAGAGAAGTCTTCTCCCGATATACTCGATGAAGCGTCATGGGTAACTGTCTTTGATGAGTTGAACGATGATGAGTCCGAGACCATCGAAGACATTAAAGAAAAGGTACCCTTTTAATCCGGAGCCGCATGGATATGTGCGGCCCCGTTTAATAAGTTGGAGGTATATTATGACCACGGTTAAAATCGACCTGGAACACTTTCTTGACTGGTATACTGATGATCCGGAGCGCTCTACTGAAATTACGATAACCGCTCTTCGATATGGAATGGATTCGATTGTTTCTCGTGTACGAACGCTGGATCGTCTTCTGGCGGAAGTAGGGGGCTACCTGCCTGATCATCTGGTGATTAACTGGTTGGAGCTGCCCCTGACAGATCGACAGCTTGAGAAAGAATACATCAGTACCTTTACACTTCTGGAAGAACAGCGCAACTGGAAAGTAGAATGGGTCGTTGATGAGCAAGATGATCATGATACTCAAGATAACCAACCGACAGTGCACATTGATGCCGGCGAGTTTGTGGAATGGTTTATTGATGAGAAAGACCTGGCCTTTGGTTATGCCCACCAGGCTTTTATGTACGGACGACCGCCCATTCAGGAAGCCTATAAAACGCTGAGAGATCTGTTTGATAGTACTGGCTACATTCCCCGTTATTTGATTCTAAACTGGAATGAATTGCCCATGCCGGAAGGTGTTACTTCAGCTGATGAATTCAGAGAAGAAGTCGTTACTGACGAAATGATGAACTGGAAGATTAGCTGGGTATTTGATAGTGAGTCCGATACAAAGCGGCTCGTCGGTGTTCAATTTATTGATGCCGAAGGTAACTACCTTCTGGAAGGTGATTGTGAGAATCTTCCTTATGTTCCGTCCTGGGTAGTATTCCCACCTGATGAAGTTGGTGATATTCTGAAGTTGCTTGCCGAGCGTGAAACGTATGATGTGCGGGTCCTTCCGATCTACGAAGGGGATATCGAACGATACGAGGTAGGTCACTTCACTGAGTACTTCTAAATAGGAGAGATAGTAATGGAATGGTGGATAGAGTCTAATGATGTCATGAAGGTTAAGTTTGACCATTCTGAAGCAAAAGGAATGATTGGAATACAGAAAGAGTTATATGGCATATCTATTTATGTAGATGGGTTTGACTCCTCTATTGCTATGATAGATCTGTATTATCGTTCACCGGTTGGATTAGAAGATATACCACCGGGCCAACGCAACACTGTTCGTCTGGTCGTCGAGAATCCGGTAAACATGGAACCGATTGCCTATGTGATATTCAATCCGGAAGAGAAGACGCTCCGAATTGAACTGGATGATCGATGGCAGAAAGACGGTAGTACCGGTCGGGCCTTTCACTTAAAACTGGAAGAATAGAGATGATCTTCATTGGTATTATAAAAGCCATAAGAGCCCGCCGCGGTGCCTGGCAGAAAGTGGTTCTACATGTTACGGAAACTGGTCCCAGTCAAAAGGATCTCGAAGAGACGGATCAGATCTGGGATATGGTTGGTGAGTTTATGGCCAGCGTCGGTGATAAGGTTATCGTTGAAGGTGAATTAAAGAACGTGCGTTCTTATGGCTATCAAATACACGCCCGTAAAGTAAAGATGCTCTCCGGATTTACTGATACTGAAGAGCAATTGCATCAGTTCCTGGTCAAACATGTGAGTGGTGTCGGCCCTAAAATGGCCGACGCTCTTATCAATGAATATGGAGTAGAAGATCTGATTCGTCTGCTGGATAGTTGCAGTCCACGTATTATTGAAGATATACCAGGCATCGGTATTAAAACGGCTGAACAGATATGGGAGACCTGGACCCGGGAACGCTTCAAATGGGATCCCTGGAAGTATCTGACCCGTATCGGTATCCGGGATCTGAATCATATTCGTAAGATCATCGGTCAATACGGTCGGGATACGGAGAAGATCGTATCTAAATATCCATACCGATTGCTGGAAGTGGAAGGACTATCCTTTCGTACTGTTGATGCCATAGCCATTAAAGCGGGTGTTGATCCACTGTCTCCAATTCGTATCATGTCCGCTATTGTATACGCTCTCAATCGTCAGAGTGATTTCGGTCATACCTACTATGAAAAAGAGCAGCTGAAGGGGATAGTGGAATATCTACTGGATATGGATGAACTGGATGATGAATTGTATGACAGATGTCTGTTTCGATTGGAGCGTAGTGAGCGGATTGTTACTGAAGCTGATAAGGTCTTTTCAGCTCGTATATACATGGTGGAGAAGTCTGTTGCGAGTGTGATGATTGAGCTAAAGTATGGTAATACGATAGTTATTGATGATAAGTCGGTTGATGACTTTATCAAGCTCTACCAAACCAGGCATGAGATGGAGTTTACCAAAACACAGCAGCGGGCCATATACCGGGCTGCCAATACAGGTGTAATGGTTTTAACCGGTGGTCCCGGAACCGGTAAGACCTTTACTGTTGGTGCCATGGTAGAGCTGTTTCGTAGTTACGGAAACGATGTTGTATTGTGTTCGTCGACCGGTCGCAGTGCGCGGCGTATAAAAGAGTCAACCGGGTATGAAGCGCACACTATTCATCGTCTGCTGAAGGTAATTCCCAACGGTAAAGGTGGGACTATGTTTGAACATGATGATCGTAATCCACTGGATGGTGATGTCTTTATTGTGGATGAAGTTTCCATGGTCGATCTGGAGCTGATGCATCACCTGCTAAAAGCTATACCGGTTGGCAAGAAACTGATTATGATAGGTGATAAGGATCAGCTTCCCAGTATTGGTCTTGGTAGTGTACTGAATGATTGCATTGGGTCTGGCCGCATACCGGTAGTTGAACTACAAACAGTATTCCGTCAGAGTGAGACCAGTGACATTGTAATTAATGCCAATAAGGTCAATATGGGTAAGATTGATATCGTTGAAGGTGGTAAGGACTTCTGGTGGGTAAAGGATGTGGATGAAGATATGATCCTTAAAGTCATTACCGAGCGTATACCCAAACGATTTGGTATTCCTATGGAAGACATTAAGGTTATTACTCCCTATCGTCGGGAATATGCGGAAGTAAATGTAAAGCAGCTAAACCGACGATTGCAGGAGATAGCCAATCCGGAAAAGGAGATTGAAGTTAAGAACTATGATGGTACGATTATCCGGAAACCCAACGGTATAGTTTATAAGGGCGTTACCTTTCGTGTGGGTGATCCGGTTATGCAGATGGAGAATGACTATGTGAAGCTGATCTTTAATGGCGATATCGGAACTATTGTCAGTGTGGATCAGGATGAAGACGGTCGTTGTGCGCTGTTGGTTGATTTCGGCGATGATCGTGGAATTAGATCATATATTGATTCTGATATTGACCACCTGGAGCTGGCCTATGCCATGACCGTACATAAGAGTCAGGGAAGTGAATATCCGGCAGTGGTGATCATACTTCCCGAATTGACCGAAAAGACCAGTGGTATGCTAAAGCGTAATATGCTTTATACTGCTATTACCAGAGCACAGAAACTCTGCGTACTGTTTGCATCTGAGGCAAGCTTTCGGAAGTGTGTGAATGATGATTCATATGATAAGCGGATGACCATGCTTGCCAGATGGTTAGTAGACACCGACAGTAAAGTAACCAGAGGTCGTCGGCGTACTTCAAAAGTAGCTTAAATGGAGGTTGTTATAATGTCCAGAGACAAACCCCGAATTGTTAGACGTGGTGAAGGGGATCTGAATGTGGTCTATCGACCGCTTCGTTTTGCTGAATTATACGGTCCGACTCGAAAGGCTGCTGTTCAGTTCTATAACTGGCTGCGACAGTTCGATCGGACTCTGACCAAGCACAGCTTTCTTATCTCCGGTGAATCCGGTGCCGGTAAAACTACCCTGGCACTGATTATATCTCTGGCACTGAATTGCGAGGATCCCCAGCCTAACCCCAGAACCGGTGATGAAGTAGAACCGTGTCTGAAGTGTGGCAGCTGCCAGCGGATCCTGCGTGGTGCTATGAATGCATCTGATGATTCTCCGGTGAAGTTCTATAACTCGCCATCAATCGATAAAGACCGGATTCGCTGGATTGTGGATAATGAGATCAAAGGTCCGCGACCCATCTTCGGTGCCAGAGCGGTTGTCACTGTATTCGACGAAGCACATGGATTGACCTGGGAGCAACGTCAGCCGTTGTTAACTACGCTGGAGATGTTGCCATCCTACTCGTATGTCTTCTTTCTGACTTCCCGGCCGGAGAAGTTCAGAAAACTGAAAGATGGTGAAGATAACTCGCTGTATTCCCGGATCGGAGTGGTGGATCTGGTACCCTGGTCTGATAAACAGATATTTGAACTGCTGAAAGACGTGGCCATAACGGAACATTCCCTGGAACGCTGTCCGGAAATAGAAGATAGTGCCCTGCGCTATCTGGCTCATATTGGTACCGGTAATCCGCGTACTTCTATTTCGGCACTGGATGTGGTAATCAATGGCGTGGACAGAGATGTTCCGATGATTACGCTGAAAGATGTTAAGCAGTTCTATCCTGGTGCATCCGATCCGGATATTGAAAGTACAGCTGAGGAGATGCGAGACGTATTTCGGGCCTTTTATAATAATAACCTGGAAGTGGCATTGAAACGTCTGGAAGAGATGGAGAAGAAGCGCTTCAAGCCGGATGATATCAAATACTCCCTTAACAAGTTCCTGCGCAATAGAGTCTATCAGTATGCTCGCGAAGGGAATCATTCCCGGCTGGAGGAGTTCTCCCGTAAGCTTCAGGCCTTCTCTTCAGCTGCTTTTGCCAGAGATGGTGAAGAGTTCTCCAATCTGGTAACAGGTGTTATTCAGGCATTAACAATTAGAAGTTGAGGTCAGATATGGATCTGAATGATCTTCCCAAGGTTAAACTTCCCAGAGTGATGTATAAGTCTCTGCCGCTGAAAGATGGTAGTAGGGTTGACCTTAATATTGAGAATGAGTTCTTCTATGATGATGAAGATGGTACGTGGTATGTCGTCTGTCGGTGTGATTATGGTGGTCGTACTCTGACTGGTCGAACTGTACTGGATAATAATATACTGGAGGATCTGAAGTCCGGTGTTGTTAGCATTGATGAATACTGTCAGTCGGAGCGGTTTAATGCGGTAATTGTCGGCCTGTCCGAGATCATATTAGGTGCGGTTGATGATCTGGATGTAAAGCATCTTACCACGAAAGAAGTAAAGGATGCTCGTACCATAGAAGCCTATACACCGCAGGCTATTGCCCAGAAGTCCCGGTCTGTAGGGCGAGACATTGCCCGAATCATACTGGAGTCTGCTTTCGGGAAGGGTAAACGCCTGAGTAAGGTACCGAAAGAGTATCGGATTACTCCACCAAAGGCAATTGTTCCGGATGATGTTATCGTATCGACGGTGCTGCGGTATATTGCTGAGGGATCACCGGCCGTGGCCCTGGTAGGCCCTACCGGGGTAGGGAAGAGTTACACGGCTCAGCATATCGGTGCCCTGTTGAATCTGAAAGGGTATGCCGTCATGCGTATTGATGCCAATGCCAGAACCGAAGGGGATCGACTCTTCGATCGGGATGACTTCAACGAGAAGGGTACCTTTATTCTGGAAGGAACCCTGACTACCTTTGCCCGCCGAACCAAAAAGCTGGGCCTGAAAGCGCTGGTTATCATAGAAGAATACAATGCCTTTGATGATGCCACTCGTCGGGAGTTCTATCAGCTGTTTAATGATGAAGAGCGCTACTATACGATTCAGTCCAGTAAAGATCAGAAGGTTCTGGATCGAGTAGACTTCCATCATGTTCAGTTCTTACTAACAGGTAATCCGGTAACCAGTGAGAAGTATCTGGTTGACGACTTGAAGCGCTTTAGCAATGCCGAAGCCCGTCGTATAGTCATGGTCTATCAGGATTACTCCCAGGATCCCAGGTACATCCGTAGAGTTCTGATGGCCATTATCCGCAAGAAACCCATCTACGAAGAGATCAAAAAGGAAGTTGCCGATATCGATGAGATTATTGATCTGAATATGGGTGTGCGCTGTTTTCGGGAATTGAACAGACCCAATGGTGACGGTTATCGACTGGGTTTCGATTTCGGTTACACTTCGGTTGCGAACTGGTTATGGACACTGGCAGTATACGGGTATACTGAGGAAGCCTGGATTCGTGCCACCGCAGATCACATACTGAATCCCATTCCTGACGTCCAGGTTCGGGAAGATGTCGTACATCGTCTGGAGAGTGTTTTCGGTGTCCATCTTCCCGGCTATTTGATCTATCGGGATTCCTGATACTGATGGTCACGGGACCGGTATCCCGTGACTGTCAGTCTACACCAAAGCGATTCATTCACTCCCTGAAGTCTTTGTCAGCTATTATATTGAGGGCGTTATGTTAGATTACTTGGCCAGACATTACATTCATAACGTACTGGGTTTTGGCGCAGTGGAAATCATTGATGCGCCTGAAGCAGCGGTTCTGATAAAGGATGGTCAGCTGCTCAGAATCGACGGTCGTTATCAGATGAAACTGCCCGTATCCGAAGAGAGTTTCCTGCAGGTGTTCGGTAAAGGTGCGGATCAATTGTCGATCCAGCAAAAAGCAATGCTGTTGTTCGGGTTGATCTATCATGAGATAGGCCACCTGATCTCCGGCGAGCCGTTGACAACTTCTCGTGGTTTCCATGTGATCTATAATATCATTAATGATGCCAATGAGAATACTATTCTGCCGGCCTACTGGCTGGGTAGTATACACTATCTTCAGATGGTTAATGATCTGATGTTTCACCGGGTACCGGATCTGGGTGAATTGCCGGAGAATGATTCTCTGTCTCTGTTAAAGAAGCTCCTGACAGCAATGACTGTCTACCGACCCTGCGTATGTTTTAAATACGATGGTGAAGTAGCGTATAGCTTTCCGGTCGGACATCCGCTTTCTGATATCTGGTTTAAAGTCAAGCAGCAACTTCGACGTGCTCGTAAGGAATACAGTCTGGATGAAGTGGAAATGGAACGTATACGATTGGAGATCATCAATGAGACAATTCAGGTAATGAAGGAGTGGTGGAAGGATGACGGTCATGAAGATGAAACCGGTCTGTCGTTAGAAGAAGCGCTGGAGAAGCTACATCCGGAAGTACAACCTCAGGCCTTTCTTGCTTCCGGTAGTGGTGATTCGGATCTGAGTGATATGATTCAGATACCCGAGGATGTGGGAAAGGACATCGATAAACTCATTCGGGATGTAGCCAGAACAATAGCAGAAGAGCAACTATCCGAGAGATCGCTGGAAGACTATCTTCAGGAGGCCGATGAAAAGAGCAGTCGTGGGCACGGAACCGGTTCCGTTCGCCCTTCTGTTGCTTCGGAACCCTGGCCGGTTGATACTCGCGTGGCCCATGAGCTGCGTAATAAGATGCGTCGTATTACGTTTGTACGACGCCATGACCGTCGTCACGCAGAAGTAACGGGAAACAAACTCCATCCGGCCAACTTCTATCAGATAAAGACCAATCCGGAAGCGCCCCGTATCTTCCGTGCCCGAACGCGTATTAGAGAAGCGCCGGTTTTAACTGAGTTCTACTTTATGATGGATCGATCCGGATCCATGCGAGGTGACCGAGAAGATGTATGTCGTGATATCATGGCAACATTCTATGAAGCTCTGCGTCTGGATCGACAGGTTCGTCTTAATATAGCTGGTTTTGATACGGAGGTCTATGAAGTTGACATAACTAATAATGCCCAGTACGTGTTGAGACAGATCGCCGGCTACTTAAAGTCCGGCGGCGGTACGGATTACCCAAAAGCCATGCGCCATGCGCTGGGTGTTCTGGAAAGAAGCTCTGCTGAAAAGAAGGTGCTGGTTATGCTGACTGATGGGGATTTGAAAAGTAATGCATATGATCCATTTCTGCTGTATCATTATGCAAAGTTGCGTGGGATTCATGTTATAACTATTAAGCTGGGCTCGCCCATCGGCACTGACTTCCCCTTTTGTGATCAGCAAATCGCCCTGTATGATGTTCGAGAGCTTCCCAATTTAATGGCACAAATCAGTCTTCGAGAGGTGTAGTTGAAGTGGCTACTTTTGCTCAGGCGTATCACTATATGACCAGCTGTCCCTTACAACAGAAGGATGAGAATCCGATTCCCGTCAGCCCACTGGCGGAATGGTTTATGGAATATACTCTGGATATATTCATGGATATGTTCCGGACCGACGGGGATTATGTTCAGGTCAGCGCGGCCTTTGATGAACGCCTGAACCAGGTGGAGAAGACCCGACCGATCTATGATAAACGGCTGAAGATACGTCTGTTTCAGCAGGCTGCGGTGAACACATCTCTCTTTGTTAAGGAACGTATTCAAACGCCATTTAAACCGATCGGTAGTTTTAAGGGCGGCTCGATGGAAGCTGTCGTACATCTGAGCCGATTAAAACCTAACAACACACTGGAACTTATCTGGTTCGTTTTTGAACCGGTTCTGCCGGCACTGGATGTTCAGAACATCTATGCTTTCTATGTTAACTGGAACGCCCGGGCATTCGAGCTGGCATTTGGTGTGCGTCCGTATCGACTGACGTTATACTTTCCCCTGATAGGGGATAGTATACCATACATATATAATACCACCAACGGCATGGATGTGGTAGCGGAGCATATCGAGCGTGAGGTATTCTATGCAAATCCTGAGCTGGAGCGCTGCTCTGCCTGCCGCGCCTGTCCAGAATACTTGAGGATGCAATGGTGAAAGATGCCTGGGAATTCATCTTCAACGAACTTCAAAAAGAGGATCCACTGACGGTGCTCTTTTTCGTGATGCATTATTACTATGGACGATCAATGAAGGATCTGTCTGCCATATTTGGTATCCGCGCAGATATCATCTCCAAGATGCTATCCCGGGTTCAGGAGAATATCCGCCGGGCTTATGAGGCTGAACAGAATGAGATGATACTGGAAGATGAGGAAATGGCAAACTATCCGGAAGATCTGTCCATAACCGAAATGATTAACTAGAGGAAGAATCATTATGGCTGATGCTGCCTGGAAAAGGCTGGAAAGAGAACTGGGAAAGCGAGATGGTTCCGGTCGCACACCACTATCAGGCGGAAACTCCAAACACACAAGAGCCGATACGCTGTCGGATGTATTCTTCAATGAAGCCAAATACACCTCCGATAAACGTTCTCCTTTCTATCCCATCTGGAGAGAATGCAGTAAAATGAAAGGAGGTGGTTTTCGGATTCGGTTCCGCGGTATGGATATGACTGTATTCCGTACCAGCAAGAAGGAATTGAATATCGAAGAAGTAGATATTGAAGATCATAAGCGCTGGAAGCTGTGGAGTGTTTGGGGCTTCTTTATGAACACTATCATTCCCCGCGCCAAGGCGGAGCGGAAGATCCCTGTTCTATCTATCAAATTCAAAGGTCAGCGTGGGGAAGTAATGCTCTGTAGAACCACGGACTTTCCCAGAGTACGAGATACGTACTGGTGGTATTCAACCAAGCAAACCAGAGGAGATTCGTCAAATGGCGAGAGTAGAAAAGGTTAATCCTTACCGGAGGTTGCTCAATCGTCTTTATGAGCCCATGCGTCCGGATATGGAATTGAATAACATGGAGCAGAGTGAAGAATTGGATAATGCTCGTGATTTAACCCCAGAACAGGAGACTGCTTATGAGAAGAAGAAAAGCAAGTCCCGAAGGCGAAAAGCCAAAAGCATTCACCGTAATGCTGAGCGACCTAAGAAAGATACCGGGACTTCCGTTGAGTCCGAAGAAGATCAGGGAAGCGATCCCGGATCGGATAAAACCACTCCGGAAGTAGAAGGAGAAGGAGATGGGTCTGAGTGACAATACGAGTCGGACGATTGTCGATTTTGGTAGAGCCATGGATCTTACAGCACATCTTAATTGGTCTATCTATACGCTGGACAATAATACCGGCAATCATGGTGATATTCTTATTGGACCGGGTAGTAGAACCAGTTATCATGGCTACACATTTAATGAAGCAATATTCGATGATATAATCGATGGACGTGAAGAAGCACTTCGTGCTGCTGTTGATAGCGATGAGTTTATCATTTGATAAGGAGATTGATTGGTATGGGTGGTAAGAAGAAGAAACCGGCAAAGATGGGCCATCAGAGAAGCAGTAACCCTGTAATATATGGACCCACCTTTAGTGCAACCTTTAAAGAAGTAATTGCACTGATCAATGATGATCGGGAAGCAATTGTGGTTCTTGATGATAAGGGGACTCGTGCCATCGTGGATGCGCACTGGGTCATGAAGAACTCCCGTACCGGCAAGCTAGAACCGATCCGGATGGCCTGTCCGATAGTGTACGATGCCAATCGTCGCAGTGAAGCCATCAGGAAGTATCAACATTATCAACAAAGTCATAAGGAGGAAGTAGATGGTAATGCCTGAAGTACTGTTTAAGCGCGTACATCCGGCGGCAAAACTGCCAACTCGAGCGCACATGACGGATGCTGGCTATGATCTATATTCAATCGACCATATAATCATCGGACCTGGTGAGCGTGCTATGGTACGAACTGGTTTGCAAATGGCCATGCCGGGACCGGTTAGTATGTTTGCCGGTGAATATCCCCACTGGGAAGACAGTGAGACCAGTCCTGCAGCAGCTCTCATCGGGTTTGACTTCCCTCAGGTGTTTCATGTCTGTTGGGAAGCCCAGATTCGACCGCGATCCGGAAGTGCATTCAAGCGTGGTCTGACGGTAATCAATACTCCGGGTACAATTGATTCTGGATACCGGGGTGATATTAATGTGCTGCTAGTCAATCTGGATGGCGAATCGATTGAAATACGTCCCGGTGATAAGATTGCCCAGATGGTTTTCAATCTGGTAGTTCATCCACAGCTGAAAGTGGTTGATGAGCTGCCAGAATCGGATCGGGGTGAGAAAGGATTTGGAAGTACTGGAGGAGTATGATGGATAGTTTGCTGGCTTATAATCGAGATGAAGATGTGGATACCGAGCAGGTACCGTTCGCCTTTGCCGGTATGGCAGGTAAGCAGGTAAATCGTAACCCATTCCGGCGACTTCGCAGAGATCCCTATGTTCTGAAGAGTGGTGCCATGTTCTTTATCAGTGAGCGACCGGCCCGGGAATTCGGTGAATGGATGGAAACGTTTGTTACCAATCTGAGTAATCAATATGCATCCATCCCGTATGACGATCGGGTTCGTAAGATATATGCCAAGCATTATCGTCGCGATGGCATGACGGATCTGGGCATGGTTCTGCACTACTGGACCCACCGTTATCAGGGATTGGAGTTTACTCTGCTGGATCTGAAGTCAGCGGATTTACGGATAGGTTTCGTCTATGGCAAAGATGCACCGGTCAATATAGTCGAATTGCTATCTTATGCCTATGAATCCATTCCCAACCATCATCCGCTGAAGAAACGCTTTCTGGCTTTCTTAACCAATAAGCCCGACAATAACGGGTAAGGGGAAATGAGATGTTATACATAATCGGGTATCTTGTACTGTCATTGATAACTATAGCTGTGCTGAATACTGTCTCTGAACTGGCAGGTTTCTTAACCTTTTATGTTGGTCAGGCTATCCTGCTGCTGACTATGCGGATGCCGGAATGGTATCGAAACCACGTACCTGGAGAGTGATATCGACCTGCTTATCCTTCAGCTGTATACGCTGCTGGAACTCTTCATAATAGTTGTCGACTGGCAGGTTGATAATAACCTGATGATTGATAACATGATAATCATGGCGCAGTCTTCGCCTGAGTATGACGGAGATGCGCTTTGTAAGATCGGCAATGGAGTTGAACTCTTCACGTCTTTGTTGAGGTTTTCTGGTGCCAATGCGGCCCCATTGACGAATAAGCAGAAGAGTTCCGAATAGGGAGAGCTGAACGTCCATCCGGTAGAACTTGTAGTTATTGCGCTGTATATTAATACATTCCAGGTACATATCTTTAATATAATGGATGTTCAGATCTAATTCAAGTATAAGTTGCACAATTACGATACTTATCGGAGGTTTCATGTTCGACGTTAAGGAAGTGGTTATTGACGATCCCGAGTTGATAAGCGCTTCTTTCGGGATAGTAAATCAGCATCTTGAAATCATATTCATGAGCAATAATAAGCAGATTGGTCGATTGTGGTTTGAAGATGACCAACTGCATTTCGAAGGCAGGGTAGGGGATAGTGCCCGACAGTTCTTTGATTTAATGCTCAAGCCGATTGCTGACGCCTATATTCAGGACCGGCTGAGCAAGAAACAATAGGAGGTAATTATGATGAGTCAGAAGTTGGAGGATCTACTCAAGCAGAAGAATCCAGAAGAGATATGGGTTTGCAGTGTGTGCGGGAGCTTGGAAGTGCAATCGGTAGTATGGGCGGAAATCAATACTGGTAAGATTACTGAAGACTATCCCGATGAAGATGATTGGTGCCCGGATTGTTGTATGGAAGTAACTGCTATTACGCTTGATGAGTGGGATGACAAGTATTCAGAATGACTTGACTGAATAACTTAATCAAAACATTGAAGAGGTTTATTATGTGGACTGAACAGCTAGAAGAACATATTCGTAACAGTGAACCAAATGAACTGCTTGTATGCGAGTGGTGTGGTAGTGCCGGAGTTGAAGTACTGGCATGGGTTAACGCCAATACCTGGGAGTATGTTGGTGATGGTCCAAATGAAAAGGCCTGGTGTCCTAAATGTGAAGAAGAAGTCTATTTAACCACATTGGATAAGTGGCAAGCCAGAATGGAGGAAGACGATGAAGAATAGGTTAGATGAAATCATGGGAGTAAAGATCCCTGTATTAGATGAGGGATTTGTCCGGGTGGTGGATTACATGGGAGATGATGCGGCCATTGTGCAGGCTGCCCGGGTATCCTATGGTAAAGGAACAAAGACCATTCGGGATGACGAGAGTCTGATTCGCTATCTCATGCGTCACGAACATACCAGTCCGTTTGAGATGTGCGAGATTAAGCTACACGTAAAAGTGCCCATGTATATCTGGCGACAATGGATTCGGCACCGTACGGCCAGTGTCAATGAGGTTAGTGGACGCTATTCAATTATAGAAGATGTGGTTCAGAAGACGCAACCCGGACAGTGGCGTACACAATCGAAAACCAATAAGCAAGGTAGTAGTGATTACCTGCCGGGTGATATTGGTATGCGGTTGTCAGAAGCGGAGTTTGAGCTACACGAACACGCACGGGCTATTTATGAAGAGCGGCTGAAAGAAGGTGTGGCCCGGGAACAGGCACGTAAAGACCTGCCGCTATCGACTTATACGGAAGCCTACTGGAAGATCGACCTGCGCAACCTGCTTCATTTCCTGAAGCTGCGTATGGATGAGCACGCCCAGTATGAAATCCGTGAATATGCCAATGTTATTGGATGGAGCATTGTGGAGCGCTGGGTACCGATCACCTGGAAAGCGTTCACTGATTACTATCTCCGCACCATTAAGCTTTCCAAGCCTGAGCTGGATATTATTCAGGATCTCAACCAGGGCAGCCTGTGGTCGGCTACCAAGTGGCCGGTACTCAATGGCCTGATCTATGTTGATGATTACGGTCAGGTGAAGTTCACCGGCGAGTTCCGGGAGCTGCTGGATAAGCTGTTGGAGTTAGGATACTCACCGGAACTGGTTGAAGACTTTAAGAATGGTGCGGAGACGGAAGCACTTTATCACTATGAGAGGATCAGGAGAGATGAAGTCGAAGAAGTACGGTAAAGCACGAGTTCGTATCTCCGAGGAAGCCATGAGCGAGATTCTGAAGACCCTGTTTGTCCCGGAGGAATACCGGGACAGGGTCGAAGTCTCACGTATCTTTGATTCGCCTGAGTGGGCGGGCTACTCCCTGGTATTAAGAGAGCCGGTTGAAGAAACAGAACCGAAGTGGTTGCCGCTAACACCGGAAGGTCAAGAGATACCTTTCATCACAATTACACTGAATGGGCTGGAGTTAATTGCCATGGAGGAGCCGTTCAATGACTTTATCAAACGTCGTGTAGAAGAGATCCAGGATGAACTGCATTTATAAGGAATGTGTTGATGAAAGTTGCTATTAGAAATGGTCTGATAGTAGATGTTACACATCTGAAATATGAAAGCATTGGTATTGTTGCTTTCCATGAGTCAAATCCGGGGGTGTTATACCCAATAGAATCTCTGGAGGATAAAGAGTTGTTACAGGAAATACTGGATCGTTTCGGTCAGGATGGTATAACTCCATGTCTGGATCTAATTGAAGATACGGGCTTGTCCGACCCGGCAGAATTGGAAGGAGTGGAGATTAGTTATCGCCAGGCTGGTAATCGTCTGGTGATACGTCTGGCACGCTCGGACTGGTTCTTTCCGAAGTATGTTACCATGCCACTTGCTGAACTGCCGGCCAATCCAGCCTTCTATGATGGCTGGGAACTGGAACATCGCATACGGGCCTTTTTAAAGCGTAATCTCCGGTAGCCGTTAGGTCTAAACGTTAATCTATTCTTGATAACCCGGTATCCGTTTCGTATATTGGGTTCCACTTTTCTGAAATGACGGAGGTTATGCGTATGGATCGTGCCAGACAGATCCGCATTGAAGCGGATTATGTTGCCTCGTTAACGACGAACGGCCGTTATGCGCACCACAAAGCAAATCTGATTCAATTAGTATATAACTATACATATCTTGGTGAGTTTGACTGCGCATGTTGTGCATTAGAACGGCTGGATCGTTTCATTAGAACAGGAGTAGATTGTGGACAGCCTGAAGATTGCTTGCGTCGGAAATCGGATGGTTCCGGCTGGTATACAGCATGCTCTGGAAGACATTGCCGCAGGGCTGGTTGAGGAAGGATACATTATCGCCACGGGAAATGCAGATGGCTCTGATGCCGCCTTTGCTCGTGGCGGTAATCGTGTCGATCCAACACGTGTACATTTGTTCCTACCATGGCCGGAGTACAACAAACATCTTATCCATCCTTCTAATGTAGTCTCTGTTTTAAGCCCTTCAGATCTGGAGGAGTTTCGACCTGTAGTAGAGAGAATACATCCAGCTCCGGAACGACTGAAGGAGTCTCATATCCGACTGCATGCTCGTAACATATTGATTCTGCGTAATGCGCGTGCCTGTCTGTGTTATCAGGCCAGACGCAGCGGTGGTACTCAGTTTGGAATTGACTACGCACGATCGGTTGGTATTCCGGTTCTTAACCTGTATGATCCGGTGGTGTTAGAACGGGTCTTACGGAGACTTAAACTGCGTTAGGATGTACTACCCAATTATTAATATAACATATCTTATGTAAACTTGGGGGTATAAATCAAGTCCCCTGCCTTGATATTAACGTTTGACGGAGGTTGGATGATAATGGAACAGATTGTATACGGATCCCCACGTCATCAAAGGGCTATGACCATTGTTGAAGCTATTAAAGATCTGAAGTTGCCGGAGATAAAAGATGTCTATATAGATGACTGGGATGATTATGGTACTTTCTATTTACTTGCCGAACTGGATCTGAATGAGTTTCTGTTTCCTACAACAAAGAACTTCAATCTGAATCGAGTATCCAGGAAGATAAGGCAGCTGATTAATAACCACTCCTGGGCTAAATGCTACGGTGTCTATCATCCGGAGCGACGCTATCGTTATGTCGATCAGTACACCAGGGAATTCGATGGTTATGAGCGCAGCCTTACCTGGATTCATGTTTATATCTATCCGGAATAAGGTACCATTGATTAATAAACTATAAACCATGGAGGTTTTTACTATGCTGACAGCCATAAAAGATCGAGAACTTGCTACTGTACTGGCAGCGCTACGTCTATTCCAGGAGGTATTACAGGAAAACCCCGATCGGATTCAGGGAATGGATCACTTCCAGTTTGGACATGCTCCACTGGATTTGAATGAGATCGATCAGCTATGTGAACAGATTAACAAACAAGTTGCATATGATGGCGATACATTTGGTGTGATACAGGGCGTATTGCAGCGATATTATAACGGAGAGATTGAAGATCAGGAAGCCATCCATGAAATGGCCAAGCTCCCACCGGAAGAGTTGGCAGAGTTCATACTGGATGCCTTTAATAGTGGCTGGATTACGCCCTTTAATATGGGTTTTAATGATTAATAAACCATGGAGGTATTATTATGGAAGACATTATTAAACTGTCCATTGAGCTTAAAGGAAAGAGTACTCATGTTCGCAAGGCACTGGATAAGTTCCTGCATGCCTGGGCAGAAGCGACCAGCGAAGAACTGGACGATCCGGTGCTGGAAACCATTCTAATTATCCCCGAGCATACTTACGATGATTACGTTTACTTTCTGACACGGGGTTGCCGCTATATCATGGAAATGAACCGAACAAGGTACGAACATAGTTCCTGGGAGGAACTGGCTTCGGCAAGTGTTGACTTATATGGAGTAGAAGCAAAGGATCTGAATATGAGTCGTATCCGTATCTTTATTAAGTATCTGCCAGAGAAGCTGGAAGAGTATCAAAAGAAGCTACAGTCCTGCAGCAAATCCTATGATAAGATATTGGATTTGCTGGATAAGTTTGCTGTTCCGACAAATCAGGAGGATAGTTAAGCATGAATACCTTTGAAATCAGAACCCCGGTTTATGAGATTGAAGTCATGTTTGGTGGTAGTCTGCTGGAGGAGAAAAGCCTGGATGCTGTTGTTTACTTTCATGATGAAGGACGTGTCTTTAAAGGCACGCTCCGTCCTGCGGAATCGGCAACGATAACAAACTCCGGATTCTACTTCAGCTTTGATGTTATTTACGTTCATTTCTACTTCACAAATACTATGACACTACACATGGTGTGTGGGGATTCAAACCATAAGTCCATTGTGTTTGAAGGTGATTTAACAGAGGAGGAAGATTAATGACCTATTATCCGTTGCGAATGGTGGCCGCCCGCTTTGCGGGCGACATATCGGTTATGGATCCGGAAACCGGAGACGAGGTAGAGCTGGTCGTTTTTAAGGATCCCATATCAGGTGGTATGTTTGCGATTGATTTCACTTACCTGGATCAGATAGAACCGGACTCTATCCCCTCTCCTTTTGATCCCACGGTACGGCTGATCTTGAATGAAGAAGATTATGAGTATGTCCGGAATGTTGATTCGTAATTATGGAGGACTGACTATGTTTAAACGTACGAAGCGACTATCATTTGATCAGGTCTGCGATATCCTGATACAGTGTTCAGCCGTTATTGTTGATGATGACGCCGTCGTTTATCCGGTCATTGAAGACGATGATGGCGTTCCCAGTGAGATTATCCTACACTGGAATGATGCAGCTGAAGGATTGGAGTGGGAAGTGTGTCTTGAGTATTGTGGTCCTCGTCCGGCCGTCGATGAAGACGGCAATATCTATATGCAGGCAATGGATGGTAATGAAGTTAAACTCACCCCGCTCTACAGCTTGACGGACTTAAAACGATACGGATTGGAGGTGCAAGATGCCATATATAGTCGAATTGAAGTCTGAAGAATACGGCACAGAGATCTTTGAGTATGATAGTCTTGAAGAAGCACAACAGGGTTATGAACGTCTGCAAAAGCAGATCGCTCGTGCCTATCGTGAAGATGGTATCGAGCGCTATCTATCTTCTCCCGTCTTCATAGAAGAAATGGAAGAAGAAGTCTATTAATCATTCCCAAAACACAGGAGGTGCACGTCATGGAAGTAACCCTTAAGATCAATGTCCGCGATGAGCGGGATGTTGAACTGGCCATGATTAAAGCCATATCACTCATCCGTAATCGGTCGGTTCATAGTCGGGACTATGTTCCTTCCGGTTATCTGGAAGTAAAGGTTAGAGAGGAAGATAGAAAGAGCTATCGACCTCCATTTTAATTGATGCCCCGGTTCCCATGCCCGGGGCTTTTTACTCTTGACAGTATTAACGGTACTGATTAATTTAGCATCCAAAACGGGTACCATATGAAACTACTTACCATAGACAGATTGATAGATGAATTGTTGTATGGACTGGAACCCCACCGGGTTTCCGAGTATGTGCAGCTGATGAGAGAGTGGTTTATATCGGAAGGTGTTAATCCGGATGATTACGTGACCCTTTATTCGTATGCGGTAAAGCATCCAAAGACATTTGGTATAGAAGGTGAACCGGATATACCGCGCACAGCGGATACGATCATTAAGTTAGTGTACTTCCTGGAGAATGGTCGACACGTATTTGCCCCATCTGAGGATCTGACAATTGCCCTGCTGAATACTAACTTCCTGAACCTGTCGCCACGTGACCTGAACCTGCCAGCTCGCTGTATATATCTTCTGGTACCGGAGCGTTCTTTCATATTTCCCTATCCTGCTTCCGGTGAAGAAGATTGGCTGGAAGGCGTGATTATCTATTTGACTTCAGATGTACTGAGCCTGACCTTTATTTCAGAAGCTCGCATTGGAGAGCAGGACTTCTTCTTTGCCACCGATGGATTGACTATCCGTTTTAGTGATGAAGATAGAAAGCATCTGTTTAAAGACCTGTGGCCCGGTATTCGTGCCGCTCTGGTCGATGATGAGCGTAAAATAGATATACTGGCTCTGGTCATTAACTTCATTCTCTTCTATACTCTATTCCCTAACCTGGCACAATCACTGGTAGATGAAGAATACATTGAACTCCATAAACGCCTTAGTCAGGTACGCAGTGAAGCCAAGCGGCGCAAATTGCAATCTCGCCTGGAGCGTACATCCCCATCACATATTCGACATCTGAAACCAAACAAACGCTATGTGTGGAAGCTGGCAGCTGATACAAAACAGCGTCAGAAGTCCCAGGCACTTAATTCTGCTTCCGGACGACGGGCAATGCGACTGCACATTGTCACCGGCCACTTCCGCAATCAGCCGTACGGTCCGCGACATTCACTGCGAAAGATCATCTGGATTGAGCCCTTCTGGCGCGGTAAACAACCGGTTGATTCCGACAATATCATTGTTGTCAGATAAAATGGTAACAAGTTACACTTGACTGATGATGATTTGATGCGTATATTGCATCAAACAAACATCAGGAGGACACCATGCGTACGACTATTAATGTCTCTGATTATGTGGGACGAGAAGTTGAAAAGCGAGTTAGTAGCATACGTTCCCGTCCGCAGATAATCCAGGATGCCCTGGAAGCCTATTTTGATCTATTCGAAACTACTCGACAGCGTCTGAAAGGACTCTTAACCATGCCGGAGGCGATGGTTATCCTGGATACAGTCAATGGCTGGATGGTGAGGCCTGCCAGCCATGCCACGTTACTGCCCTATTCAATCAGCGATGCAGCTCGTTATGAAAACGTTGGTCAGCGCTTCTTTTCAAAAGACAGTTATAAGGAAGACCTGGAACGGTTGATCGATAAGCTTAATGAACTATCACCTTTTCAATTATGGGTGATCGTCTCGCTGTTTCAGGACTTCTGGGAACGGAATCCGGCAACCATAGACGACCAGCAGACCTTTGAAGAACGTCTACGTAATGAGCTGTATCCATTAATTCAATAAGGAGTGAACAATGAGTATCTTTAAAGGACTTGAACTCAGTAATGCACATATGACACAGAAAGATAACGAGCAATTGATATACATCCTGAACAACCTACCCTTTTACGTGCTGCCCTTCTGGGTCGCGCAATATGAATACGGGTATGTTCTTCCCGTTGATAGCGATCCTACCGAGCTGGAGAACTCTATTCGGCAGCTGAAGAAGGCCGGGTTCAGTGACGCCTTTTGCAATGTACTGCGCTATGCCCAGAAGCACGAGTGTAGATGGATTAACTTTGATCGTGATGCTCCGGTTGTAGATGAGCTGCAGACATTTGACTGGTAAGAGAGGTTTGACCATGATTATCCACCTGAAAGGAGATTATCAGAGCCGGGAAGTGTGGCTCAACGGCGAGCCACTCTCCCCTACCCCATCTCAGAAGCTGATCAATCATTCCCCGGACGGATTTGCCTGGGGTTATGGAGGAAGCGGACCGGCTCAACTGGCCCTGGCTATTCTGTTATCCCGTCTCACCGAATCGGAAGCAGTGGAAATGTATCAGGAATTCAAGTGGCAGGTTGTTGCCCGTCTACCCCGGTCTGACTTTGATGTGAAGATTGATCTGAATACCTTCCGGATTATTGAAGATTAACCACTACAACTTTGACATAACTCTTCTGGAACCAAAAACCAGAGGAGTTATGTTATGCTTTGGGATGATTATCTAGTCGTCATTCTCTTCTCCATCGTCTACGGATGGGTAGAGATGCGTATCTATCAGCGCGGTTTTCGCACTCAACGAACCATCTTCAACCACTTTGGCATCTATCATGTTGGTATGCTGGCCCTGTTTATCCTGGCAGCCTATCCACTGGTTAAGCTATTACCCCTGATGATCATGATTGAAGATGCCGCCTTCTTCTATTTCCACCCCGATAAGGAGCTGACTAAGAAGTCCTGGGTCAACTGGAAACTGGGTGGATTTAAACTCTGGGGACAGTGGATACCAACGATATATGTTCTGTTATTCGTTCTCTATATTGTATTGGAGATCATATTCTGATAAATCGTTTGGTGAACTGTGACATATCTATGTTGTGACGTCTTCTCCAATAAACCGCGAGTGGCGCCAGCGTCACTTGGGTGAAGCCTGATGGTCGTTCCAGCCACCCACTTCCTGAGGCGGGTGGCTGCTATTTTAACAATATGGAAGGAATCAGAAGATGCTAACTTCAAAGGATATTCAATACGGAAGACGGCCGAAGAAAGCCAAGGGTACAAACCGCCCTATTAAACCAGCAGGCAACGCGCCCAGGAAACCGATTAAGAAAACAAAGTGAGGTCCCTATGAGACTCTTAATTGATGTGGATGGTGTTTTACGAAACATCTATCAGCAACTGATCTGGATTTATAAGAGTGAATTTGATCCCGTAGCCAATATCTCCGTCGAAGATATTAAAGAGTGGGATATATCTCCGGTCTTTCCAAAGGTTACTGATCCGAAAGAGACATTCTTCAGACGGTTTGCCAGAGAAGTATTCCTTTTTGCTCCGCCCTATCCGGAAGCTCCCCAGGTTATGCGTCAGCTGAGTAAAGATCATCACATCCATATCGTTACCAACCAGTACCCGGGTAACGAACATTATACGATTGAATGGTTGATAAAGTGGGGTATTCCCTATCACAGTATCACCTTTACCAGTGAAAAACAGTACATTGAAGGTGATATCATTCTGGATGATAATCTGGGACACATCCGTCGTGTCGTTGAGAAAAAGGAACCTTGTGTCGATCTGGCAGTATTAATGGAGCGACCCTGGAGCACCGGATACAATGGACTAATTGTCCGTAACATGGAAGAGTTTGGTAACTTTGTTTACCATCTCGTCAAGATAGAGGACTTATATATGGAGGACTTATATAATGGAAGTGAAGATCGCTCGTTTTGAGCTATACCCGGAGGATGATCCCACCGGATATGCTGTGGGTTTTCATATCACTCTGAAGAATGGACGGTCGTTCTATGTAGATACAATTGTCTCTCTGGAAAATGCACAGGGCAAAAGTGATAATGAGATTGCCGCTCTGGCATGGGCCACCCTGGAAGAGATAATTGATGCTAATGTAAAGCGGCTGAATAGAAAGTCTTCTCTGATTGGTAATAAATGGAGACCGCCCAAGAATAAGAAGTGATATTAAACACCCCTGGCCAGCCGCTTCATGACCAGGGGAACCCAAAACACAGGAGGTAATCCGGAGATGACCTCCCACGTCTGTATAAATATACGAAATGCACCATCTTTGGTCAAGTGGAAATGTAGACTACCAGTCTACACCTAACCAATCCATTCACTCCCTAAATGGATTCTCACTTTATATATTGTGACCGGAACTGATGAAAGTAAGGAGATGAAGTTTATGCGAGACTGGAAAGCATTAAGTGATGAAGAGTTTCAGAAGGCACTCCAGGAACGATCTGTTCAGGAAGGACTGGAGATTATGGAAAACCTGGGATTTAAGAACATCCCGCTCGGTCAGGCCACCAATGTTACACCAGTAGACAACTGGCGTGAAGTAGGACTTGCCTGCCGATTTGAACACTGTATCCTGCAGATGCCGGAGCCGTTGGTATTGAGTACTGCTAACGGACCGGTAAACCTGTTTAATACTCACCATGCCCTGGCTGCCACAGTGTGCCCCAACTTTGGTCGCGTATGTCCAGGTGGTGTGTTACAGGTTTTGCAGTGTTTCGGTGTTCCGGAAAAGGAAGAACCAGCTGACGGTGAAGTGACAGAGGAACAGACCGAATCTGCCACTTCAGACGGCTGATAGAGTGTGATACCTCACCTCCTGTGATAGGGTTACACAGTCGGTCCGTCTGCCAGGTCGGACCGGCTCTATTTTGGAGGACGAATCTATGATGAATGTACAGATTATTACGGATAATGATCTGGATGGTATTGTAGCTGCACTGGTCATCGAATATGCTCTTAAACTAAAAGGCAACTATAACATAGGTATTCGTTATACTCATCACAGCACTCTGTTACGCATGCTGGAGAATATGGATCCGGATCACATTGACTGGCTCATCTTAACTGATCTGGCTCCAGACAACGCGCACTTGCTAAAGCGTTTCCCATGCCGCATTACTGTGATCGATCACCATTTAGGTAGTGTGCATCGTTTGGCGGATCAACCGTATGTTGAAAGGTTTCTCAATACTTCAGGCCAACATTGTGCTGCGTCATTGGCACTTCTGTATGCCAAAGAGCACATCCTTGGATCTGCACACCCCAACTATACGGACCTGTCAGTATTCAATCGACTGGTGGAAATTACCCGAGACTGGGACTTATGGATACTTAAAATACCGGAGTCGCGCATTCTGGCATTAGCAGCTGATGTGATGGATCCACGGATCATACACTCGGAGTTAAAGCGGTATCTGGATTTAGAATCAAGACAGGAATTCCAGATTACCTGGATCAACCGGACCATCTATCAGGCGTACGCTATCGCACTAAAAGAGATTGAAGAGTCTGAAGAGCTGGCAATTCGAACACAAACTCACCTGATGTTAAACTGGAACGGCATGGTATGCAACTTTATCACAGCTGTCTGTTTTGGATATGCCAGTATGGTGGCCGACTTCCTGAACCGCTCTAACGGTGGTGATAATGTTATTCTGTTGCTGGATCTAAAGACCCGTCGCTTCAGCCTGCGAACAGACCGTAGTGATATTGATGTCAGTCAGATTGCCAAACGGTTCGGCGGCGGCGGTCATCCAAAAGCAGCAGGATTTGAACATGAGATTGCCTTTAATTCATTGTTCAAAGACATGGGTCGCTTTGGTGAAATCATTGCCAATCAACTCAATCAACCTTTGGAGATCCATCATGAAACAGTTTCTAGAGTTCATTAATCCCTTTGTTCATCTTCAATCTCTGTTTCTGTATCTGATCATTACACCCATACTGGGCTTCATCCTGGAAGCCAGATTGGGTTTGGATAATACAAAGTCAATCCCTCTGGCCATATTGTTAGCATTTATACTGGGCATAATCAATGATCGTATACTGGACGATCCTATATATGATGATAGGATTGTGGTAGATGCCAGGAAGCGCAATGATCTGTGGGATCTGACGGTATACTTCCCATTTGATGAAGAGCGTCATGAGACCGGGATTAGTACAGAGAGACTGATTACCAAACTACACTGGATAAAGTATCAGTATGGTTCACGAGTATATATCCCTCCCCACCTGGAACGGTTACTATCCGATTAACCTGCCCTCCCCATAATAACAAGAGCCCCCCTTATCTAAAGGGGGCTCTCTTTTTTAATACCTGGAACAAGTCGGCGCTCGACTACAGCCCAAAGAAGCCCGGTATGATTAGTTTATAGTTGGGAGCATAACTGAATACCTTGTCACTTATGTACTCCAGTGTACCAGCACCTGAGGAAGAACGCCTCTCAGCAATAATATGTCCGTCTGATCCATTGGTCGTCTTCCATGGCGGAGTCAGATGAATGGCCGCATTCCGGTAGGT